ACCAAAGTGTTTATTTAGTAAAACTTGGTCTTCTTTATTAGGATATAACCTAAAATTGTATGCTTTGTTTAGTTTCATAAGTGCAAATATAAAAATAATAATTTAATTAACCAAATAGATTTTCATCTTATTAGGTGTTCTGAATTTTAATCAGATATAGGACGTCCCCCGAATTAAGTAGGTTGTTTTATCATAGCATTTCTGCATACGTGATACCAATTAGTTAATATCAAAATAGCTCATCAAATAGCCCTCAGGTGTAGTTATTACCCTCTTAGCCTCATCTTTTGGAGACAATGTATGTATAGCCGCAGACCATCTCTTAGACTTCTTACAACATATCTCGTATCTCTGGTAACTCTTTGTAACTGGTCCGCCAAAAGTCTCTGTTGTAAATAAGTTCTCATCATACCCATTAGTCTGCTTATCCTCTTTTAGTAGAATCTTTTTAAGGTATGTTTTAAGCCTCTTCTCTGACTTCTTGAACATTCGGTAGGCTGTAGAGAGTTTAACTAAAGATTGCACACTATTACGCCTTACATCAATATCATCAAAGAACTCTATAAAATTAGCTTGTTCCTCCTTAGATAGTTCATTATAAGCTCCACCTTGAAGGAATGCTGCCAGTTTACTTTCTTTTCTTTCTTTTAGTTGGTAGAGTACAGGTTCAATTATAAACTCCATTCTCTTGTGTAGCTCTGGGTGTTCTTTTTCTTTTACAAGCCCCCTACACATGATGATATGATAAATTCTAGTCCAGTCCTCTTCTTTCTTAAACCCAGCCTTCTCTAAATCCTCTGAAACTATCTGTAAGTCTGGCGTGTTGTATACTGAAAGATCACACTCTGGAAATTTACTTATTATATACTTCTCATACTCGTAATAAAGTGTGGCTAAGAATTTCATACTCTCTATTGGTGAAGCGATGTTAACTATATCCGAACAAAGCTCTACAATCTCTTCATTACTCCAATCTCTATCTCTACCTATTCTATGTTTTTGGTTGTATTCAGATAAGTGACACCCCATGAGCAGACTTTCCAGATTCTTTAATAACCCTAGATTTAAATAGAAGTCCATAGGTTTAGGTAAGTAGTAAGTAAGTTTAAGTTTTCTGTCTATATCATCAAATAACTTCCTCTTTCTAAATACCTTATCATCAATCTTGTCTATCTTATGTAATTCCAGCTGTTCTTTGATTAGTAAGTATAAGTCCTCTCCGTAACTACATAATCTATCTTCATCATACCCAGACTCCCAACTTTCATCTTGACATGCTTTTAGAATCTCTTTACTTGAGTGTGGGTTTATTCTCTTGTTAATTAGGGTGTATACGGTTATTGGCAGTTCTCTATCATCTTCCAGCTCCCCATTTAGTTTACGTAGGTAGAAGGATGCTAGGTTAAGGTTCATAATAGCTGAAATTGACTCTAACCTATCTACATAATCCTCCCAAACCTCTGTGTCCTTAAGGTAGCCGTCAAAGTCAAGTAAAGCTCCAAGTCTAAGGTTATCACAGAAGGTATTCCAAGCAGTATCTGAGAATGTTAAATCTGCCTTCTTCTTGAGCATTACAGTATAGAAAGAGTCAAGCATACAGTACTTACCTAAAATTGAAGATGGGATAGAGGCAAACTTGTTGTTATTACTCTTCTTCATCAACCTCTCAAACTCCTCTTCTTCTCCGTACTTAGCATAGATTTCTTTTCTCGCTTCTTCATTACCTTTGAATACTTCTGGGAGCTTGTCTAATAGGTAATCAAAATCATCATCCCAAGAAGCTACTCCAAGACCTTTCATTGCTGTATATTTTAGGGAGTATCGTTTAAGGTTGTTTCCCTCTAGTATATTAAGTACAGCTGAGTCATGGAAGTTATAGTATTTTTTAAAGAGGAGATAAGTTGCTCTACATTCGAACCCTACGTTATATGTGTAAATTCTATCTTCTGTCTTATCTAAAAATTCCTTGTATCGATTTAAAAAGTAGTCATAATAATCCGTACCCTCAATAAATTCCATATCATAGTAGGCTGCAAATCCATTCTCACAAGCAATACCTACTCCCATTATCTTCACATCCGGCTCATTTACTAGAATACCTGAAGTTTCGTAGTCTAATCCAAATTTAAGGTCTGATAATGAAAGGAAGTAATCAAAACTCTTATCTATTGTCTCCTTATCCCTAACAATTCTCGTATGGTTTAACTGTGGTGGGTTTTCATTGACAAACTTAGGATTATAAAGAAAGTCTACTATGCTGTTGTATTTAAAGTCTAATTTCTCGTAATCCACTCTATACCAAGGTCTCCCATTTTTCTTACTTACTCCAGAAGACAGTTTACCATTAATATACTCTCTCTTGAATCTCTGTATATCATTAGCGTATCCATCAAAGGTAGCCTTATTAACGAAGTGTGACTCCCTCTCTCCTCTAAGGTAAGTAAATTTAAGTATAGCTCCATTATTTAGAACAAGATAAGGCATTTTCATGATATCCCCTATGTGTTCATTTCTAGGACCTAAGTGAGTGTTTTGGACTTTTGTAACATAATCATAAGCTTTCTTTTCTATCACGAGGTATCTTTGACCCGGAACGTAAACTATTTCAGCAGGATCGGTTGTATCTTTAATGACTTTTACAGTTACATTTTGGATACTCGTTCCCCCTAATCTAGGTACGTCCTCTTCGTGAATGATAATAGTTGGTTGCATGTATTGATTGATTTAAATTATTATTCTGTTTATAGGGTAGTGATTGGGTATGATCCAGAAATAGCAACTCCACCACTCGGAAGTCTCTCTACACTGTATACCTGGTTATCTAAACTTACTAAACTCTCATCTTCCTCCCCTAAAAAGTCTAGTAGTTTGTTTAATTGTTCCTGCTCTACTACATACCGGTATTTACTCTCTCCGTTGAGCTTGGCTGGAACTTCTGCTAAATCTGAATACTCTAGGATCACCTTAACTTCAAAGCTCTCTCTATTTTCTTCAGGTACTTTCTCTAATATTGTCTTAATTAACGCTCTCACAATTCTCCTTTATAAAATGTTTAACTCTAAGGTATGGGGTTGGTAAATTGTAAATAGTAAGCCAAAATTCCCCATCATACGCTTCCATTACAGTATTATCTCTAAGTCTTATAAAAAGTGAATTAGGGTAAATGATATAAGAAGCAAGTCCATCCTCACTATCTAATTTCTCGCTATAAGTCAGTACTCCTTTTTCGGGTAAATATTCATCATCAGTACTAACCTCTAAATTCTCACCTTTAAGCCTTAGTTTATAATAGCTGCCATCAAAATCTAAGCAGTCTGTGTTTTTAAAGTAAGCGTTAATATATAATCTATCTAGTATCTCCATCTTGATTATCCTCCTGCGTATTTGTTAATGTCTATTTTTGTTTCTGTGAGCTTGATAAGAATAAACTCCATATTTCCCCCTTCTCTAGCGTACTTTTCTATGTTTAACGACACTACTCTTGCATCATTGACTCCTAAGTACTGAAATAGAGCGTCTTGTACTAGTTTATTCATATTATCTAAGTCTCTTCTTCCGCTACCTTGTTTAAGAACGTACTCTATATGTAAATGGTATAGCGGTATCTTTTTCATCTCTTCTATTATGCTTTCATCTTGTGAGTTTAACTGAGCTATGATCCTGTCTTTGAAATCTTTAGCTGCTGGCGCCATATACCTACCTCCTCCTTTTCTTGGCATGTAAATACTGTTAACGGAAGGTATAGTGGCATCTTTAAACTCTAGAAGCACTGTTAATCCTTTCTTCATCTTTAATATTTTGGTGATTTGGTGTTTTGATTTAGTTATGTTTAAAATGGCAATTGATCTAAGTTTTGTTCTTCAGCAGGTTGTTCCGCCACTAAGTTAACAAACGCCTCCTTAGCTGCCTCTTTATCTGAGAACCCATCCTTTTCCCCTAAATTAAAGCTTTGAGAGTCCTGTACAATATACTCATAACTCTTCTGCCATTCTGTAGGTTCAATAGGGTTAGCTGAAATAGAGTCGTACCTAGTTGGGTTTATTTCTACGTGGTTTAGTGAAGAGGAGATCTGGTAGGGAACTTTATCCATCTTACCCCTCCTATTCTTTACTACTGCTATATATCCTGTATTGTATGCTGATTTAGGCGCTTTACCAATAGTTATCTGCATGTCTAGGATTTGTTGCTTTCTTGATGACTCGGCTAGACCTTGTAGTGGAATATAGTCATTATCATAGAAAGTAATTTTAGGTTGAGATAGGATAAAAACAAGCTTACCTCCCCCTGCTCTTGATAGTTTAGTTAATTCATCATATAGAACTCCCCCTGCATCATACATACTCTCAGCTCCAGTTGCAATATTCGTATCGTAATCCACCACCAGCATATCAAAGTCATCAATTCTAGCCATAAAGTAGTTAACAAGTTCCTCTGCCTGTAACGTTTGGGAAGGGACACATGTGAACTTAAACTTACCACCTAGAATCTCAGTTGTCTTATCTATGTAGTGTTTAGGGTTATTATATACATCACCTACTGGAACATGCAAGGCTTGGGCGGACATACGAATAAGGAAATCAGACGCTACTAAGTCTCCAGCTGCTACATACATTACTCTCTTACCTGCCTTACAAGCTTCTATACTCTCTGACATGGCGAATAGTGATTTACCTGAGTTGTGTACGATTGCTCCATTAGCTAAGGCGAAGTTATGACAATCATGATCTACCTCTAAGTCATAAACCGGAACTGTGAAGTCTAATTTTTCCAGGCTCTTCTCAATTACTCTAATAAATGTTTTGGATAGTGCGTCTTCTATTGAGTCTTGCATAGTTAAATCTTCTGCTGCCATCCATCCGTCCATCTTAGTTAGGAATTTGTGGTCTCTTGTACATTTAATCATAGAGCCGTCTTCAAAGGTAAGTTTAATGAGTTCATCTACTTCCTTGCTAATAAAAACATCCTTAACCTCAGTAACTATAAACTCTCCCTCATGAAAAGAATCTACCTTAAATGACTCTCCTTCTCTAATTCGTTTATGTAGGTCTCTGAAGTTTATATTTCCCTTATCTGTCCTAACTTCAACAAACTCGGCGAAACAACCTGGCTTACCGGATACACAAACTAGCTGGGCATTAAGGTATTCTCCAACCGGGCTACACTCATTAATCATCTTTATAGAACTTTTGATACCCGAGCTGTTTAGTGGATCTTCATCTCTCCCCGCTGCTTCTTCAAATGAGTCTATCCTAATGGTTTGTGAGAATTGGTCTTTATAGTCAGTGTTTCTAATAAAGTTTAGCCTCTCTGTTGTATCTGCTATTTCATTAGACTTTAGGATTATCTCATTCTCACATATCTTTCTAAACGTATTTCTATATTGTGCGATGTCCGATGCGGGTAGATTCTTAAACTCCATTATCTTCCCTATAACTTTATCCATGGCTTTAGGGTTCATCTCAGGAAGATTATTCACTAAGAGATGCTCATTTAAGTTAATCGCATCGTTATCTCGCACAAGTTTAGTAAGAGTGACTTCAAGGGTATTCTCTCCCAATCCGCTTCTTGTAAGGTAATCTAAAAAGTGATTTATGTTTGTCTTAGCTTCATGTGTTAAGTACCCGTTAAATAAGGCATAACACACACTAAGTTCAAGTCGTTCGTTCTCCATAATTAATTGTTGTGTTTATCGAAGTATCTGTTATTTAAAACCTCATCATAGTAGTCTAAGTTAGGGTCAAAGTATTTATTTGCTATTTTCGCTATAAACTCGATTCCCCTTTGAAACACTACAGTCTTAAAGTATATATGTCTACCATTACTCTTATCTATCCAAGTAGACTGAATGCTTCTAAAATACCCTGCATCAACATATTTTTGGTAAGGGTCATTATTTAACATTAGAATTTTATGGTATCTTAGAAAAGCGAACATCTTATTACGACCGAGCCCTTTTATATTTACATTCTTAGCAACCTCATTCATAGTAAAAGTATCCGTGCTATCCGCTACAATGTCATAGAACTCAGCTTTAGGTTTCATTGCTTCATTCTCTAACTCTAAAGGCTTCACATACTGCTTCTCATATTCTAGTAGAGCGTACAGTACTTGGTTCTCATCTCCAGCTGAATTCAAAATATCTAATTGGAGCTGATTCTTAAGAGGTAATGCGGGTTGCTGAGTGTTTATTAATTGTTTAGCTAATCTCTCACACTCTATGAAATATCTTCTTGCTTGTTTTCCTTTTTCATTACCTTCGACCATTGCAAGTTCTTTAGCCATATCTATTGTTAGGGCATATTCCTTTAGTGGTCGGCCTCCGTTGGGGTTATTGATAAAATTGTCAAAAACCTCAAAGTCCTGATTTTCAACGAATCCATACTTGTCAATTCTATTTTTAATCCAGTTTGCAAATTCTTGTTTACTTTCTAAAAATTTGTGAAGTTCTCTAGCGGATACTACTTGGTTTCCACTTTCATTTGTTGTAATTTTAATAAGCTCGTTCATAATGTAATTTTTGTATTTTAATATTCCAATTTTCTCAAGTTCTTTATCTTTTCTTCTTCAAATTCCGTCCCCAAATATAAGTCTAAGCTATTCTGTGTAATTTTTATCTTTACTCCATCTACTATAAGGTAAACCGCCTCTCCATAAGGTAACTCTGGGAAAAGATGATTAATACCACACCAGACAGGATGACCAGGAAGTATGTTTACGTGAACCTCTTTAGTCTCTCCTCTCTTTTTATAACCTTCTACTAACTCAAACAAAGCCCTCTTACATCTAACAGCTCTTATCTCATCGTCTATTTCTGCTAGTTGTTTAGTTACAGCCCTCTTTTTAAATTCAAGGTTGCTTATTTGCTCTATGTACTGGTTTTCTTTCATATCATAAGTCTTTTAATTTCAACTACTTTAGACAACTTGTAATACTCTTTTATCATCTGTATTTGGTGTCTCAGCTTCTTAGAGTAAATAGGTATATCTTTCTTAAACTCTAGGCAGTAAATATTAACCTCCTTCTCCCTACTCCTTCCAATAGCCTGTAGAATATGATTAGGAGCTTTCTCTTCCAGCATTAAAAATATACTCTTGATGTTAGGGAAGTCTATGGAGTTATAACCAGAGCGTGTCCCAAAGAATATATCTACCTTATCATCTCTAACTAAATCTTTTGCCTCATTCATACTTAACTTTTCTCCATTGTAAGTATAACCTGAAGAAGAGAGTATGAGTATGTTTAGTGATTTATCTAGTTTAGGTGTGAGGTTTTCTATGACTTGTGTTCGGTTAATGGGTATAAATGTAGTTCCCTTTCGATACTTAACCATGAACTTGTTGAACTCTCTAATAAATTCAGGGTTGTCATAGAGATTATCTTTTACATAATTTAGGTTTATCACAGAGTTCTTACCGGTTTCCTCTATAACTATTTCTAAATCAGACTGGTATCTCTCTATGTGCATGGTTTTATGGCTAGGAGTTAAATGTACTGTAGCATAACCAAAGTATTTCACCAAGTTCTGATTTTTAATGTTGTAGTATTCGTTTGAAGTAGGGGTTAGTCTCTCTGTTCCGGATTTATTAGAAGTAGCTGAGAATCCATACATAAACTCTCTCCCCAGTAAGGTTGTATCTAAATGGAAGCACATCATATCGTTAAGACTCTGCTCCACCTCATCAAATAGAATAACCTTTACTTTCTTTAGCCAATCTATGTTATCCTCATTTTTAGATTGTTCACTCCTCCAAAATCCCTTAGCGTTTATAAAATTCACATACAAGTTTGGATTAAAGTAACCTGGATCTTCTAACTTAAATTTACTACATGCTCTATCCTTCAGCTCCTCTAAGGCTTTACTTGAAGAGGTTATAAAGAGAGTTGGTATTTTGTTCTCATTTAAGTATGCAGCAAGGGTAGCCATAATCTCACTCTTGCCGTATCCTGTATAAACCTGACATAGACCTATTCTGTATCTAAGTAGTTTTTGTAGTAATTCGTTTTGGTTGTCTAGTAAGTTTTCAAATTCAGGTAACTCTAATCGCATGGTTCTCAATATATTATGTTGTCTGTATAATTAAATAGATTACGGTGTTTGTCGATAAATTCAATGATATCCCACTTTAAATCTTTATCTTCTATCTTCTTAAATTTATCTTCGTGTTCTTGTAATAATTCATCGTACTGCTTTAATGGAAGTGATCTATCTAATACAACCATTCTAACTGGAGATTTACCGATATATTTACGAGAGTTTATGTCCCTAATTTCAGTAATCTTCTTCCCGTCAAAGTCTATAGTTATGTTAGGCTCTATTCCTTCAATTTTCAAGCCCTCTGTGTGATAGTCCGAATATATGAACTTGTAATAATTAGAACCATCCTTGAAGAAAACCTGTCCATCTAAGCAGACTATTATTACATATCTAGTATCCTTCATAGTTTATATATTTTACTCTTTTATCTTTATTTATTATGTCTTTGGCCTTTAGAACTTCCTCATCTCCAAAAACGCTGATACATCTGTTCTTCTCCCCATCTAAAAGGTATAATTCATCGCCCTCATCTAGTTCAAAGGTTACACAAATAAATCGCTGCTCAGGTAAATTAAAACTCTTAAAGCACCCTCTATCTAATTTATAATACGCAGACCCTTCCTCCTTTTCTTGAATTCTGAGTCTTTTGATTAATTCTTCTCTATTCATTCTTAAGCTTTTCTAATTCATTTATATTCTCTATTTGATCTTTAAGTTTAGTAGCGAAATAGAAAGCCCACCCTTCATTAAACTCTAACTCCTTCATGTCTTTATCGTGAGTATTGTAGAACTTGTAAACCTTGTAGATGTATTTTGGAGCAGTTTTAGCGTATAAAGAAGCAGTGTTGAATTCTGAGTAAGTAGTTTCAAAGTTATTTCTAATCCCATCTAACTCCCAGTCTCCCCTATACTGTACCCTTAGTTTGTGATTCTCTAGTCTAAGTGTATACCTTTTTCCTTGCTCCATTCTTCCATCAGTTTTGGTGTTCTGTTCTCTACTCTAGTTTTATCTAAGAAGTTCTGTATCTCCGTATTATGATAGGTTAGATCTCCAAATTTAGTTCTTATAGTTTCTTTATCTTCCTTGTTAATATGGATACTCTCTGTGACATAAGCTCCAACCATTTTACCCGTGTTATCATCATACATCACAGCTGGGAATTGAGCGTTAATTATCTCATATCCTTTACTCTCAAGCCACTCTGCAAACTCCTTAGCCAGAAACTCACTTTTAGTCATATTCCGGTATAATTAATGTATTTGGATCTTCTTTTAATCTTTCAACATAACCTGTACTCGGACCTTCTAAGTGGAATAAATCTCCTGCAGTATACCTTATGTCATTCTCACTTACAACTACTTTATTGAATATGTAAGGTCTGTCTTGATAAACTGCTAGCCTCATGAAAAATAGAGATCCTCCTAGTTCCATTTCAGGTTCAGAGCCAAAGAGAGTATCAAAGTCTGCAAGTTCTTCTTTTGTGACAACCTCTACTACCATTTCTGATAATTCAACTTCTTTTGGGTCATCTGTTACTTTTATTGAATCAACCTCTTTTAGTTCTCTTAGCTTCTGGGTTAATCTTACTAATAAACTGTAATTCATCTTTAATTTTTTATTGTTATTGTAATTTTTGTATCAGCATTTCTTCAGGGTCGTCCCCGTTTGATTTCACTATGTTATAATCTGCGTATATGATTTTCTTCTTTAGTTTATCCCTTAGGTTTGTGGATAGTTCAGTATTATCCAGCCAAACGATTATCTTATCTGGGAGTCTGTCATCTAAAGAGTTAATCTGAGCAGTTGTCATTGTTGAGCCTGAGATTGCTAGTACATTTACATCTGGGTATACCATAGCGATAGACATAGCATCAAAAGGACCTTCACAGATTACATAAACATCACTGCCTCTATCAATCAAGTAGTAAGGTTTAGATTTAATAGGCGGTAGAAAATACTTCATGTCTCCTATTGGTCTGTAGAGTCTCTTTATGTAATACTTTATCTCCCCGTCAAAATAATAAGGAATATAGATCCCGTCATCACTAAAGCGTAAATCAAAGTTTCTATATTCCCTAATGAGTCTATTATTACCTCGATGTCTAAAGTACGCTAATCCCTTCTCATCTATTTTCTCTGAGCCTTTTTCTAAATCCCCCAGCCTCTTAAACTCATCTAAATAATCAGTACACCTAACCGCTTTCAAATAATCTAGTATCGAATCAGCCCTTAGGTTTTCCGCGTTAATATTAAATGTGTTATCAAGGAAGACTCGGTTACATCTATGACAGTATCCAAAATCCAGAGACTTAGAGAGGTATAGCTTTGTCTTTTCATAGTTCAACTCCTCCTTACACTTTGGGCACTGAATTATATACCACTCCTCATTCTGTTTACAATCGTATCTTTCATCAGGAGGTAGGAGTTCATCGAAACTTAATTTTACTACTCTAGACATCTTAGTTATAATTTTTACTTCTTGTTACCTTTCTTCTTAGATTTAGGCTCTTCTTTTGATTCTTCTTCTGCAGGAGCTTGTTCTTCCTCTTCTACTTCTTCAACTTCCTCCTCTTCCGGTAAATCATCACCCTCTTCTTCCTCTGGGGCTACTTCTGGTTGAGCTTTATTTGGTTCTGGTTTAGTTTTTACCTCCTCCTTAACTGGTTGTTCCTCACTATTAGAGTAAACTAGTTCAGGCTGGCTTGCGATAACTTGTTTTTCTGGAACGGTGAAGTCTAAGTTTGATTTAAATGATTCACCTGGTCCTAAACTGATAACGGTACCTAAATGTTGGAATGCTACAATCCCTGTACCTGTGTTTTTAACTGAAATTTCCATATGGTTTGTGTGTTAAAATTGTTATACTTGTCTTGTTTCTTCTTTTGTAACCTCTGTTGTTTCTGGGTCATAGATGTAACTAGGGTTTACTTGACAGTCAGCTAATTGATTTCTCTCAGTCGCTGGTGCTGTAACTTTGAATTTGATCTGCTCTGGCGAAAAGTTCTCTACAATTGCCATGATGTCTCTATCTGAAAGGAGTGAGTTAATTGATTCTCCTCCAGGTTGAATTGTAAAATAACGGGAAGCAATAAATAAGTTCACTGGCGCTGTCCCTACATTAACGATTTGCATGTGCTTATTAAATTAAATGGTTTATATTCTCTGTTATTTCTCCTGTGTCAGTTACGGTTGCCTCTGTAGTTAAAATCATGGAAGCTATACTTGCAGCGGACTCTAAAGCGACTCTTGTTACTTTCTTAGGGTCAACTACTCCAATCTCGTATAAGTCCCCATAATTATCTCCTTTAGCATCGTAACCGTAAGAGAAGGATTTGTTTTTGACTACTTTATTTAATACTACTTCAGGTTGTCCCCCAGCATTACTTACGATCTGCTTTAGTGGAGCTAGGATTGCGTTTTGTACGATAGCCACTCCTAACTTCTCTCCCTCCGATGTAGTCTTTAAGCCCCCTAATTGAGAAGATATTTTAGCTAAGGAAGTTCCACCACCAGGCACAATACCCTCCTCTAAGGCAGCACGTGTAGCATGTAAAGCATCCTCTATTCTATCTCTCTTCTCTTTTAATTCTACTTCTGAAGGTGCTCCAACAAATATAACTCCTACACCCCCTTGAAGTTTAGCAGCTCTTTCTCTTAGTACCTCTTTATCGTAGTCTTTATTAGCGGAACTTTCTTGAGACTTTAATTGATCTACTCTTTCTTTAATCTTATTTTTGTCTCCTGCTCCTCCTGAAATTGTAGTAGTTCTCTCAGTTATAATTACCTTTGAAGCTCTACCTAAGAAAGAAGGCTCCATTTTACTCACTGGCAATCCCTTTTCATTAGATAGCATAGTAGCCCCTGTAAGTAAAGCAATATCCTCTAAATAATCCGTAACTCTAGAACCTATACCCGGAGCCTTAACACAAGCTACTTTAATTGCCCCCTTGATTCTGTTCGTGATAAGTGTATTTAAAAGTTCACCTTCCACATCCCCAGCTATAATTAAAAGTGACTCTGAGTTTCTAGCTATCGGTTCAATTATTCCTATCAAATCTTTAAAGTTCACCAGTCTCATATCTGCTAGTAAAATATAAGGGTTCTCTAGGATAGCTGTCTTCTTCTCAAGGTCTGTCATAAAGTAAGGAGAAATGTAACCTCTGTCAAACTGCATACCTTCCACCACCTCTACAGTAGTTTCGATACCTCTTGTTTGATCTTCTACAGTTACAATCCCATCTTTACCTACTTTAGAGAATGCCTGTGAAATCAACCCTCCAATCTCTCTGTCATTGTTAGCTGAGATAGAGGCGATTTGGTTAAGCTTCTCTAAGTTAGTTGAATCAATCTCTACTGTATTTTCATTTAGTAGTTCAATCGCCTTGTTTACAGCTAAGTCAATTCCTCTCTTAATATCTACAGAAGCAACGCCAGAGTCTACATATTTTAATCCAGCGTTTACCATTGATTGAGCAAGAACTGTAGCTGTAGTTGTTCCGTCCCCTGCTAGGTCATTACTTCTTGATGCTACTTGTCTTAATAGTTGAGCTCCCATATTTTGTACTCTATTTGGAAGCTCTATTGATTTAGCCACAGAAACCCCATCTTTGGTTATGTGAGGTCTGTTCATTGGCTTTTCTATCATTACATTTCGGCCTCTTGGACCTAGTGTAACTTTTACTGCATCAGCTAGAAGGTTAACCCCCTTTAAGAGTTCCTTCCTTGCTGTGTCGTTAAATTTAATTTCTTTTGGCATGATTTTCTAATTGTTTTATGTATTTTAGATCTTTCTCTTGAACTCCCTTAATGATTCTCAACAACACAGCTCGGCCTTTGGGTGTAATTAGAGTTTGTAATCCAGCTTTCCCATTGTGAGTGTTTATAAATTCTTTTAATGTGAACAAATCTGAATATTGAGAGTAAGGTTTCAGATTACCGGCTTTGTCTCTATAGATGTAAGATTTGTCAAGTAAAGTCTGAATGAACTCTTGTTGCTTTAATCCTAATTCTTTTGCAGTATCTCTAAAGTTAGTCAGAAGATCCCTCTCAATTAAGTTATCAAAATACTCCACCTTCGGTTCATCCTGCTTAATTTTTTCTTCTAGTAGTTGGTTCTTTTCCACTTCATCAGCGTATGCCCGTAAAGCTTCTGGTAAAGTCTTAGGAACATAGATTTGTTGATTAGATACTACTTCTTTTAACTTCTTCTCACACGCTATAAAGTACTGTCTGGCTAGCTTACCTTTCTCAGATCTTTGAATCATTGAGATTTCTTTAGCAGTATCTAGAGTTAGTGCCCAATCCTTTTTGTTGGTTCCACCGGTATTATTACTGGCATTCACAAAAATGTTAACCGCCTCAAAATCAACACCTTCCTCAAATCCATAATCTATCATTCTCGGCATCCACATTGTAATTGGCGTTGTAATCTCTAAAAATTTATGGAGCTCTCTAGCGGATACTACTTGGCTTCCGTTTTCATTTGTCGTAATTTTAATAAGTTCCGTCATAATTTTATTTTTTTTTTATTAACCTTGCAAATATACGAAAATTAATTAAGATAACGAACTTTACTTCCCTCAGATGTCAACTCAAACAAAATCTTACCTGAATCCATTGTAAAGTTATCTGTATGAGTAGCAATAAGCATAACCCCTACATTCATTTGAGTAAGCATATTTACAGCTACATCTAAGTTATCCTTATCTAAATACTTTAAGAACTCATCGAAAATTAAAAGTCCAGAACCTAAAATAGAACGATATAAGAAGTAGATGTCGCATAGAGTCTTTTGTCCAGATGATAAGTTCTCGTAATCTATAAAGTGAGAATTAACATTAAACTTAACTGATAGATCTGAAAACTCTCTTCCATTCTTTCTAGTGGAGGTGGTCTTAAATTCAAACATCTCATTAGTAAAGTTCTCAGTAAGTCTATTAAGTATCTCAGTATAAATTAACCCATCCTTATCCATCAGCTTACTATACTTCTCATAAACCGTTAAGTCCTTAGATAGTTTAGCAAGTTCATCAGATTTAAGTACCAAGCTCTCCTCTAACTGGATAACCTCTGACCTTAGTGACTTTAACCTCTCATCTTCTTTTATCTTTCCTTGTAGAGTTAGTATCTGATTAGTGGCGTCATTTACATCTATTTCAGCCACGTTCTCAGTATTAGATAGTAAAAGCTCTGTAAGTTTATTTTCATTAGATTTTAGACGTATTTCTGTGCTTTCTAATTGTGACTTTAAAGATCGATAAACGGAAAGCTCTGTGGAAATCTTAGTAATCTCCTCCTGTATAGCTTCTTTATCTCCCAGTTCCTTAAGTCTATCATTATGCAGCTTATACTCACCTCTCAGATTAGTTAATTCCTCATTTAGTTTAGCTTCTTGATTCTTTAACTCCTCTATATTTCTAAGGTGAAGTTCCCGTCCTATATCCTGATTACAACTTGAGCATTTAGGTATTGTTTGGTTTTCTAAGGACTCTCTTCTGGATTTCACCCCTTCTAGTTCCTTAGCTTTCATCATTCCAAGTGTCTTTGCCTCATTAACTTTACTCTCTACTCCGGAAAATGCCCTAAGCTTCTCTTTAAGTTCTTCTAGGTTATTTTCAGATGGTTCCTTTATTTGAGATCTTAGAGTGGATAGGGTTGTTTTATCATTTTCTATCTGTGACTCTATTATTCTCTTATCGCTCTGGAACTTTAGAAATGCATTGTACGAACTTATTTTATTTTTAAGAGAGGTTATCTGGTTATTAAGGTCAAGTATTTCGTCTTCTGTAAGCAATTTAACTTCACCGTATTCCCCTAAATCTCTCTTTCTCATTTCAAGGTTAGACTCTATCTTAGCTACTTCCTCTTCTAATTCTTTATGGGTGTAGTGGATAGAATCTTTTAGGACATCACAAGCATCTTTAAATTTATCTAGGACATCCAGCTTATAGTGTTTAGATAATAGGTCAATCCTTCTTACTGAGTTCATTTTACCTAAGAGAGAAACAACCTTAGAGTCAATCACCATGCTGTCAAGATATTCAATAAAAGGAAGTCGGTTAACAATATCAGGCTGCACTTCAATAGCCTTAGCGTAATCTTGTTTAACTCCATCTATATGTAACTCGTCTGTAGCATGGGAATTCCTTACAATCTTATAGTTAATCCCTTCATAATTCAAGTTAAGCTCTATTCTACATTCATCTTCCCCAATCTTAACTGAATCTTTTAAACTTCTATCTCCTTGTAAACCTATAACCAATGCATCTAAAAACGAACTCTTACCTGAACCATTCTCTCCCAGCACAAGCGTCTTAGGTGAAAATTCGTAATCTAGTTCTTTAATGCTTCGGTAGTTTCTAATGGAGATATTCTTAAGCTCAAAGTCAAAGTTAATCGGATTGTAAATAACCTTCTCTTTAAGCATATCGTGGAGACCCTTTAAATTCTGAGACTCCATTACTTTATCTATAAGCTCCTCTATTCTATTCCAATCTGAGGTATCTACTTTATGGTTATGTGATTTGGCTCCTGATGGTTTATAGACGTAGTAAGTGTTTGTTTCAATATCTGGTCCAACTTTCTCCCTATCTGATGTATATACCATTTTAGAGAGGATTTTACCAGAAGGATCTAAAGGCTCACGGAAGAACTCTCTAGTCGCTGTATCGTAAACTACTACCTGTCCATAATCCTCTTCATCTACCTTAACTTGAACTGGAGGACCTATAGAGTGGCAATTATTAACCTGAACTATCTTATGTATATCTCCAAAAATTCCTGTATGAAACTTTGTGATATCGAGACTTTGGCCCTTAAACTGTTCATTCCCCAGAGTTACGTGACCTATCATTAAATCTACTTTCTTCTCTGGTGTTGGAATTTCTTCTCCTCTAATGTAATCCTGTAAGTAAGTAACGTGTCCCTCATCCTCTACATAACCTTGATGAACATACTTAACCTTTCCCCTATAATCGAAATAAAGTGTCAGGTCAGTTACGTCTGGGGTTGGTACAGGTGAGTTAGCGTCATGGTTTCCGATAGTTATGTAGATCCTGTCAAAGTAATCACATAGCTTATCAAAAAACTCCCTTACTAATAGATTTACTTGAGGAGGATTAATTGGTTTATTTAAGATGTCTCCTGCTAAAAAGATAGTCTTAATTCCATATTTCTTAGCTACATTCACATAAAGGTCAGGGAGATCTCTAAACTGGTTAAATCTAGAGTTCTCCGTGACATTATACCTATTGTATTTATCTATGTGGATGTCGCCTGTTATCAAGTATTTCATCTGTTAAGCGCTTTTAAATAACCCTTGTAATAGCTGTAGTTGAGATCCAAGAAGTTGTCTATACAGTATTGGTTAAACGCATTCTCATCTGGATACTCTGCTTTCAAAGGTACATTATTAACTAGCCAGTCTGCTTTATTATACTCTGGGTTATCCTCAACTCTAAACGATTCTAGCTGTAGTAAAAACAATTCCTTATCCTTAGTAAAGCTATAGTTATCTTCTCCTATCAAATCCTTAACATGCAGAATCCCATCAAGTATTATCTCAGGGTTTCTGTTATTCTTAAGGTAATTGTGAGATCCGTATAGAGATTGATAGATACTGTTATACTCGTAAAGATCCATTCCTTCATACTTATCTAGAGCATCTTCATAAACATAGATCTCCCTAGTTTTTGTAATTCTGTAGAAGTCAACCTTTGGAGTCACACAAGCTACCCAATCTGAGTCTTTTGAAACGAGTACTGACTTTTCTTCACTTTCATTAACCAGCTTACTCCTAGAAACTATATAAGCAAAGTCGTCTGCCTCAAAGCCTGAAAGTATAATAGAAGGGAATCCAAGTTTAGCAGAGTCAGACACTAATTTATACTTAACTCGCTGCCTGCTTTGGAATTGCTCTGTCTTCTTTTTAAGTTCAGCTTTTTCCTCTTCAGTCATATCCTCAGTAATACTCTCCTCTCCTCTATAATCTCTGTCACCCTTGTAGTCACTTAGGTTTCTTGTTTTATAGTATGGAGACTTATCCCAAAGGAGGACCACATTATCTGCAGTTACCTCCTCTCGAACAAGCTTAATAATACTTTGTATGAACGACTTTAATAATTTCTGATCGTGATACCCGGGTTTATCCTTTAACATCATCCAGTTTCTAGTTAAGTATAGCTGTGCGTCAATGAAAGCATACTTATATCTGGCTGTGTTATTAGAAAGGGGCATCTTCGTTATTTACTGGTGGTGTTGGTGTTGTTGTTACTTGCTGAGGTGCACTAAAAGTTTGCTGGGAAGGTTCTACTAAGTTTGCAGCATTACCTAACATCTCTTGCATTTTAGCTTTAACCTTAACATAGAAGTCGTAGTCAAATCTATCATCCGCTTTAGATACTCCAAGAAGGTCATTAACTGGATCGTGGAATACTTTAGCTGAAGCCTCTGGAATATTAACTGAAGGCTGACCATTTGTTAATCCATAGTGATCCTCTGTAATAGACGCCAAATTAACTGTACTTGTCCATACTCCTTTATCTTTGTAGTAGTTAATGATCATAAGTCCTTTTCTATCGTTAATTTCGTTAGTGAAGAACTTTTGTGTCCAGTTAAATCCACCACCTGCTAATTCACTCTTCGCTTTAATCTCTGCTTGGAATGCTTGAGCTGCTCTATTGTGGTCAAATATAAATAAACAAGGGCAGCTTTCATTAGGGATCTCCCCCGCTAGGTTTTTATGTTTAAGCACGTATAGGTAAGTCAAGAAGTAATTTCTGTTTCTCACTAATTTCCAAGATACTTCCTCTTTAACTAGTCTGTCATGCAAAGATACTACCTCTCCATACAAAGCTTCCTCCTTACTTCCTGGTTCAAATTTATAGAAGTTCTGAGGGAGGATTCTTACCCATCTTGCGAATTTGTCATCTTCATTAATTGTAAGCTTAACTTCCTTTACTCCCGATACGGATACTGCTGGTGAACCGCTGTCTGTAACCATAGGAACTCCGTAGATTGTACCGAATGAATCTGGAGTACTCATGTAAACTTTAGTAAGCTTCTCTTCTTTAGGTACGTTGTTAAATCCTGTTTGTTTTCTTTCTTTTGGTGTTGTGTCTTTTTCTAGTTGCTCTAAAAAGCTGTTAAAATCAAAACTCATGATGTATAAAATTTAAAAAGTTAATTATAATGTATTTTTCTTGTTTTATTTCTTTCTCTTGATTGTCTTCTTACCTTTCTTCTCACTTTCTGGAATTATATTGTTATCCTTTAGAAAGTGGTATAAGAATTCTCTACCTATTTGAGTCCATTTAGTTGAAGTAGCTGAACCTAGAACTCCTGGAAATCTTTGAATTGGAATAGTCTCAGATTTAGTGTATCCTTTGTTTTGGTATTTATGATAGAGAACCCACTGTCCGTCTTGTTTAAATTGCACTCCTAGATTATGTAGTAAAGCATTAAATTTAGCAGCAGTCATTCCGTAGTCCTTAGCGATAGTTGTTGCAGTAACTGTATCTGTTGAAGCCATTACCTTAGTATAATATTCTACCTTAGGTGCATCTTCCTTAATCTTATTTGTTAGCTCCTTCTCAGTTCTCACATGGTCAACGATTCTAAGTAGAGCCTCAGCATAATCTTCAGGGATAGTATAAGTCTTGGAGTTGAGTTTAGATTTTAGTTCCATATTCTCCACTTCAAGTTGCTTCCATCTCATTATAAGCTTAGCTCTCGTTTCATCATTGTACTTAGTTGCAACGTAGAGAGTCTCTTCTTTATTCAATTGATACTCAGGCTTTTTACGCCCTCTACTATCTAAGTATTCAATAAGCCCAAATTTGGACCCATTAACTTTTTCCCACGCAGGCTCCATATTTCGGATATCTCTCATTACGTGCTTGTGCTCCTTTCCAGTCAATTCTGCTATCTCTCTACTGGACATTCTTAGTTCACCAGTCTTTTCTTTTAATGTTAGTACCTCCATAATTTATTTTATTTGTTGTGTAATTTATTATTCCGTTATCTCAAATCTCTTCTCCTTTACCAATTTTCCTATTTTTACCTTGTTGATATGAGTCAGCTTCACATTTGGATCAGCTTCTTCAAATTGTCTCGCTTTCTTAATTGCATAGTCTATCTTATATCCTACTGACATACACACTTCATGATCTCCAACCTTGCCCATACCTAAATAAATGTACTCTCCTAATCTGAATTCATCACTTTTAATATAGTCTAGTTCCTGTTGAATCTCTGTACTCATAATAATTCAGTTTTTCCTTTATTTGTTAATCTATATTTCCCGTCTTCTCCTTTCTCAAAATAACCTCTCTTTATGTAATCGTGGGTTGGAGAAATAGCCCCGATTGAGAGGAGTTTGTTTATCGTGTCTGCTGGAGTATTGACTAAAATATATTCGTTCAGCTCTCCATTTCTAAATATATTCTTGAGTTTTTCCATGTCAAATAGTTTCTTCTCTACCTATAAGTCTTTGCACTCTAACTCTAGCCGGTCGTAAAGTCTAACTAGTTGGTTCTAAATTATTTAACTCAACCTCTAGTCCATCATAGTTTGCCATTAAGACTATCTTTCCATTCATCATCATAGGTATCCCTTCATCATCTAAAACTAAGTGGTACGCCTTATCGTAGTCAAACTCATCTCTCTTAATCTCTTTTATTTCCCCACCAGCCTTATCATCGCTTACGTATCCAAAGTGGTAGTCATAAAACAAAATATACTCTCCTGGAATCTGCCCGGTATCTACTATTAATTCTCCATCGTTAGTAAATATGATAGACCCTAGAAATTCGTGAGTAGAAGGAGTTGTACCAAATATGTATCCATCCTTCACTCTTATTTTTACTTTTACTGCTCTCATTGTTTTAATTCTAGTTTGCTTATTAGGTGATTTAGTATATTCTTTATTTTATCTAGGCAACCAATTCTCTCAGCTACATCTAAATAACTCGTTTCTCCTAGATTCTTTTTATGGGCTCTTATTGAAATACTGTATCTGTAGTAGAGTTCTTGATAAACCTTATTCCAAACTTCTCTGTAATTAACTCCAGTAGACCCAGCATATAATCTCGCTAATTGGTTTATTTGTTGTCTCTCTGGAAGCTCAGGTAAAGTTACATCTTCAAATGGAATAGCTTTTAGTGCAGCTTCGTTTTCTCTTTGATTTTCTTCTAACCTTCTAATTCTTTCATCCTGCTCATTTTGCCTCTGTTCGATTTCCAGTAGGGCCTGAGCCTGTAGAGCAAACATTTGAGCAGTTGTCATTGGTTTAGTTACTACTTCTTTCAACCTCTTCTCACATTCAATAAAGTATCTCCTAGCTTGTTTACCCTTTTCATTTCCCTCAACCATCGCAAGCTCCTTAGCCATATCTAAGGTTAAGGCGTATTCTTTTAATGGTCTACCTCCAGAGGGGTTTTCCCCAAAATTGTGGAAAACCTCAAAGTCCTGATTTTCAACGAATCCGTACTTACCTATTCGATCTTTGATCCATGTTGGAAAATCTCTTCTACTCTCTAAAAAATTATGAAGCTCCCTAGCTGATACTACTTGAGTTCCTTCTTCGTTTGTTGTAATTTTAATAAGTTCTGTCATTGTTTTATCTCTTTTTTTTTATTAGTTGTACAAGTGTTAAAAGTTTTACAGTTATGGTATGACTTGAAATCACCCCCATTCCAATCATTAACTCTCAGAAGGGTTTTCGCCAAAATTGTTGTAAACCTTAAATCCTAAACTTTAACTATCTCTACATTCTTTAAATATTCCTCATTCCTAGATTCTTTAGCTTCACCTTCTTCATTTAATAGTGGACCCATCTTCTTGTGATATTCCTCTATACTCATTATCGGTATATCCTCTGGCTTACTGTATTCTGTTTTGGAAAGTTCTACTCTTATGTCCTCTCTCCAAGCATTACATTTAACAGGCTTACCAATAGGATTAAACCATCTAGGCTTATCCTCACCCTCAAATGTTACACCTATCTCCGCTCTCCACCACCTAACATTGCATACATAATAATCAGTAACTTCTCCCCAGCCAAATAAATAGTGGTAAACCTTCTCACCCTTCTTTATAGGCCAGTTTATGTCGTTTTCGTTAAAATCTTCCCATTCCATAGTTTATCATAATAATTTAACAAATCTCTCACTAATCTCCTACTCACCATGTACAAGTTCTTAGGTATGAAGGGTGGCTTTGAGGTATAGTATAGATAACATGCATTCATTTGTCCTTTTGTGAACGCTTTGTCGATGAGGTAATCTAAGTGAACCTTTAAGAAATAACCGATAGCCTGAGCGTACATTCTCATTCCAGGGATAACTTCTTCATCTTTCTCTTCTACATCTTTACATAGCTGGTTTAAGACTTCTTCATCTATACCATTTATCTCTAATCTATGTCTCATCTTAATCATCTTTCCATCATATTCTAAAACCTTATTGGCTAAATCATCAGGCTCTCTAATAAACTCTGATGGCAAAACTTCTCTATCTTTAATTAGTAGTTGAGCGAGTTTAGCTAGTCCTTCGGCTTCTTGTGGCGTACAGGCTTCTCCCTTCAATAGTTCCGCATTAGTCTCTCTAGCTGAATAGTAATGGTAGTACTCCATCATCACTACAGCTCTCCTTAAGGACTTAGCAAATTCATCTCTTTTCTTTTCTCTCTTTGTCATAGTTTTAATTCGCGCTTTTTAAGAAATCACCAATACTCTTTTCAGCCACCTCTTTCCTGTTAACATCTCCTATGGATTCTTCTGGACTTAACCGATACCACTTAATTCTCAACTCCTCGAGTCTCTTTCCACCAGCATTTAAATACTCCTCCCAAGTCAGACTTCCACCTTTCTCTATTGCTAAGTTGAATATCTCATGATCTAACTTGTTATACTCTTTTCTTATTTCTTCTAGTGTCATGTTAGTCGTTATTTCAACCCCCTTAATACGTTCTCTAAGTCTTTCATTTTATTAATAGCCTCTATGGAAACCTCAGGATTTAATTTATTCCACTCACTTCTTAATTCTTCAAGTCTTTCTCCTCCTAAAGTTAAGTATTCTTCTCGAGTCAAAGTTCTACCCTTATCCTGAGTTGCTTTGAATATTTCTCGATCTAATTTATCATACTCTTTTCTAATCTCTTCTAACTCTGCCGCTTTCTTTATCTCATTTAGTTTATTTAAGAGAAATTGTTTACCCTTAGCTGTAACTAGGGTCTGAATTCCCGTCATTCCATTAGTTTTATTCACAAAGTCTCTCATTTCGAAAATACCGTCCTTAACATACTTAGAATAGGGCCTTAATTGACCAAACTGATCTCTATATAAATACCTTTCCCTCTCTAACAAGCTTATAAATTCCTGCTCTCCCATAAGATTAAACTCTTTGGCAGTATCTCTAAAGCTAGTTAAGTACCCACTCTCTACGAATTGATCATAGTAATCCGCTTTAGGCTGTAATAGTTCAATTTCCTGTCTAGCTTCCTTAAGTTTACTAGCAAGTCCAATTATAAGGTCTGGATTAGTTAGTATATTTTCAAGTGTAGTTGGGGTGGCAGTAAAACCAATGGTCAGTAATTCTTTAATCCTATCATTGCACCAAAGCTTAAAATCTACAGATAACCATTGAGCGAAATCTAAAGCTAAATCTTCACACATCCAAGTTCCCTGTTCTCCAAGACCTCCTTTAACTACTTTTATGATTGGATTTTCAACATTTGCTAACTCATTGATACTCAGCGAGGCGTGATTTTCCGTTTCGCCTATTGATGGGCTTTTCCGAAGATACAATGCTCTCACTAATTCTTCGGTTGTAGACTTGTTTAAGTAGTCATTAATTCTCTTATTAGGAAAAGCTTTAATCATCTGAGTTGCATTAATCATTACACCCTCTCTTCCTGTTAATTGAAACGTTATCTCTTTATTGTTGTACTTGTATATTTTATTTTCTGTCATGATTTTTATTTTATTAAGTTAACTATTCTTTTTACTATTTAAACAAAATTACACACTTACCACCTTCTACTAAATTGGGTTCAGTGTGGAAATTCTCCTGGAAATACTTTTGATTAACTAGCCACTGATCAGATGTATTATTCTCACTAACAGCTATCATATCTCCAAGTTTAGGGCTCCCACTTTCCAAATCCGCATCACTAATCGAGACTGTATAAGCTTTTGTTTTGTCTGTGTATAGTACTCCAAACTCAGTAAATTCATCAACATCTTCTTTAGTTATGGTTCTTAGGAGCGTAGGTTTAGTCTTTCTCTTATACTCTGAAAACATCAAAACTCTATCTTTTATCATAATCTTATCTATTTAAACCCCACTTTCTTCGACTCCCCGGTAACCTCAGTCTTCTTATCATTATAGATCTCAGCTAATGTATACTCCTCCTGTTCTAACTGTAATAATGGGTTTAGTTTTAGTGCTTGTTCTTTTGTAAGTGGTGTAAACTCTAAAGCATCAAAACATCTACCAGGTCTAGTTAAAGCGGGATCTATTGAGTTGAGATTTTCTAAGTTAGTTGTGATGATTATTTTCTTTTTCTTATTTGACAGTATCCCATCCCCTAAGTTTAAGAATTTCTGCATCACATGGTTATCATTCTTAGCTCTATCTTTAAGTAATGTATCAGCATCCTCTAGAATAAAGAAGCGTGACTTAGAGTCTTCCATAAACTGAGCAAATAAAGAATCATCATAAAGCAACTCGTAATTGTAAGAAACTACTGGTGTACCTTTTGTATGATTCAGTAAAGCTTTGATAAACGAACTCTTCCCTAATCCCGGCTTACCATATAATAATAGAACATTTGCATCTGAGCTCATAAATCTATCAAAGTAATCCTCAAGTTTCTCTCCTCTCAAAAATGGGTAAGAATCTGTTGTAGGTATATTGTTAGTGTTTACAGGAATCGTCACATACTCGTTCTTGTTATAGTACCACTTAGCATTTACCCTAGATTTCCCAAAGTTTTCCTCTAACTCATCCGCTACTTTCTTTACAAACTCTTCATCACCTGCAATCATAACATCTGAAGACTCCTCGTAAATATTATAAGAAGCCATCCCTTTATTGTCTTTGTAAATTATAACTCCTGAATCATCATCCTCTAAGTATTTTTCAGCAGCAACTTCACGAGATTTAAAGAAGGCGGTTAACTCATCTCTGTCATCTCCTCCTACATTTAACCTTATTGATTTTGTATGTAGTCCTCCGTTATTAAATTTCTCGTTTATCCAGTTGTATCGTATCGCTGCTGCTATTGAATATACTGATACGGATAGGCTTGTATTTATTTCCATTGTTGTTCCTCTGTGATATATTTCTTTTTGTAGGTTGTTGACTTTAAATCTCATCAAGGTGTCAGCTGTAACTTTATCCACATTTCCACCTAACAATTCATGATTTAATATTTTCAGGTTCACATCTCACTCAAGTTTAACTGCAGAGGCTCACCTATTTAGTAAACCCCCGCAAAGTTAATCAATTATTTCGTCATGTTAATAAACTTCTGAACTATTTTTATTTGGAACTCGTTATCAGATACTGGATTATGTGCCTCTTTGTTCATAAACTCAGCGTATCTATCTTTTCCTAATAGTTTCTTCACGGTTCTAACATCACAAATTTGTCTATGGCTCCACGGAATAGGACGACCAACTTGCTTATACATATCCTCTAGAATCTTAATATCAAACTGTGGAGGATTAGACCATATTCTTAACTCATCCTGTCCATCCTCTAGATCTGAAATAAAGTTGGAAAGGAGAATCATGTAAGCATCTAAATCTGTTCCATTAGTTGGTTTTGCTACAGGGTTTATAGTTTGTTCAGACCACCAGTTCCAAGTTTCCTGAGAGATTGTTCTTCCCATTTTTAGTTGAGATTCTATAGGTAGGTGGTGGAAATAAATCTTCTCTCCTATCTCTGTCTCGTTAAAAGGCGTAGCTGCAATTGATAATACAACGGAGCATAAGTCAGTCCCGAAGGTTTCAATATCAATCATTAAGTTGTCGAATTTCTTAGTAGTGTTACTTTCTGTATTCATCTTTAAAATATTTGTTAAGGTTTCTGTTAAATAATCTAAGTCCTCTCTTTTTTATTTCATAGGATAGTTCCCGGTTGTTGACATTAAGAAGGAGTGAGAGGTATCCAAGTGAAGTTAAATCTCCGTTATGAGTCAAGTGTGTGTAGATTTCATTTGGCTTCACAAGTAGATAATTTCCTTTCTTAATGTAGGTTATTTCTTTTAATGCTCCGTAGTTAACCGCTGAGTTGCTTTTAAATAAGGTCATCGGTACTACATTCACAATTCGATACATGTCATAAGGTTCATAATCGTAGAGCTCTGGGGGTAGGTTTGTAAGTTTGAATCTAGAGACTAATCGTATACCATCTGGCTTTGATTCAATTAGTTCTTTTAAAATTTCCACAGAGTCTAGTTCAGGATTATTAATGACATGTAAAGCTCCAGTAAATCCTTCATCATTTATACTGAATCTATCTGGAGGTCTATCGAGGTATTTGGTTTCTATTTCTTTTAGTATCATGAGTTAGGTTAAGGTTTTACAAATCAAAAATCACCAAGTTAAACACTGAGGGATCCATAGCTTCTCCAATCAAATCACTCTTAAACCAATGTATCGATAATTTAATAGTTGGATCGTAAGTTTTCTCTGCTTTCTCTGTTGATGGATTTAGGAGATCTTTCGGCGCAGACACAGAGTGAAACCTAGGAGTTATTTCTTGAAGCAGCTTTAATGTATCTAAATAAGCCTTACTCTGGAAAAATAACCTCTTTAATTCTTCTCTGTTTATTTCTTCTTCCTCGTTTAGTTGATATAAATAAGAGACTCCAAGTGCTTTCTTTAATTTGAGTAGCTTGTCTTGGAATCTTATGTAGTATCTTTGTTTACCGTAGTCTATAGGATATTTAACGGTGTGTTTGTAGAGGTGAGGATTATGCTTTTCTCTAATATACTCCTCCAGGTTTAGTTTTAGTTTATTTAATTTCTCAATCGTTATCATCCTTTTCTATTTCATCTAATTCTTTACAAACTTCTAATGTAGCTTCATAGGCTGGATTATCAAACATTTCAAGAAACTCAACAATTCTCTCCCGGATAAACGGACCGCACTCTTTCAAATAATTTATCATCCCTGGAGTTAAGCTGTTCATCTTTTTAGTATTGGAATGGTGGGATCTTAATGTGTTTAATCCTGAGAAATAAGAATCTGAGAATAGTCGGGTTGATGAAATTGAAGAGAGGAGTCCTGCAAAGTCATTGTTATCTCTAGAAATTAATCTTGGTGGTATTACTTTTTCCATGTCACTTTTGTTTTAATAATTTCACTCATGAGGTTTTTCACATAGTTCTAGCTTGGATTGGTACTTAAGTTACTGATTGTTAACTTTTTGCAAATCCCAAGCTCTCGTAAAAAAAAATACGCCAGGGGTTAGCTGACGTATCTTAATTCTGCAACTAAAGTATTTATGATATCGAATGCGGGTCTAATTAATCCATATCTTTCAATTTTATCAATTTTGGATTCTCGGGTCGTTATACTTTCTATTTCATTAACCTTAAATCCATAATTGTTCTCCAGCCTTTGATATACTTCTACCCAGGCAGCAGTTATATGAATCTTAGCCAATTTACTGTAATCCAAAACTAAGTTATTCAATTCAACTCAACACTGTGCATTATTAATTGGTTGAGGTCTTAGGTATTGAACTGGAGCTATTGATTTTATTGGCTTGAATGTGGTAGGTAAGGACTGATTATTTTGATTGAGTAAGATTTGATCAAGTTTGCTGTTTAAACCAATAAAGTTGTTATCCATTTTGTCCATCCTATCAATAATAGGTTCTATAGCTCTCCTCATGGAATTAGCAAAAGCCCTTTCAAGATTTTCTAGGAACTCAATCACCCTTCTCCTAACCTGCTTAGATTCCTTTAAGAGTACTTGCTTTGCTTGGGATATAGTTAATTCAAAATAGGGATCATTTCGGTGACCTCCATTGGGTAACTCTCTAACAATCACCATATTGGAAATTTTTCCAAAACGTATTTCTTCGTCAAATTCGGATCTAATTATTTTAAGTAAATCACCGTGATTAAGGATTCTCTTAGATTCTTGTTCCCTAAAGTTATTGATTTGAATTAATAGATCAAAGCTAGATATTATAGCTTCACTTCCAAAATCCAATGTAATTAGTTGGTTTTTCATAATTTCTGTATTTTTATTTAGTTATTATAGTAATTTAGATAAACGTTCTCTTAACAATTCTCCCACACCTTTGTTATGTACTTTAAATAGTATTCTGATCCATTGAGGTCTAGTTAGTACGAACTGAGCTTGTTTTCTATTTCTAGAATCCCTATACATCTCCACTTCAACATGTTCCTCTTCTGGAGTCCCCTTCTTAAACACCTCCCATATATAGTCAGTTATTTGGTCATGGGTTTTTCCTCTCTTAGGCGTATCGTTAGCCAATTTAGCATAATAATTGATTAGCTCAGTAATTTCTAGACTAGTTAAATTTTCTTTGTTTTGGATTTTTACCTCTACTGGGTGTAACTCAAAATTAATCATAATTGTTCCATTTTTAAATTCTACTTTGCAAAGGTAAACAAATTTTTATAATGACCAAATATTTCTATGACTTTTATTTATTGCTAAATTTATAACTAAGATTGTATATTTTTCTGGTTATTTAATTATAGCTAAACTTTACCTTAACTAAAAATCCTAACATTCAATTTAAGGTACTATATATTCGATTTAAGACACTTTCTCTGTTTTCTAATATAATCATACCACTTTAGCTATTTGAATTGATTTTTGATGGGTTTATGAGAGTCATGTATTGTAACTTACTGATTTATAGACTTTAACAAAAAGTAGCCCATGTTATAAGGTATATTTAATATATTATGATAGAATTCGCTCCGTTACACTTCGCTCATGAAAATAAACTAAAAATTAGAAAAAGATGAACTAAATAGTTAAAACCTTAGAAATCAATAATTTAGCTTATCTATTTATTTAACTAATTGAAAATCAATGAAATATAAACCTACCCATGTTATAAAGAATATATAATATTATTATAGTGTCGCTTCGTTTCACTTCGCTCCAACTAAGTCTAACTTTTGAATTGATTTAATTATTTTTTTTTTAGTTAAGGAGTCGGAGCCATTGCGGCTCCTCCGATTCAACCAAGAAATAGTTATTTTTTTTTTCTGATAATTATTTTAGTTAATCTGGGGAGGCATCTGAACGAGCCTCCCAGTTGATCCAAGAAAGGGTTATATCTTTGTTCAGCTACTTCCGATACAACTCCTTTCAGTTTACCTAAGGTTTATCTAACCAACATGGGTTACTTTATTAAACTGAAAGATAAGCCGTATTTTAACCAACTTCTGCTTTCAACTAATATAAACATACCACTTAGATATAGATAATGGATTTTTGATACCTTTATGAAGCTCTACAGAAGTCTTAACTATTTTCCTCTTAACTCAACTATCCGATTCCACTTCCTTTCAATTAATTTCAAGCTCCACTAACAAACATGGGGCAGTTTTACGTTAACCCTTTATCCATCAGTGTTTCCATAGATTAACTAAATTACACCCAAAAACCTACCCCCAAATTTCAACCTAAGCCTTTTCTAATTTTCTCTTTTTCAGTCTATTTTACCTCTAATCCCTTTATTCATCGAGGTTAGCAAAGATTCTACTGATTTTCAACAACTTCTCATAGCCAAAAAATACCCCGATTTGACCACGAGTTGGAACACAAAGCCTTATATATGAGAGAAGAACTCGAAAGAAAACCAAAAACTAAAAGAGATGGCTAAAAAGAAAGGGACAGATTATATCCAAGTTGATGATTTTAGTTCTGCCTCCCTTGATGAAGTTGATCTAATTAGAGGGAGAATGAATGCAGTTGATCCAATAAAGAAGGACTCAATTACACCTATAGTTTTTACAGCAGATTCACCTTCACAATATCAATATGGAAAAGTAACTGCTGAAACCTTAGACTCAATTAAAGACCTATACGTATCCTACAACCAAAAATATGGACTGAATATAAACCTAGAAGTGGAAACAATAATGTCAAACTTCAAGAGTATAATCGATCCAAAAGAGTTACAGGTATTTGAGGTTTACTTGAGTGAGGCTTATTCCAGATTCAGATTAGTAATTTACCAGAGACTTATGATTACTATAGCTGGACTTGTAGATGAAATTAGTAAGCCTCTAGGTAATGATGTTCCGATTCAGGATAGGTATGTAATGATAGATAAACTTCTGGATTACATGACTAAGATCAACCAAGTATACGAAGAAATTAAGATAGAGCATTCAGATGTAGAGCTTCAAAGATTATCAGGAGAGATTTCTAGAGGTGATGATAAACTTAGACTTACTGGAAAAGATGAGGCAACTATGGGAGTACTAAGAAAACTGAATGAGACAATATTGAACGAGAACAAAAACTAAAATAAATAATAAAGAGCAATGGCAAAGAAAATTATCAGACATTCATATATACCAGATACGAGTGTTTACCGGAGCTCACTAGAAATAGAGGAGACTAATCAAAATAATAACAATAGTCCGACCCCTCAACCCCAAGTAATAGACGAAGAAGATAAGCTTGATTCAACAGTTTCTCTTATCAACAATAGGTTTCACTTGGATGAGTCGGTAATGATTGTTTATGACCCGATTAAAGACGATCTAATTATAGCTGCTAGGGAAGGTAACTCGGGTGGTGGATCCAATTCTCAGGTTATGCAAGAGTTGGCTAAGAAGCTGAATATAGATGGTACCAACTTAAACTATGCTGTATTTTCTTCATTCCTAGCTAACAAAGACTTTACAAATGTTGACCTATCTTATCTTAAAAATATCCTTGAGTTAAATCTATTAGCTAAGAAGGACGGTTCAGATATCGACATTGAAAAAATTAAAGAGAGACTGGGGGTTATAAATAATTCTCAACCTCCAGGAGTAACTAGAGATGAGCTTTTAGATGCAATCAGAACCCTAGCTAGTAAAAGTGGTTATGATATTGATATAGAAGTTTTAAGAAATAGATTAGGAATAGATACCACGGTTTTAGCTAAAGTTGATGCAAGTAATATTAGTGTAGATACTTGGAGATCAGTCTTAGGTATATCAGATGACTCACTAAATTTACTAATAACAAACTTCCAAGAACTAAAGAATAATTACAACTCAGGAGAAGGGATAAATGTAGATAATTGGAGAAGTAAACTAAATATTCCAGATACAACTAACCTGACTAATAGAAATGACCTAGAAACACTCAAAGGGGAAATTCAATTAGACTTAAGACAGAAAGCTGGAGTTAATGGTGAAAATATCTCAGTTACACTCTGGAAAGATAAGCTGGGTATTTCTGACATTGATAAACTAGCTAACAAGGATGCATCAGATATAGACGTTGAAGCACTTAAGAGAAGATTGAATTTAGGTCTTGAGGAGTTAGCTAAGAAAGATGGAACTGATATTGATGCTGAAAAATTAAAAGAGAGATTAGGATTAAATGAGCTTAAACAAAATGCAGAAGGGATCAATGTAACTAAGTGGAAAGAGGTTTTAAATGTAACGTCAGCACCACTAGCAGCAGATCTTAATCCAATCCTTAAAGCAACTTCTAGTGAGATCGATGTAAATGCTTGGAAGATTAAACTTGGTGTCACTACTTCTGAAATAAAAGAGCAGGCAGGTATAGAGGGAGTTCTTAAAGCTACTTCTTCAGATATCGATGTTGCCGCTTGGAAAAAGTTACTCTCTGAAGATACAGTTTCGGGAGATGATTTCGAATGATAAACTTGGAGAGAAATGGCAGAGAATAAAATAAAATATAAATTAATAAAGAAATCGGGGACATCGCCAGTAGCAGGAAGTACAGGAAATGACCCGCATACAATATACATACACCAAACCTCAGAGACAGAAGCTAAATCCCTTATCACTGACTCAAAAGGTAAGGCTATAGCTCTAGGAGGAGGGAGTTCAAGTGTTAGTTCATTAAAAGATATACTAGCTGAAGGAGACTATGCAGGTAGACCAGTTCAATTCTTTTATAGTACAGCTGATCCAAAGAAAGGGAGTAACGCAGCCGCTATTGGAGCTTATTACCCATCATACGACTTTGGATTTGGTACTTATAATGAAGAGAATGTAAAAGCTAGAACAGGATCTTACAACACATGGGTAGGATGGTCGGCTGCAGCTTCACTAACAGCAGGTAAAAATAATACTTACATAGGAGCTTTTGCAGGAAATAAACAAGTAACTGGAAATAACAATACAATCATAGGGGTAAACTCTGGGACTAACCTAACAGAGGCAACATCCTTAACAATCGTAGGGGCGGAAGCAGGAAATGGACTTCACCCTAACGCAAGAAAAGGTAAAGATGATATAACTAACATTTCGCCTATATTTGAATCTTATCTTACAGGGGGACAGAAATGGGCAGCTACAGATTTATTCAACTTTAACCAACAAGACAACACAATATCAGCCAATGCAGCATCAATCTTAATCGGTTCCAAAGCTCTACTAACAACAAATGGTACTAGGGTAGTTGGGAGTGTATTTATAGGGTGTGCTTCAGGGGCTACTACACAATATAGAAGTTATAACAATCTAGTAATCGGAAACTTCAACTACACAGCTAGAGGGGTAACTAATATGGCCAACTCTGTAGTTATAGGCCAGCACATCAATATACCTAATGGGTCTCACGATGGACTACTAGCAATTCATAACTCAAAAACAACAAGAACAGAGCTTTCACAGAGTTTGATCTACGGTAATTTCAATGAGAGATTCCTAACAATCAACGGTAAGCTTAATTTAAATACAACATATACATTAGACCTTGCAGATACATCCAGAGCTAAAGTAATGGTAATGAATCATGATGGGTCTGTGAATGTAGTACCAATGAATGCTGTAGGTGAAAAGACTGCCCCAGCTCCAGTTCCAAATGCGGTAAACAAATTAGCAGCTAAAAAGTTATCATTTGTAGGAGACTCTATAACTAACTTTGGAGACACTTCTAAGGAATATAAGACTGCTACTGGCTATACTTTCAATGATACATGGGTAGGTCAGTTATTACAACTTACAGGAGGAACTAAAGGAAGTATAGATGCTATTTCTGGTACAACAATGCAGGCTACCAAATTAACTGATGGGTCTTACTATAATGTTACTTTAGGTAGAACTGAATTATTAGCAGAGGATAGCGACTACATCTTCATCTTAATGGGAGCGAATGACCTTAGAAATGATGGAGTTGAAGGTCACAGTAATAACTTAGGTACGATCAAGCCAAAAGGAAGTCTAGGAACTTGGGATAATAATAATGTTAATTTTAGAGAGTTCACAGGAGCTTATCAATTATACCTAGAGAAGATACTTAAGAGACATGCTAAGGCAGAGGTGGTTCTTCTTACTCCATTAAAAGCGTTTAGCGAGAACTCAGAGGCAGATATAAGTGCAGTAGTAGATAAGTATGCAGATAGGGTAATTGAAATAGCAAAACTTTATGGTCTTAAATATATTGATACAAGAGAGGTAGGATTTACAAACTTCAACCACCAATTATACTATTCAGATGGACTTCACCCTAATAAAGCTGGTCATAGAAAGTTAGCTAGATTTATTACAGAGAAGATCCTTGAGTTTGGAGTGGTTTCAGGTGGAGGTACTGCAGTAGATGGATATTCTAAAGCTCAAGTTGATAGCAAAATAGAGAATATCGTAATAGGAATAAACAACCTAGCAAAAGGAACAGCTACACCTATGTTTACACCTAACTCAGCTAAATCTGGAACACCTCAAGTTTTATCAGATGCTACAGGTTACTTTGTTAGATATACACCAGCTTCAGATACACCAGTTGGAGTTTACGGATTCAATATGGGTAATTTAGAGAAGATACCAGATACTAACAAAGGTGGTTACTCTATATCAATGGACTTTAGACACTCTCACACAAGCAGCATAACAATCTGGGGTCAAAATGTACCACCTAATGTTTGGACTAGACTTAAGAGAGAGAATTGGACTAATGATACGGATTGGAGTGGATTTAATGCGAATGTACCGGGATTAGCTATAGATGTTAGAAAGTATAAGATTGAAAGAGGAACGAAAGCTACTGAATGGCAACCACACGTTTCTGAAATAAAATTAGGAGTAGATGATTATGTAATTGACAGCTGGTTCCCTTGGGGTAATAATTTAGATATTTCAAGATTAGGAGCAACAGAGCCAGATATACAAACTGTACTAATCAGAAACATACCGAATATAGATAACATTTTGGAGGTTCAAGAGTTCACAGTAGTATATGATAACAACACTATAGTAAGAACAGCTAACCCTCAAGATGCATTAATCCAAAAGAACGGAGTAAACCACCTTAGATTACCAGAGAAGGCTGATGTGTTTTCTAGAAGAGGTGTCAATCCAAAGAGAGTATACATAAAGGCAATTCTAAAGTAAGAAGATGATAGCAATTAGATCAAACAAAGAACTATTTTTCGGTGAGGCTAAGTCAGGATTTATAAGAATGGAGATAGAGGAGATCATAAACAGACCCTCTACCCAAACTTATACCCTTAGAATTGTCGATACATGTTTTAAAGAGATAGAAGAAGAAGTAGAAGTTTGGAATGAGACTGAGGGAGTAATGAAAACAGAGAAAATTAAGGATGAACGTATACAGGGACATAAAACTCGTTACGTTAGCTATTCTTATGATCAGGTTAAAATACTCGCTGAAGTTCTTAAAATAAATAAATCTAAATTCCCATCTGAAGTAGAGTACATTAACGAGCTTTTCAAATTAGGATTACTTATCGTTACGCAGAAAGAGTGTAAAGAAAGTTTAGCTGGATATGAAAACAAGGGGATGTATTTAAGTGAAGCAACAGACTGGGAACTAGAGAAATAACCCAGACTCCTCCAAAAATAGTATAATAAAATAACAGATAGGCATGCCGTTAAATAATTTTTCACATAACTACCGTCCATCGCCGACTCCACAACAACCTCAAGTACCACAACAGCCTCAACAGCCGAGTGTACCGGGGAGAGTGGATAATGACAATAAGGACTCAGTAGTATCATTAAAGAACAATAGATTCCACCTTGATGAGTCTGTTATGATCGTCTACAACCCAACAAAAGATGATCTAGAAATAAAGGCAAGAACAGGGGGAGTACAAACTATAAGCCCTTCAGTTAATCTAGTAGCAAGTAAAGTTGACGTAGATCCAAACAAAGAGGGAGTATATTATAAAAGAGTAGCAGATAAGGTAGAAGAAGTTTATGTAGTTAAAGATGGAGTTATTTATACACTTAGCATCCCAACTACAGACAATAATACTCCACAGCCAGTTCCTACTCCTACTCCACAACCAACAGAAAAGAAGGAGGTAGAGCTTATTACTTCAGAGTCACAGGTTAGTCTTGCTGATACTAGTGATAAGGTATATTTTCTATTAGATGCAGTTTCACATTCAATTAAGAAGATTATAGCTGTATTAGGCGGACATAGATTTGATCATACAATTACTGCACCAGAACCTCCAAAAGAGACTGTGTTTATAGTGAATAGTAAAGATGAAATCGACAGAGCTAAGGACGGTACATATTACGTTAAAAATGAACAGGGAGATTTGACTGAGATATATGTAGTAAAGAACACTCAGCTTATCACATTTAAACCATCAACAATAACTAACCAAAGAATCGGAACATGGAGTATATAGTTAGCGAATTACCAAGTGTACTAGAACCAAGCTCAACTTATTTTGTTCAGTTACCAGAAGCAGGGGTTTTCAATATGTATGTAACCGATTCAACAGGTAGGGGCATACCACTAGGAACCATTGAAAGAGCTTATAAGGTAAAGAACAATTTGGGTCAACCTAGTAACGAACAAATTTTTAAGATAACGATTGATTTAGAAGAAGGAATAACAGAACTACCTGAAAAGTGGCTTCCTAATTTCCGTTCTATAAATCCAATCAACTATACAAATATTAAATTACCAAACTCACTAGTAAATCTTAAAGACTACTCACTTGAAGGGTATCCACTTACTAGATTCGAATTTCCAAATACATGGGCACAAGAAACTAGAACTTACGGGAAATATCTATTCAAGGGGTCAGCGATTTCAGAAGTACCTAGAGAGTTAGAAGGTAAACTTACAGAGGGAATGTTCATGGATAGTAAGGTGAGAGTTATACCTGCTAACACAACTGATTTCCCTAAGAATGTATTTAAAGGAGCTGAGATTACTGAAATTAGAGATGTAGCAGGAAGTTGGCATCCAGGAAGTGTGTCTCTACATCAAGGGTCATTCCATGGTAAATTCCCAGTAACAAGTATTCAAAGTGAGATTTCTATAGCAAGTTGGGAGGGAGGTTCTATTTATGCAGATATTGATACGTTTGACTTAAATAGATACTCTTCATTAAACACAACTTCACAGGCTATTTCACCGTTTGTATCAGGAAGTAAAATTAAGAGATATGTTACAAGTACTATTTCTAACTCTTACACAGATGAACAAACAAAAGGGGCAGAGATTGAATTACTAGATCTTAGCGGTTCTCATTCAATTAACTTAGAGAATGCTCAGACTAAACCAGCTCTACAAAACGTTAAGAAGGTTAAATTCCCGACTACAATGACAGAGTATCCAGACTTTAGTTCAGTAGCGAATTTTAACTCAGGAATTATTTATGATGTTGAGAAGAGTGATTTAGAGAGAATTACAAAGATAGATACTAATAACGGTAGATTTGATTTTACAGGAAGCTTAGAATTGCCATCTACATTCCCAGGAGTTAGTATAGGGAATTACGGTAAAATCACAGAGCTTACAGTAACTAATGAGTCTCAAGTAGAAAAGATGTTCATGTACTCAAGTGATACTGTAATAAACGAACTTCCACTAGAGAATATTAATGTTAAAACTACAGGGACTACTACATCAAGTGCGGATATTTTATTACTCCAAACTACTACTTATAAATTAACAACTCCAAATGAACTTACGAGAAAGATTAAGAAGATCACTGGAACGGTTAATTTAAGTAAAGATACAATTCCAAGTCAATCATTTACAGAAGATCTTTCAAGTCACCCACTAGATGAATCGATTAATATAGATGGACTTAAGTTTATAGTTAAAGACAATAGTCCAGCTGCAGGTTCAGTAGATAGATTGATAGAGTTCTTCCAAAGAGATAGTAATGTAGGTAAACTATTAGATGCTAGTGAAACGGGAGGTAAGATAGTTTTTGGTGCAGGAGGCTCATTCTATAATCTACCTAACCCTACTATTACAGATAAGCTTCTTAAGGAAATCAATGAGTCTACTACAATCACTAGGGTTGAAATATTCCCTCAATCTTCTGACAGCAGTGATTTGCATTACCAATATTCCGTAATCGCAGGACTCTTAGAAGGTGTAAAATACGCTAATTTATCCCTCGCAACCACTGGAGAATTTAGAGGAAGAGGAGTTGATTCTAACCAGGGAGGAAGTCTTCTATCTAAAGCAGCGGAGGCTAATTACAACGCAGGAAAACTGAAACTTCACTTACCTGACTACACAATAACTTATAATCAACTTAAGAACTTTACTACATTATTCCATAAGGGAGAAGTATCTAGTAGTACGGATTTAACTATCACAGCAGGTAGAATGTTTGCTAAAGAATCTACTGACGGATCTAAGAATAACCTTATGCCGATTAGTAGTATTAGTATTGCCTTGCCTAATTATGTGGGAATTGAAAACTTATCACTTAAGGAAGATGAAGATTGGAGTGGGTTAACTAGAATAGAAGTAACTGCAGGGAATAGCTCAGATTTTACTGGATTGTTTAATTATATAAATTCTGCCCCAGCTAATCTTAACTCTATCACACTTCAAATAGATACAACTAAACAAGATCACTATGGAGATAACAATGCTGAGTTAAAGGTTAAACTACCAGCTTGGGTTACTTCCGATAAGATTGAGGATATTGGATTTACAGGATCAACGCCTAAGGGTAAAATGGAGCTTACTCTAGAATATCCAGGAGTGCTTGAATTCTCTAAGTTTAAATTTAAGGGAAATCAAAATGACGTAATTAAAGTTCCAGCTGACCAAGTTGAGAATTATAAAGCTGCTTCAGGATGGTCTACGATGGCTAACAAAATACAAGCAATCTAAAATGATAAAGAGATTAATAAGCGGACCAATAGCTTTACTTGCATCCATAGTTATAGCTACAATACTTTTACCTGTAGGATTTATTTACACTATAGGGAAGTATGCTAAGGAGTGTAAAATTAATCCGTTTCTAACCATGCTTAAGAATTTTGGACTCAGTATACTTTTCGTGATATCTTATTTATGCATGAGAGTAGCTGTAGCTATAGATATCTTAGGTAATGTAATAGCAGGGGAATTCCTAGAAGACTTTATAACCTCTAAGGAAGACACCCTATTTTCAAAACCCGACATCACTATCTCATCTTCAACAGGTGCTTTAGAGGTAGAGGGAGAATTGAATAAGACTGGTAATTGGTTCTCTAAAATATTAAGTAAAGTTCTAGGTGAAGATAACCACGCTATACTCTCTTACGCTCACTATTTAGAGTCAAAGAAGTTAGATGCTAGAATTGAAAACTTAACTAGAGAAGAACTGATAGAACTGGTTAAAAATTTGAAAAACGAAAATTAAACCCAGGAGTACAATGAGACGAAAGATTTTATTCAGAGGTAGTAAGTACTTCGCAGAGATGATCGATAATACTAAGAAATCAGACGGAGGTAATATCACGATCAAAACACTAGAGGGTAGAGTCGAAGCTGAGGGACTTAAGTATTTTAATTGGTACTTTGATGGGAATCTTTCAGTAATAGAGTATAACGGTCTTCCTAAACTTTATAAAGAGGGAATACCACACCAAATGACTCTAGAACTCTGGGATAGTAAATTAGCTAAGGTAACTGACCCTAGAGAAGCTTTAGATGTATTCTTAGGTTATTCTCCAACACGTGAGCCAGAAGGATTAAATGCACGTTACGAGGATAGACAAAGACTCATCAGACAGCTTGACAAGGGTATGGACTTAGAAGATATTAAAGCTGACAATATAGAAAGGGAGAAAAAAGAGGAAGAAGCTAAGGCAATGGAGGAACAACAGCAACAAGGTCCGCCACCAGGAGAAGAGGGTTATCCGCCAGAAGAAGAATATCAAGAAGAAGGAGGAGAACCAATGCCGCCACAGGGAGAGGGAGAGGAACAGCCGTCAGAAGGAGAAGAGACAAGACCACAATCATTATATTTGAAAAGGGTAGACAGCATAGGAGATGGCAGAGAACTTTTCGAGTATCCAGACGGGGCACAAATCATACTAGGGCCAGAGACATTTGTTCCAGTTGTAAATTATAATAACCAATCCTCAAATATAAAACCTAATCATAACAGCTTAATTAAAGAACTCAGAAAAATCTATAAGGATGCAGACTTCACTTTCACGAGCTTGTTTGACATTAATGCAATAGAGGTAAGAGGAGAGTCTGTAGCAGATTATCAAGAGGAAATTTTAGAAACAATAGAGGAACTAGATCCAGGTTTAGAACCATACGTATCGACGTTATTAACAGATACACTGGTTATTAGACTTACAAACGATGTTATAGAATTCTAAAGTTAAACAATAAAGTGACAGCAGGGGTTCGCCCCTCGTTGTCCAATATGTAAATGAATAGAGCTTATGGGAATATCAAACCACCCAGCAAGAAGTAAGAAGCCTGAAGACGAGCATTTAACAGATGAAGAACTAAGGGCTAAATATGGAGGATGGCTAAACGACCCTTTCTCTAACGATGATGTAACAGATGAGATGAAAGCATTAGCTAAGATACTCGGTTACAGAAAACTACCACCTAAGATCAGCACCTATTTAATGGATAATGACTACTTAGGGCTTAAAGAAACCGGGATGTCAGGTAAGGCTTTATACCCAGCGTGGATGCCAGTACTTGAAGATATATTCCCAACAAGATTACACATTGGACACCCTATAGTTACACTTTCATGTGCCTTAGGTTGCGGGAAGTCTACGGTTTCAACTATTATGATGTCGTATGTAGAGTGTAGAATAAACCACCTAGATAACCAAGATTTTATAAGGGGGATGACTGGTAAGGAGATGGTTATGGGGCTGGTTCACACAAAGATGGAGAAAACAATATCCGACTTTAAAGAACCACTAGCAACTATCAAAGAACAATCACCTTACTGGAAATCTGGAATGGTATCGCACAATATACTAGACTACAAGATTGGTGGGGAGAGAAACATTAAATCAATTCTAGGGGGTGACCTTATTTGTGCAGTACTTTCGGAGGTAAACTTCTGGGATAACTACGCTAGAGCTAAAGGTGCCATTGAATCACTAATAGGAAGGGTTACCGGGCGTTTTGGTCATGTTAGAAAATACTTCACTTTAATCGTACTCGACTCATCACCATCAGAATCAGGAGTATCAGTAGTTAACGACTTTCTATCCACAAACCCTGATATTTATAATGTAGAGATGAGCGAGTGGAAAGCTAAGGAGCATTTACCAGGACGTTATTTTGTTGAGGGAGAGTTTTATGTTTACTGCGGAGACCAGATGAATGACCCTTTTGTGTTTCCAGATAGCTTTAAACCAGAAAACCTTGACCCTAAATTCGATAAAGATAAAGTCATAAGAGTACCTGAAGAGCTTAGAGTACCTTTCATGAATAACACCGCAAAAGCTTTAAGAGACCACGCAGGAGTTACACATGAGCTTGGAGGAGGATATTTCTTTAAGGACAAATCTAAGTTATCTACAGTATTCAACCTGCCTCACCTAAATAAAGACGTTATAGAAGTAGACTTTTACGATAATGAGGACAGGATATATTCACAACTTGACACCTCACTATCTAGAATACCAAAAAATAAAGTAGTATATGTAGGACTCGACTTAGCAACTTCAAATGACTTAGCGGGTATAGCGATTGGATATTTTGACGAGTATATTTACCCTTTCCCTAATAACCCTAAGATGAAAGAGCCTACATTTATAATTAATACAGTATGCGGGATAGGAAGAAAACCAGGACAGGAAACTTCACTCGCTAAAATAAAAGACCTGATAATGGAGCTTAACAAAAACTATGAGATTGGAGGAGTAAGTTGTGACCAGTTTCAAAGTAAGCTATTAATGCAGGAATTAGAACACTTAAAAATACCGACAAAATACATTTCACTAGACAGAACAGATGTAGGGTATAACAACTTAAAGAACACAATTTACACTAATAGAATAAAGATACCAAGCTCTAAGTGGCTGAAGAATGAACTAACCTACTTACAATATATAGACGGGAAGATAGACCACATTTCTAACGCTAATTCAGGAGGTTCAACAGTAGCTGGAGGCGGTAAATTTAGTAAAGACCTTGCTGATGCCGTAGCTTCTTGTCTTCTTAATATGTCAGAGGATTTGGAACATGCAGCGTCACTATCACTTAAATCATCCATGGGCAGACAGATAGATATGCTCCAAGGGTTATATGCAAAAGATAGTGTTCAGGAAGATAAAGCTAGAGCAGCGCAAGTAAGTTTGATGCAGAATATATTTTAGAGATATGATAGAAGTAACAATTAAAGCTAAGAGAGATAGTGGATTTAAGCTACACTCTAAAAGCTTCACAAAGGTATTCTCTAATGATGATAATTCCGTACAATACACTTTCAGAATAGATGATAACAACAAAGAAGAAACGGTTAGAATGCTTTCCGATTCCCTTGGGTTAGACTTCCATCCAAAGAAAGAGTGTATGGTGATATTACATGACGAGATTGCCGATTCACCAGATGACGTCAAAGATAGTTATAATAGATTGATGTCAAAATTAGAGGAATACGGATATTAATATGGAGTTCAAAAAATACACAGACGAAGAGATAACCGAGCTTTTAGATAGCGGAGAAGCAAAGGTTGAAGACAGAAGATTTTCCTCTAACGTTGACTCTGAGACTGAAATGAGACGAATCCTTAAGAGTGAAGACTTTGAAGAAAACGAAGCAGAGACAAGAGAATTTGCCAGTGTAAACTTAAATATGAAGGCGATTATTGGATACATGAGCATGGACGTTAAGAATCAGTTTAGGTTCCTCATGATGTCCGTTAGAAAGTATGTTAGAAGCCTTAAACCAGATACAGCACAGAGCGAAATTAATACAGTTGTCACATATGTTTCTTCAGAGCTAACTAGGATGATAATGCTCGCTAAGAGTCAGATGTCACAATCAGGAGGAAATTTAAACACTATTCTGGGACTTTCAAGAGCGGGTTCAGGAGAGATTACTAGAATAGGTATGCAACTTTCAAAATTAATCAATAAGGCTAATCACGGATCAAATGGAGTCCTGCCACGAAACCTCACATCTCAAATCCAACAATACTACACTTTATTAGTTAATGCGATACTTGAGAAATTAGGAATAGATAAGTTACAAAGAGGAGGAGGACAACCTATAGTAAGTGGACAGCTACAAGATAGAGTTATTCTACAGTCTTTATTAGAAGGGGACAACTTACCAGAAGAGGATAATGCTATAGTGGTAATTGATGAACCGAAGAAACCAGCAAAAGTAGTAGGAATAGATGAGACTACAGAGTTTTACATTAACGACCTCGACAGTGATGATTTAGATGTAGTAGAGGAGTTTATTGAGAATTTAGATGTAGGAGCCTATTCAATGGATTATGACAACGGGCTTCTTAAGGTATCATTCTTTGACGCTATGCCTGAGGAAAAGTTAAACCTATTCAAAAGATTCGTAGAGGACAGTGAAAATTAAATAACAAATTAAGTAAAATATTAAAACAAACCATTATAATGAGTAAATACATGAAAAGATACTTCAGTGAGTTGAATGACGGTACGGTTATCATCCCAGCTGAAAATATCTCTGCAGATCAGTTAGAGGATATCATTGATGAGGCTGCAGATAGAGTAGAAGAAGAAACAGGTTCAAGAGAGTTTGCTTCTTTATATAGAGATAACTTCGCAATGAGACTATTCTCTGAAATCGAAGAAAAAGCTAATGAAGGAGGGGAAGTTGATATCGATGCTGCTGCTGAAGATGCACTAGAAGATACAGCTGCTCAAGTTGAAGAGGCTGAAGAAGCTGAAACTAAAGCTCAATCTTTATACTTAGCTGGAATTGAAGCAGGTAGAAGAATGTTCGCTGAAGAATTAGAAGATATTGAAGGAGATATCGAAGAGGAGCAAGAAGAAGTTAAACAACAAGCTTACTTAGCAGGAATCGAGGCTGGTAGAAGAATGTTCTCTGAGGATTTAGATGATGTTCTTGAAGGTGATGTTGATGGAGACGAAGATGAAGTAGAAGCTGTGGTTGTTCAATCTAAACTTGCTAACACTTACTGGAATGTATGGACTAGAACTTTCTCTGATGCTAAGGCTGAAGGTGCTTCTGACCAAGAGGCTGCTGCTGAGGCTACTGAAGAGGCTTCTCTAGCTACTGACATTGCTGATGAAACAAGTGAAGACGAAGAAGCTGAAACTAAAGTACAATCTTTGTTTAACGCTAACCCATACCTAGGAGCATTCGTAAGAGCGTTCTCTGAGGCTAAAGAAGAGGGAGCTAATGACGAAGAAGCTACAGTAGAGGCTGCAAAAGCTGCACTTGACGAAGCTGGAGTTCCTAACGCAGAAGTTGCTGATGAAGAAGTAGAGGCTGTTAAAGTTCAATCTTACATTAGAGCGTTCTCAGATGCAGGACTTGAGTTCACAGGAGAAGATTTAGCTGACTTGGATCCAGAATTAGGAGGTCAAGAATTGTTAGATTTCCACCAAGAGACTGAAGATAAAGCTGAGGAAATCGCTGCTAACGTAAACGAATTGTTGGATGAAAATGGTTTTAGATTAGAGCCAAAAGCTGACGTTTCAGGGATTAATGAATTGATTTAATAATAGAAAATATAGATTAGAATACAGACATGAGATTCGGAATTAATACAAATACAAATACATCTGCTAGCTACTTCTCTGAGGTTAAGAGTGATGCAGGTTTGATGAGAAAGTTAGCTAGCTCTTCATTGAGTTCTAACGACCTTACACAAAGATTGGAGGCTTACCAAAAAGCTTTCTCTAACTTAGACGCACATACAAGAACATTCTCTGGTACTACAGGTCTAAACCAATTAGGAGGACTTACAGGACAAGAGTTCGTTGATGTAACTGTTGCTGCTATGGTTAAGTCTATCGTTGGATTTATCGCAGTAGAAAGAGGTATGGAACAGCCTAGACAAATGTTGGCATTCCTTGACCTAGTAACTGTAGGGAACGATGAAACTCCAATCCCTGCTGATAAAACTGTTACTGGTACTTTAGCTGGACAAACTAGACAAGGTGATCCATCTGTAGTAGCTAGAAACATCGGTAGAGACATGGAATACGACACTGTTTCTGGTCACTGGAGATCTAATGTAAACTCTGCTCAACACGTAGCTACTTTCGATGGTTCTGCTACTGATGAGATTTCTTACATGGATGCTAAAGGTGCGTTCGTTCCAGGTAGCTTGGCAATCACTATTACTGAGTTTGATGCTGCTACTAAAGTTGTTAAAGATACATTTGTAATCACTGACAACGGACAAGGAGAATTATTGGCACCAGCTGGTAGAGTTAAAGAAGGTTCAGTAAATTATAGAAATGGAGCTATCAAAGTTAAATTGGGAGCTAACATGACTACTAACCACAAATACTCTATTGAAGTTGCATATGATACTCCAAGAAAACCAATCAACAGAGTAAAAGATCAATTAGGATACTATGAACTTAATGCTTTCCCTCAATCAATCGTGGCTGAGCATAACATGGTTTCTAATATCGTAGCTAACAGATCTATGGGAATCGACTTGAAGAAAGTTCTTAAGCAGAGAGTAATGGAAACTTACTTGAAACTTATTAACCAAACTGCAGTTGAGGCTCTTAATGGATACAGAGGAAACACTATATCTGTAGACTTGTCAGGTCACTCTATTAAGCTTAATGGTATGGATCAGTTCATCTACTTGTTCCAACACGCGCTTACTCAAGTTGACACTGAATTAGCTACAAGATCATTTAAATCAGTTAGATCTTCTGCTTACGTTGTAGGTATTAGAGTTGCTGAGATCTTCAAAACAGCTAAAGTTACAGGTGCTTTCGTTGAAAATAAAGAATCTGCTTACGTTGAAGACTTGATCGGTTACTACAATGGAGTTCCGGTTATCCAATCTCTTCATGTTAAGCCGTTCGAAGGATACGCTATCCACAAAACTGCTGACGGACTTATGGCTCCAATCGCTAGAGGTATCTTCTTACCAGTTAACGATTTGCCAGAGGTAGGAAACTTCAATAACCCTACTCAGTCTGCTTCAGGAATCTTCTCTTATGAAGGGGTTAAGTTCTTGACTAGCGACTTAGTACAGAAGTTCGAAGTTACAGTTCCAGCTGGATACAACACTATCGCTACTGCTGCTCAGAAAACACAACTTCAAGGTGGTTCTGGAACTTGGCAGGAAGCTATCTACGGACAATAAGAAAAAGTTTAGTAGACATAATAGAAAGGGTAAGGATGAGGATAAAACCTTGTCCCTGCTCTAACTGAAAATGAATTATAATTATGAGTGCAATCAGAACTTTCGCAAATCTAGTTTTTGGTTCATCTCCTAATATGACTTCTTGGGGTGCTAGACAGGGTTCACCTTACGCTCCAGTACAGTCAAATATCATCTCTCCAGGGTCACTTAATAGCTCTGTAGGGGGAGGAGTCGATGCCAATAAAATATACTCGATAGTTGGAACGTCACTCACACGATATTTAGAAAGGATAGATGAACTTACGTCTTACTTGGAGTTTCATATTACTAAGACCTCGATTGACGTTATAAAGGATGCGTTAATGGAGCTTATTATAACTGACAACCCTAATATAATTTCACTCCCAGATGACCCAGAAGCAGAGGCTGACATCAACAGAATACTTAACGAGATGCAGCTTATTAAACACATTACATCGGACATCTCAGAGCTTATTTATTACGGGAGCTACAGTTATGCCATGGAACTCTCTGCGGATAAGAAAACATGCAAGCTAAGATATTTAAAGAATCCAACAAAGGTAATATCAACATGGAAAGATTCTAAACTCGATTCATACTTCACCTACGATATGGCTGGAGAGATGCACGAGTTTACTAAGGATCAAATATTTTCCATCTCTACCTACGATTATAAGCTTGAGTTTGATGAAGATATATCCACAGACAGACTAAAACAACTTAATGCAGAAATAGAAGGAGAAGAAGCAGTAACAAAATTAAATGTAGAGAGAGGAAGAGAACAAAAAACAGTTACCTCTTATGATAAACGTTACTTAGCTGGGACACCTCTATTTGGATACATTACAGGAAAGATTAAGGAGTATATATTAAAAGACTACCTATTATCCATTCTATCTATCAAAGACCTTATTCAACCTATTATCTTACTTGTGGGGCTTGAGAAGACAACAGCTTTAGAGGAGGGTGTAGACTTAACTCAAAAAGTAGAATCTCTCATCAACAAGAACTTAGATATGTCATTCATGGAGGCTAAAGGATTATCAGTAAAAGATCTAGCCATGTCTCTAATTGATAATATACGAGTTCTCCCTGATTATGATAGTAAGCTTGCCGGAATGACTGACCTTAATTTAGATAAGATTTCCGAGAAGATAGATAGAATAAGAATGGACCAACAAACTATCAAAGAAGACTTAATTAACGCTATTGGATTACCGCCAGACTTATTTGAAGGTAGGGCGTCTAGATGGGAGTCAATTAAGATGTCACAGAGGTTTGAAAGTAAAGTCAGCTACTACGTGGATATGATAAATAAAAGTGTAGTATTATTAGCTGAGAATTTGTATGATAGATTAAAGTTAAGTAAAAAGCTGGATATTGAAGGGAAAATCACATCTAACTTAATGGATACAGATTCACTAGAGTACACTAAGAAAGTCGCTAGAATGGATACCTTAGCTGAATCAGTGAATAGAATAGCAGACTTAGCAAATATAGTTTCAGGATTAGAGCAGAACCAATTAGTGGAAATCAAGGCTCTTAAGGAATATATTAAAGAGGGGGTTAAGAAGTTTAATGACCCAGCTATGGCTAAGATGATAAATCCAGATAAGAAACCAGTGATGGACGCATTCGGCAACCCGCTTCCTGACCCAGATGACCCAATGAGTGGTATGAGTGGTGGAATGATGGACAACGGAGGGTTTAGTAATTACTAGAGACATTTGGCATAACTTTTGATATTAACTTAAAATGATGTACTTAATAGAAAGACATGTAATAAAGAATAATAAAGAGTTAGACGAATTATGTTTCAAATCTAAAAATCTTTATAATAGAGCTCTATACTTAGTTAAGCAACATTATTTTGAAACAGAGAGTTATTTAAATTTCTTTGGAGTTAATAAATTGATGGTTGATTCTAAGGATGTAGATTATTATGCATTACCTACTAAAGTATCAAAGCAAACTTTAATGTCACTGGATAGGAACTTTAAGGCGTTCTTTAGTTTGCTCAAGAAGAAACAAAGCGGCGGCTACGATAAAAACGTTAGAATCCCTAGGTATTTAGATAAAGAAGGTAGATATGTAACTATTTTCCCTAAAGATGCTATATTTAAAAAGCCACTTAGGAAAGGCATAATCAAACTATCTTCTTTGTCTATTGAAATACCTACTAAAAAGGCTAACGAGTCTAACATAGTTGAAGTAAGAGTTTTACCTAGAAATAATCATCATGTAGTCGAAGTAGTTTATAAAGTAGACGAAGTTAAATCTAAAAGTGATAACGGAAGATACGCTTCTATAGATCTGGGTTTAGATAATTTAGCTACCGTTTCATCTAATGTAGTTAAACCTTTTATTATCAATGGTAGACCTTTAAAGTCAATTAATCAATACTACAATAAAGAAAAAGCTAGACTACAAGCTCACTTAAAAGGTAATAAGAGAACCTCAAAAAGAATAAAAAATATAACTAACATAAGAAACAATAAAGTTATAGATTATTTACATAAAAGTTCAAGAAAGATAGTGAATTTCCTAGTTTCTAATGATATAAGTACTCTTATAATAGGTTATAACGAGGAGTGGAAACAAAACATTAACTTAGGTAGAACTAATAATCAAGCTTTTGTTAATATACCTTTTTATACATTTATTAATCAGTTAGATTATAAGTGTAAACTAGAGGGTATCAATGTTATACTTACAGAAGAATCTTATACATCTAAGTGTAGCTTTTTAGATGGTGAATCTTTAGAGGAACATGAAAATTATCTAGGTAAAAGACTTAAAAGAGGACTTTTTAAATCAGCTAAAGGTAAACTTATTAATGCTGACCTTAATGGTTCACTTAATATTCTAAAGAAAGTAGTTGGAGATTTTAGTTATCCAATAGAGGTGTGTAGCACACCATTAAGAGTTACTTTAAAGTGATTCTTGTAAAACTTAAAGCATTTACTTGTTTTGAGCAGCTATTAGGTCAGCCTTATTAAATAAATGATCGATTAATATGAAAAGAAATAAATTTAGATACAATAAAGAAAACATAACATCTCGACTATTTGCTCAGAACAGAAAGAGAAGACCTAGCCACTATGACGATGAAGAAGACGATGAAGAAGAGCATAGAGGTGGCGGAATGGGTGCCGGAGCTGCTGTAGGATTGGGGGCTGCCGGTTTAGGTTTAGCGAGCCAAGGTCTATCTGCTTTAGGTACTATTCAAGGGGTTCACGAGCAGGGTAAAGGAGTTAAAGGATGGTTTGATAGAAATAAGCGAAGAAAAGAGGACTACAAGAAGTATGGTGGTGATGAGAAGCTAATGGAAAGAAAGAGAGACCAAGCTTATCGTCTATCTAAAACCGCTAAGAACTCACAGCAAGAAGCAGCTTTAAAACATAGGGAATCTGAAATATCCGACTCACTAGAATGGGCTAGAAAGAAGAATGCCTATAAAGCTGATATGGCTAAGCAAAAGTCTTGGGTAGGTAAAGGAACTACTTGGGCTAAGCATAATCCAATGAAAGCGGGACTAGCAGCAGCAGGAGTGGCAGCGGCAGCAGGTGGAGCTTATTATATGTGGAAGAAACGACAAGAGGAGAAGAAACGTCGAGAGAGGGAAAAGAAAGAGCGTGAAAGAGGTGGATATCAAACTAGGAGGCAGAGTAAGATAACGAGTAGAATGTTCGCTTATGGTAGAGTTGGGGCAAGAGGACTCGGAGCGTCTACTAATAGAATAATGGGAGGTAGTAAGGGAAAGTCTCTATGGGGGGGGTCTTCTAGTAAAAAATCTGGAGGGATAGGTATGTACCAAAAGAATAAAATGAAGAAGAGTCCTATAATGGGAGGTAGTAGTAATAAAGGTGCCGGAAAGAGTAATCCTTGGTCTATGGGAGGATCTAACAACCACAAACCTGCTCCAGTAAGTACACCTAAACCTACGACCCATCACTCTGTATCTACTCCAAGCTCAACACCAAATAAGGGCTGGAATAGAACTAAATCTCCTTCATCAAAACCAAACACTGGCTCGATGAATAGCAATTGGAATCACTCATCTGCAAAGGATAATCAACCAATGTCAGTAGAACAGATCCATGCTAGAAAACAAAAAGAGAAACACCAAAATACTCTAAATGATCAAAAGAAGAGAATTGCTGATTTAGAGAAAAAGACTCAGGAATTAAAGACTGCAGGTAAAGGTGTTTGGGATGACAACTATATCAATACTCAAAAAGAAATGCGAAACCTTAAAATGGAACACCACAAAACTAAATTCAAAGATGATAAGGTAGGTGATTTCATGGCTAGAGGCGGATTCCTTAAGAAGTTTGATAAGAACGGAAACCTTAGATGGGGTAAAAAGAGAATGGCACTAGCTGGACTCGGAGCGTACGCGGCTTACAACATGATGAAGGATGACGATGATAAATAGACGAAGACGTAAATTAAATAACATAACAACACGACTTTTTGGACTTATAGGTAATTATCAAGCTGGACAAACAGTTTCAACTACAGGAAGAGAGGCTTTAGGAAATAAACTACCTTCAACACAGGAGTTAATTAATGAATCCAAAGTATACGTTCTAATTAGAAAAGATATAGATGGAAACTGGAAAACACCTAGAAGACTTAGAGGAGCATCTCCAAACGAAGTAATGAACCAAAGGAGGATGCTAGAAAATAAAGGAGAAAGAGTTCAGGTAAGAGGTCCTATGGATGAAGCTAAGGCTGAGACTATTTATGATAATTACAAGAGACAGTACGAAAACGCAAAGTGGAGATAATATGAATAAAAATGATAACAAAATAGAGTCTGACAAAGAGTTCAAAGTTATGCTACACTCTAAGATGAAAGAGATACATGGAGATAAATACAACCCAGAAGTGACAGAGAGAGTAGCTAACGGACTAATTGAAAGATATAACGGGAACTATCCAGCTATGGTAAAGGCAGCGTTTAGTAATAGTGAGACGAGAACACAATCTAAATTAACACTAAGAACTAAACTATTTGCTGATTCTCCTTCTCTAGGTAAATGGATGGCTGCTTCGATTGCGGTTGGAGTTGCTACCCCTATCCTTACTCAATTAGCACTTTACTCACTAGACTTCTATTTAAACAAGCATAAAACCCTAAAAGACCTTAAAGCACAAAATACAGAGGAGGTTGTTAAAGATTTCCTAAGGTCAAATAGGGGGGTTAGAGCTTCAGAGGAGTCAGTTAGGAATGCATCTGAGTCAATGAAGGATTTCTTACAATACCAAGCTAATAGTAAATATGGACCTTACAAAGACAGAGATGATATTTTAGCTGAGCAGATTGCAGGTAAAACTAATTATAAAATAAACCAGAGATATGTTCGGTAAGAGTAAGAAAGAGAAAGAATTAGAGGCGGAATTATTAGCTGAAAATCCAGAACTGAGCGCGCAAAAGGAGGCTCTAGATGTAAGATTAGGTAGATACGCAAAACCATTAGCTAAGAACTTAATAATCGGTAGGATTGCAGAAAAACTAGCCAAGGAAGCTATTAATTTTGAAAATAAAAAGCTATTAGGTGATCGAGTAAATAGAACAGATACTCAAACTTACAAAAACCTAATGAATGAGCTTGGTAAGGGAAACTATGGAGGCAGTGATAATATAATAGGTCCAAACTACCGACCAGATGTGGATAAAGTCTTTATGACCGATATTAAAGGGTTAAACAATAGTAAAGTCTTAGCTCATGAAATGGGTCACAGAAATATAGAAAATGGAGGTAATAGTTTTGGAAGATTGATGCAAAGGTCTAGAAACATGCCTGTCCTTATTGGATCTAACGCCCTTGCTTTTGGAAACGCTATACATGCAGGCAATTCTCTAGCTAAGGATAAAATATTAGGTAAAAAATCTTCGTGGTTTAATAGACTTCGAGGGGGTGGAGGGTTTTTATTAGCTAATGCTCCAACTCTATATAATGAAGCTGATGCAACTATACGAGGATATAAGTTATACAAAAATGCTGGAGGTAAGGATCTTAAGGGGTATAGAAATAAAACCGCAACCGCATACTCAACATATTTAACTGGTGCTTTAGCTGCTACTGCTGGAGGTTGGCTTACTTCAATACTAACTAAAGAAACAGAATTAGCTAAGTACAAAAATATGACTGAGGTTGAGAAGATTGCGTATTTAACTAAGCTCCTTAAGAAACAGCCGGAGTACAAAGGATTCTCTACAAAAGATTTAGCTAGAGTTGCTTACAATCGAATGAGAGAATTAGATAAAGAATTATAAATATTAACTAAACAAAAACAAATATACAGATATGTCATTATATTTCAAAACTAGACTGTTCGCTAAGAAAAAAGGAGCAGTAGGAAGATTAGTAGAAAAAGCTAAAATCAAAGGAGCTAAAGTTTCCGCTTCAGCAAATGCAAAAGGAAGAAGTTTATATAAATCTCTAGAGGATAAACAAAAGCATGGAGGACTTGCAGGTCTTACTGGTATTGGTGCTTTAGCTGGTGGTGGACTTGGAGCTGGTGTTGCAGGAATTTCACTTAGAGGTCTTAAAGGTAAATTAAGAGAAGCTAATCCTCAATGGTCTGATGAGAAAGTACAAGCTGAATACGACAAAATCAAGAAGAAAAGATTAGCTATCGGTGCGGCTCTAGGGGCTGTAGCAGGTGGTGGATTAGGTTATATGAAAGGTAGAGAATACAAGAAGACCTACACACCAAATGCAATGAACTATTATAACAAGAAGTAATAACAATATGAGGTTAGTATTTAAAACCAAACTATTCTCAAGTAAGTATATACTAGAAGACTCTCAAATACTTAAAGGATCTAAAAATGCAGGATTAATTGGCGGAGGATTAGTTGGGTCTGGAGTCGGTTACTTAGGTGGAAGGCTTGTAGGTAAAATACTAACTCCATCTGAGGAAGACTTCATTTCAGAATATCTACTAAAAAATCCAGAATCCAATAGTTACGATGCATATAAAGCTTACAAAAATAGGAGGTCAATATATAGCAAGACTGGGACTATGATTGGAGCCTTAGTTGGAGGGATTAAGGGTTATAATTTGGGAAGTAAGACTGGAGATAAGATCGTAAAAACTAAGCGATATTTAGAGAAGACTATCCTATAAAAAAAAAATAAAGAATTAACAAAATGGGATTAACATTTAAAACAAGACTATTCGCTGAAGAAAAGAAAAGCGTATGGACTAAAACTAAAGATACAGCTAAAGAGTGGGGGAATAAAGCAGCTAAGTACCCAAAACAAGCAGAGAACTGGCTATATGACAAGGCTGAAGGTAAAAGATCGGGTTCAGGTAAGTATGCGCTAGGAGCTGCTGGAGCTTTACTTGGAGGTGGTTTAGGTGCAGGAATTGCAGGAATCACACTTAAAGGATTGAAAGGTAGACTTAGAGATGCTCACCCGGATTGGTCAGATGAAAAGATCGATGCTGAGTACAATAAGATTAAAAGAAAGAGATTAGCTATCGGTGGAGCTTTAGGAGCTGTAGCTGGTGGCGTAGGTGCTGGATATAGAGGTTTCCAAAGAGGTAAAGGAGGTAGTGCAACTGCTGCTCTTCCTGCACCGTCTAGTAATCCTCAAAACTATCACCCAGGTATCAACAGATAAAATAAGTGAGGGCTTGAAATATAGCTCTCCTAACTGAAAATGAAAATAAACTACGGCTGAATATAATAAAATAACTAATAAAGAAGATGCTATAGAGGCAGTAATTCAGTTATATAAAGAAAGCTCAGAGTAAGAGTGATTACCTAAATAGTCAAAGGAGAAAGACTTATGTGGTATCCCCCGAAGAAGTTAAATAAGAAAAAAAAATAATGGATAAAGTTGTAATAATAAAAAGTCAAGATGATGCTAGAAATTGGCTATTAAACAAAGCAACACCAACAGAAAGAAACAATAGAGTCGGTCAAGCAGTTGCTATGGGGCTACTTGGAGCTGGACTTGGAGCTGGTGTTAATTATGGAATCAATAGATCCGCGAAAAAAGGTATGTTGATTGGAGGAGCTTTAGGTGCTTTAGGTGGGTACATGATTAAACCTAAAGTAAGTGCAGAGGATAACCGAAATATGGGAGCTGGAGTTTTGTCTGGAATGGGGCAGTACTTTGTAATAGCTTCACTTCCGTCTGGAGAGGTTTACCACAAAGGCTTTAGAAATTTACAAGAAGCTAAACAAGATGCTGCAGATTTTAAATTGAAAGGAATCAAAGCTTTTATAGTGGCTCCTGAGGATTTTAGCGGTGCTAGTAATAGACAGTTTGGATTGATCGACCTAGGACATAAGAAAAATCTTGAAGTATTCGGTAAAGGTGCAAAAGCTTATGTTGATGAATATAAAAGTAAGGGTGGGACTGCTCCTAAAACTGAGGCTGCACTAGCTAAAGAAATCAGAAACGCTAGAGTTGCTGGAATGAAGGCAGTTAAGCAACATTATGGGAATTTTGGTGCAGGAGTTGGTTCTATTGGAGGAGCTGCTGTTGGAACTGGAGTTGGATACTTAGCTGGGAAAGGAGTTGCTAAATTGAAAAACAAGGACACCTATATTAAAGAGTACTTATCTAAACACCCTGAAGCAAGGGAAAGAGATGCACAGGAGGCTTACGCAAAGAGGGTTAAATCCTTTCAAACGATTGGAGGACTTTTAGGAGGTGCAGCTGGTATTTACGGAGGTTCAAAACTCGGTAGAAACTACGGACTAAAAGAAGGTGCTAAGATTGCAGCTAGAACTAGTAATAGACCTATGCTTACTTAGGATATGATAATAAAGTGGAGATTTGAAATATAGTCTCCCTAATTAAAAATGAATAAGATAAAATGGGAGAAGTACTACTATTATCGGAACTTAAGAGAAAAATAGACTTGAGGTCATCTCTTCTAATGCTACCTTCTGTGGATGAGTTATTGTCTATCGTAGGAACCCAGAATCCAGACGAACAGAGAGTAGAGCTGTATTCAGTGGCTTTAGAGAAGTGGCATTATCAAGTACCTCTCATCAGATTAAATAAAATAAAAATTAATAACGACCCACATAAATTTATAAACACTTTTAACACATATGCTAGGAATCCGAATACTATGTGCATTTCAGAGGTTGAACTTATACCGACTAGAGTATGGTCACTTAATGGTATTTTAGGTTCATCTCGTAATTGGATATATCAGGATGGTTTCTTATCAGGAGTTTCAGAGGGAGAATACCTAATGAATGCTACCTATATGAGACCTATGTATGTTAATTATTTACAACCAACTGGAGAATTAGACCCTAGGAGTTGTATTGGTTTTATAGAGGAAAGACATGTAAGTAAGTTTGTAGATGCTTGCCTTATGGAGACTTTACAATTTATATCTCAACTAAGGAAGAACTTTGAATACCCAGATGTACCTGTTCAGATGTTTAATGGTATAGATGAGGCTAGTTCAATGATACAAACAAGTTTAGATCAGTTTTATATGGGATTAACACACGGTAAGATTTATGTTTAAGAAATTAACTAGTTGGGAAAACTTGGAGGATAAGGAATTGGCTGACAAACTAAGGGATTACCAATATATAAAATCAAATAACGGGGACCTTGTAGATTATGATGGAAATGTATACTTAACTAAGAAGGGTGCTAAAATTCCATTCGTAGTTGTACATGAAGGGAGACATCGAGATAAGGTATTAAAAGGCGATGTACTTCACAATAAGAGACTTAGCCAATTAAATGATAAACTAAAGAAAGCAGCACCAACATTAGCATTTTTAGAAGGACTTAATGGAGGAAGTGGAACTAAAGTAATGAAACATCGACTTCTTTTAAATACTCCAACTATTATGAGAGAGGGGGTTGTTAATGCAGAAACAAGAGATATTCTACCTAAGAAGTTCCACAAAGATACCTACATTTCAGATAATACATATGCGATAGGAACTTTAAGGGAAGCAGCAGATGATTTAGATAAGTATCAGGCTGGAAAATTTGTTAGAGGTCTATTAATAAAGAAAATAAGATAAAATGGGAGTAATTGTAGCAACGAGACAGTTTGGTTCAATCTTTGGTGATCTATTTAAAGGAAGCCAAAAAGAACCTCAATATATAGCTAATACATTTAAAGAAGTTAAACTAGATTCAAAAGTTACACGAGTTAGTCAGAAGACTTCAGGGAACTTGATGATTGTAGATGTAGATGTATTAATTGGAAATGACTTCAACCTAGACTTAGTTTATGGAGTTAATTTAGATGTAGGTAAAATTAGATTATCAGAAAATACAGGATGGGTAGAGCAAGCAGAAGATACTTTACACAACTTGACACCTAAGAATTGGGAAAAAGAATTTAAGAAGGCTATTTGGATTGGAAAACTATATCAACACCCAGAGGTTTTAACTTATTGGGATGCTTATGTAGAACAACCTGATGAATTAGCTGCAGTAAAAAGGTTCTTCCAAAAAGATTACCAAAGGATACCTGAGATAATACTAAACGCGATAAAAAGCAATAACTAATATGAAAATAGAAGTAAGATTGTTTCCTCTAGATACTCCTGCAGCAGATGGTTCTATTATACCTAAGCAGAGTTTTCTAGAGTATCAGAACACACCAAGATATAAAGAGAGAAAACAGAATAGAAACTTTTATGGAGGGAGTACGCACTTAAACAGAAACCAATCCAGAAAAGAATCTACAGGGGGAGTTGTTGGAGAAGGAGATGAACTATTATACTCTGGAAACATCACTCACATTATAGATGATTACTTTATTAGAAGACACTCAGATGGGATTGAATATGTCCACGCTACGGCAGAGGTAATGGATGACCCAGAGGAGTATGAAGGAAAGAGTAAAGAATTAATTAAAACACTTACACGATTACTTAGAAGAGGAGTTCAGCTTCCAGTATCAGTAGTTATATCAGCCGTATGGAAAAACGATATAGCTGTTAGAATTAAGGATATTTTAGGATTTGACTTTACACTTTCACCAGGTTATAATAAGGCTAGTATAGTTGATATTTCTTATGAGTGATTTAAAAGCTATTCTAATTGGCGTAGCGGCTAGTAAGATTTTAGACAGACTCACAAGAAAAGAAGAACCAGATAGATATAGATTTCAGATAAGGTTCGATAAGAGAGGTCATAATTACGTCTACCATATGCTTTTTAGAACACGAAAGAGAGCCCACGAGGTAGCAAATGAATTATCTCAGAGGGTGGGTTATAGTAATGTAGTCGTTGAACAAATTGATTAATAAACTCATGGGAATAATTATAACAAAAAAATTTAACGCATACAGATCAGAGCACGCATATTACGGAAGAAAGACAGGGGGTAATTATGGTGCAATGATAGGAGCTGGTGCCGGGGCTGCAATAGGAAGACAACTAGGAGGTAAATCTCTTAAAGGTCAAGCTATAGGAGCATTAGCTGGCGGTTTAGTAGGTGGAATAGGTGGATTTATTGGAGGTAGAAAATTAGGAAGTAAAGCAGGTAGTCAATTAAGTAAGACAACTGAGAACAAGCGATTTGAAGTTACTTATTCTGACCCTAAAAATGGACTAGAGAGACACAGAAGATTTGACTATATACAAGATGCTCAACTCTTTCAAAGACAACATCCCGGTTCACGAATTACAGATCTTCACCATCAGCCTCAACAACCTAATTACACGGACGAAGAATGGTCATGATTTTAAATATAAGTGGAGTGGTTGAAAGATAGCCCTCCCAAAATGAAAATGAATATATGAACACACTAGTAGTAAACGGATTAAAGATAACCACTTCACTCTCTTATATCAAATTCATAGAGGCGGGTGTTACTCAAGTTGAAGAGGATATACCAAATTCAGTACTAGTTATTTTCTTCACCAAAGGAGCTAAAAACACTGAGTTACCTTTTGAAGTGATTATAGAGGAAGAGCTTAAAGAGTCAGACTTACTTTCAACCTATAATCCACAAAACAAAATAAACAACCTAAATATAAAGAAGCTGGTAGTTAATGAGTATATATTAAACCAGACTATTTTTACAGATTTAGACAAGAGTTATGCCCTTTACAATGAAGAGAGGTGTGACTTATTTATAAACCAGAATATAGAGTACAAAGATTATATAACACTACTTAAATCAATACCTTTCTTAGAGATAACTGAGGGAGAGGAGGATGTAGTACTAGCTAATATAACGAACTGCTTAATGGGTAGGAGGAGACTTAATTATATCTTCCCAAACCATCGAGCATTTAAGTACAAAGACACCTATACTAATTATGTCATCGATGAACCTCTAGTTATGTACCAAGTTAAAAAGGTAGTTCTAGAGCAGTTGTATGATCATGGTTTCGAATCTTTAAAGTTAGATGACCAGGATGAATTAGTAGAGGTTCCCGATGTGCTAAGTTACTCTATTCAAAATGCCGATTACAACCCAATAGCTAAAAGAGTTACTCCGCTACTAAAGAGACATACAGATGCAAACTTGTCTATAGAGTGGAAGCTTAAATCAACAACTCTCTCTAAAGCTATGGATATAAAGAACCGGTATAGAAACTTAGAGATTATTTCCAACTTGACTTCTATTAATGTATTTGACTATAACAACAATCCATTTAAGGTAGCTATAGTTTGGGAAGATATATCAGGTCAATTAGGAGATAAAAGTGCGGTTACTGACGAGGAGAATAATTACTATCATCAGCTATACTTTAATTGTAGAGTCCACTTTGATATTATAATGGATAACTGCAAACCTTCTGATGTAGTAATCTCTAAAATAACCAATCTAGTAAAATTCAAGGAAGTAAACCTAAAAGAAATGAATGCTGTAGATAGTGACAATGTCTTCAGTTTAAAGTATAAGGATTACGACCGCATAGTGAAAATATTAACAAAACAACCAGAGACAAAAGAAATTAAATAAAATATGAGTCAGATATATGAACCGTTTGTAGAGTCTAGAATTCAAGCTGCGACAACTACAGATACATCAGGATATCAGAACGGGAAGATAGTAGTAGCTGCTCCCTTAGTTTCTGACCACGGCCCTTACGGCATAACAATGATAAACAACCAAAGAGAACTCCTCAGAAAATATAGACCAGATGGAGCGAATTATTTGGTTTCAGATTTAGATAGTACATTCTTCCATATTTACGCTATGCTTGCTCACAGTTCAGTATTAGTAACAAGAGTAGGTAGTTCTATGGAGGAAGCAGTAACTAAAATGTATAATGCAGACCAAGGAGCGTTCAGTTATACAAAGCTTTTCGGAAATAAAATGGTAGTAGATTATAAAGGTTCTATTGCTGTTGGAGATAACGGAAAGTCTTATTTAGTAGATGGAAAAGATAGAATACTAGATACAATAGCTGCAGTTAAAGTAGGAGCAGTATCAGTTCAAAGTTTAGATTTCCAAGAGAAGATTAGCAAATTAATTAACGGATTAGAGGATTCATCAGTTTACCTTTACGGATATAAGTATGGAGAGAATAATGAACTAACTCTTTACCTAGCTTATAAGTACCATGCAAATGTAAACGAATTCATTAAAACTACACTAGGTCTTGCTAATACAGATGGACTACCTACAGCACCTAAGTTGACGATTGATGATAAATATAGATTGTTACTTAAGGCTACAGCTCCGGTAGGTTCAGCAATTACAAATACTACATCTACACCTCTTAAATTCTTAATTAACTCTATAGACCCGGCTAACAAGAGATTCATTTTAAAAGTTAATTCTCAGTTAGACGCAGGTTCAGAGTTCACGATTGCAGATGTAACGAGAACTGAGGTTAAACTTGCTCCAGCTCCAGTAGGGGTAAGCGCAATAAGCAATGGATTAAAACTAGAAGGAGATCCACAGACAGATGAAAAAGTCCTTATAAGTAATCCAGATAGAGTTTTTGCATTTTCAGACCCAGTTAGAGCAGAGTTTGAAAAATTAGGAGGAAATGCAGCACCAGTAGATGGAGAGAGAAGTGCAAAAGTACAGAGAGCTATTCTAGATTTATTGGAGTATGATGAAGGGTATAGAATTGACTTTGTATGGGATGCTGGAGAAGGTGAAGTTGGTCTACAGTCAGTAATGAACTCAGTAGCAGCAGAACTTAAAGCACTTGCACTACACTCAGTTAAAACTACAAACCATTCAACAGTAGATGCTATAGTAAATGAGTACAAGCAATCTAATTCATTCAACTCTTATAAACTAGCTCCATACATGAAATACAACTTTGGGATTAAGACACTAGAGCTTTCTCCTTGTATTGAGTATGTTGAAGCTATTGTAAGAAATAAGTCAGCTAATTCAGAGTTTGCACCGGTATTTGGAATCGTTAATGGTCAAGTATCTGTAGGTGAATTAGTAGCTCAATTTAAGAAGACTGACAGAGAGAAATTCTTAGCTGGACAAATAAACACCATCAAGTTCGATAAGTTTAGAGGTATATCTTCAATTAATGACTGTAGAACTGGAGAAGGTGGTCAGAGTTTGTTTAATGAAGAATGGATTGTAAGAATGGCTAATAGAATAGGTTGGGATTTAGACTTCCTTCTTGAGCAATTCTTAGGTAGATACGATGTTGAGAGTACAGCTTTTGACGTTAAGGCTACTATTGATTACTACATGAAGACTACTATTATGAACCAGACTTATGCACCTGAGAAATATGACGTTGTGGTGGATAAATCTAATAACGTTTGGGGTGATGGTGAATTAATGGTAGAAGTAAATATATATGTTGGTAGAGCGCTTAGAAAGATTACGGTTGTGTCCAAGATGCTTCCATTATCTACACTAACGTCAAACTAAGCCAACATTGCTTTCATAATTGTTGTGATTTTTTATTAAGTTCGTGTCGCAGGGGGATTTTGAATAGATCTCCCTCGGCCAACCCATAAATGAATAAAAGTATGAGTGAGACAGTTGTAAATAATGACTTTGTAAATAGAGCCCATGAAATGACAGGGAGGTTCTTTAAGATAATGTACAAGAGCTTTCCTTTTTATATGAAACTTTACGGGACTCTTTGCACAGTAGAACGCTTACTTAGAAATAAAGATAATAAAGACAGAATAAAGCTTCCTTCCAGAGACCAAATGATAAACCAGACTTATGGAAAGGTAGCTACACACGATGATTTGGATAGGGATTCTGAATGGCAAACTTTTACAGAAACCTTTATCATAAACAAGTCACACGCTCAGAAATACTACAATAACCAATCTGATGAGGTGATGATCTACTTTAACCAGAATATACTTGATTTAGGAGATAAGGTGAGTTTTAATAGATTCGGAAAGACTTACTCCTTTATAGTGAATGATGTTACAGCTTATGAGGACGTTATTTTTGAGTATAGATTAATCGGAATAAAGGATCACGTCTCTAGTATGAATGAGCAAGAGATTAAAAAAGAAGATAAACTTGAACTACCGACAAATGAGCAGGGTACAGACACACCAACAGTTAAGGTAGTTAGAGGCTTTAAAAATAGAAAATAATTATGTCGTTACTTAGTGATTTACAATTAGGCAAGGGGTATAGTGGAGCAAAAGATACTATAACCAAAATACTCTCACCTCTTAGACACCTTAGTGGAACTGTTGGAGATATAGGGAGAGCTGCACAAGCCTTAAAGATGTTGCCTAACCAGATAAGAACTAAATCAGACATGGTTCAAGTTAAGGCTACACTGAGGGCTCTGAATCAAGTGTTAAAGAATAGTAAGATATCAGACTTTTTAAATAAACTAGAAAATGCAGTAGGAAATTCGATAGTGGGGGTCTTTAATCCTTATATCGATACTAGAACAAAGGTAAAGGTTGAGTATGATAAGAATAAGGTAGTTCAAATTGTTAATGGGATTAGAGCTACAAGAGATGCTAGAGTTGCTGCTGAAGTTCAAAATATGTTAATCTCGGGTGCAGCCTTCACAGATGTAGTAAAAATATTAGATAGAGTAAGGGAGAATGATCCTAAATGGGGACTGGGGAATATACTATCACTTTTACCTCAGAATTTATTAGCTCAGTTTGCTCCTAAGTTTCTCAGTGCGTATAAGACTGCTGATGAGTTTTTAGGAATATCAAAAGGAATACAGAATTTAGTAGAAGGAAAATCTTGGAATGGTGGACCTAAAATGCCTAAGAAGAAACCATCAGCGGGGATAGCTAACAGTACGACTTGGAACTCAGCTACTAATGTTGACAAATATAAGAGTATGTTAGAACAAGCTGGAATTGATGCTTCTAATTTAAAGACTGACTTCGATACTCCAGTTCCAGTAGACGTTGTAGGATATGACCCAGACACAAACACATTTAAGAATCCATTTACTGATGACGGAGATGTGGCATATAGTGTAAATGATAGTAACAAGAAAGTATTAGAGGCTACTATAAATGAAATCAACCCAGCTCCATTTGAAGGTTATTTTAGATCAAGATTAGGGAGACTGGAACTTGCATCAACTCACCTATGGGATGTACAAATAAAACCAATGGGAACAGGAGTGCCGGTACTTGAGATGAGGGATATAGATGTTCTTCCGATTACAAACTGGTCACTAGATGCAGGACAGACTTTATCAGATTCAATGGAGATGTTTGGGGGAAGTTCAATTACAATCCCTACAACTAAGAAAATAGATATGAGATTTGAGGCAACCTTTGTAGAGGATTCAACTTATTCAGTAAAGGCGTGGCTCTCAAAGTATAAAAAGTTCATGTTCTATAAAAACCGAGTGAGACCTTATAAAGAGTGCTGCTCGATAATAGGGATATGGCTTCTTGATGTAGACTTAAAAGAGTTATACTATCAAGCTTACATAGGATACCCAATAGATATGACTGAAGGTTTAGAAGGGGAATCATCACACTCTCCTATCAACAAAACTGTAACCTTCTCTATAGTGGGTCAATTAAGTTCTGATGAGTTCTATGAGCAGATTCAGCGTAAAGGACACGGAAGACATTGGGATAAAGACAAACTTAATACAAGATATATAACTAATTTCAATAAAGACAAAGTAGTATCCATATTAAAAGAGTCTGATCAATCTAAAGCATATACGAGACGATTTAGAAAGGAGACTAGAGATAAAGATGGTAATCCACAAACTCCAGACAAAAGTTCACCAAAGCCAAAATCAGTAGGTAAGAGTAAGAAATCTGCTAAGCCTACGGATAAGAACGATAAAGCTAAGAAACCAACTAAGAAGGTAACAGTAAGTAAACCTAAAAAGAAAAAGTAAAGTAGATGAGTACAATCCAAATTAATTCAGTAGGTATAACTCCACCACAACAGCCAGAATTAGGAGTAGTTATAGGAGTTGTAGTTCCGTCTTCATCAGGCAGAGATTACCCTACAATTTACTTTGATTACGATACTTTCAAGAGAGAGTTTGATGATGGAGTAACGAGCTTGGCTAAGTATAAGTTTCTGTTTGAGAAGGGGTATCAAGTGGCAGCAGTGAGGGTAAATAAAGATGAGCCTAATTTTGCCACCTTAAGAATATCAGACCCAGTTTACACAGACTTAATAGCTACTCACCCTCAATACTTAGATTCAATGCCTGTAGATCGAACTTTAAATAAGGATAAGGAGTTAGAGGATGTTGAGATAAGAGATTTTACTAATGTGTTCAGGCTTAACTATGGAGACTTAACTAAACTAAACGCGGCTAAGGACTATATACTCATACCTTCCGGACTTAACCCAGAGAACGCTTCGATAACTCTACTTACTTTTGAAGATGGAGTACATGGGATTACAGGATCAGAAGCTTTTGGACCGAATGTAGTTAGAACAGCTGTAAATATTCAAAATAAAACCACAGCTCAAATTAGAGAAGGGATTAAGAATGTTATTGAAGCCTACACCCAGTATAAAGTAATGCCGGGACAGGAAGAGGAGGATTTTGATATGTTCTACCAGTTTATATTTTCAGATGAGATAGAACAGTGGAACCTAACTCCGGGGACAATAGACATAGATATAGACTACAATGATAAGCTGGATGTCATAGCAAGTTATGCTTCTCCCTACAAGATAATGGACTTTGCATCTACTATCCCGGGGATCTTTGGAAACATGCTTAACATTCAGATCCAAGGGTTTAATTGTAAGGTATATTATGATGATGAACTTTTAGAGGATTATAACTTTTCATCAACAGAAGACTTATTCCTACAGCTAAAAGAAAATTCACCTTACATACTGCCCGTCCTTCATGATAGAGATAAGAATTTACCAGACGGGACTTACTTCTTTGATGGTGGATTTGTAGAAGCTGAGAAAACTACAGATGACTATTTAAGAGCTTTAGAGTTATTTGGAGATGAGGACATAGATATAGATTTCTTAAGTTATGACGAGTTCTTTGACCCTGAGCTTAGAATCTTATCCATGTTACACCAAGTCTCTGTGGAAAATCAGTTCTTAGTTCTTTTAAACATGGATATAGCAAGGACTTATTCAAATACAACCAATATCTTTTATACTATAGGGACTTATGTTAGAAATGGAGTAGAGCTGCCCACAAGTTATGCTTTCTTCGATAGACTAACAACAGACTATGCAGGAGTTATAAAAGAGAAGATATACATAGAAAAACAATACACAGAAGAGGAATACCAGAAGTTTGAAGAGATAGGGCTTAACCACATTAAATACGACGGTTATAACTACTACATTTCCTATTACTACAGCACAATAAACGAAAACCCTGCTTATAAATTTAGTATGAATAGGGTGCAGAGGAAGTTTAGAAGGCTTAATCAGTTTTTAGGAACCAAGAAATCAGAACTTCATAGGTATATTCAGAAACTAACAACAGATTTAAGAGACGAGATTTATTTAATAGACGACATAGTGCTTACCCGATTTAACTATGATGATAAGATGGGTGCAGCAGAGATTCAACTAGAAGTAACTTTAAGTCAGATGATTAACGAGGTCTTGCTTTTAAATGTAGTAATTAACCGAAATTAACGAATAAGAAATAAAGATGGCATTAGATTTTTTAAAGTATCAGAAAATTGCAGAGAACGGGAGAGAATTCCTTAGAACAGATATTTGGGAGTTTTCTTTTGTTGATAGACCTACCGGGGTTTACATGCCGCCAGATGAGAACCTTTTGATTAGATGTACTGACTTCAATGTGTCAATAGATAACTCAATAGATAGAATGGAAGCTCAAATTAGAGGGTTCACTATCTACCAGCCAGTTACTTCTAATAAGGCAGATGGTTCGTTTTCCATGAGATTTATAGATAGAGAAGATATGTCAATTCAGTATATGTTTAACGACTGGGCTGACAAGATCATGGAGAAAGAAACTAAGAAGACTGGAAGAAAACTAGACTTAACTTGTACAGTAATGCTTAAACAGTATAACACTCACAGACAAGTTATCAAGACTCTAGTATTCTATAACGCCTTCCCGACTACTGCTTCAGAAATGGGGGAATCTAGTTTTGGACAGGATGCAACAACAAACGGTGGAGAGTATGACATAGAATTCCAGTTCGAGTACTATGAAAGACAAAGAAATAGTGTTCCAATTACAGACGGGACAGCATCATAATTGAAATTTAAAGTTAATATAGAAGGGTACTCGATTAGGCATAAAAACTTAGTTGAGTACCTTTTCTTTTTCAAATCACAACAGAACTATGTATATAAGCAATCAAGAACTACCCAGCAAAGGATTATTTTCAAGGGAAGGTGGGACAAATATAGAAATTAAACCACTAACCTTCAAACAGCTGCTGGATTATATAGAAAACGTGGAGATAAACCCAATAGCTAAACTCAGAAAAGACCTTAATCTATTGGCCAGTACAGGAGTAGATTTGTATAAAGTGAGTCTGCTGGATATGGACTACCTAATCTTCATGCTAAAATCAATAACGATCTCAGATGACATAAAGTTTAATTCAAGTACTAAGTGTTACAGCTGTGATCAAATAACTCAATTCTCTTTTAACTTATCTCAGATTCACTTTAAGGATTTTGATACAGAAGAAAATAGAATCCCAAGCAAGATCAATATAGGAGGGGAGATGAGAAAAATTAGAGTTCCTTCGATAGGTGAATTTTTGTCAGTGTTAGATACGATATATAAATTCAACCCAGAGATAAAACTCGCACAAATTAAATTATACAGCCTTTTTGATGAATGGTTTGCAAATCCTACTGGTGTTCAAAATATGGTGGATAATGCAAGTAGAGAGAGTGCTGCTAACTTAATATATTTGGATGATAAGTGTTTTGGTAGAATAGAACCGGTAGAGTGTAAGTGTGTAAATTGTGGTCAAGTACAGTTAACGAATATAGACGTACTAACTATAACTGAAAACTTCTTTACCGACTTTCTCAGGCACTTCCGACCTAATGAATCTCAAGTACTTTTTGAATAAGATAGCCAGGTACGATAACATAGAGGATTACCTTTATTCTACTTGTGTTAAATTCTACGAGGACTATAAGAAGAGATTAAAAGAATCGGATGGGGTGGATTTAAGTTACCCTCAATTCAAGATTAACATGTGATAAAATACTATGCTTAAAGGATTATTTGGAAAAGGAGCTCTTAAGGGATTTGGAAACTGGATTAAGAGCGCTCTCCCTAATGTCATTAAAGATACACTCATAGAAAGGGCTTTAGGTTCCCTCTTTGGCGGTGGAGGTGACTCAGGTGGAGGTGGCGAAGCAGAGATGCAAGCTACGATACAAGCAGGACCAGCCCAAGACCCTTCAGTTATGCGAAAAAGGTTAAGAGAAGTAAATGCTCAATACCTAAATGTAAAGTCAGAGAGGGATAGAGAACTTAGAAAGCTAAACCTCGTTGAGACTAAAATAATGGCTAACAAACACACTAATGAGCCTTTTCCTAATGACAGTGATAGTTCTAATAGTGATAGTAATGTAGCTGAAATAGACGTAAATCATGTAAACCCTCCATCAAACTCTCAAAGTAAAACAGGTTATGAAGACCAACTAAATGACGTAACTAACTTAAGTAATGCAGTAGGGGAGTTAAATGCGGCTAAGAATCAACAAAAAGCCTATAGCGACCCTGATGTAAACGGAGCTAGGATAAGTAAATTGGAATCTAAAGTTGATAAGTTAGACCAAGAATACAGATCCAAATACTTACTTAATAGAGGAGATAGACTTAAAAGTGCGGCTGCTGATATGATACCTGGAGTTAAGCTTGGGTATAATGATGAAGCTACAGTCAGAGGGTTTAAAGTAATGAACAAAGAGCTCGAACTCCTAAGAATCAAACAAGCTGAGACTATCGTAAACATGCAAGCTGCTCTTCAAAATCAAGGGTATGCCGGTGGTGCTGGAGGTCGAGGGGGTTCTGGAGGAGATGGAGGCGGAGGTGGCTTCTTATCTGGTATCATGGGTTCTATAGTGTCCGGTTTAATGATGGAAGGAGCTATGACTCTAGGGGGAAAACTCTTGGAGAAAGCTGGTGTAACTGGATGGGCTAAGAACCAATGGACGAAACTTAAGAACGCTACTGGTCTCAATAAACTCATAGGTAAAGGAACTAAAGAGGCTGCTGAAGAATTAGGAGAAGAAGGAGCTAAGGCAGTTGCTAAAGGTACAGCCAAGGGTATGACTTCTGCTGCAGCTAAAGGAACCGCTGAGGCTGTAGAACAATCCGTAAAACAAGCTGCTAAAGGAGTAGGGAAAGCAGGAGCAAGGGAGGCGGCAGAGAAAGCTATTCAAAGTGGAGTTAAGACAGCTGTAGGGAGAAAGGTAGCAGGAAGAGTTACTAAAGAAGTCGCAGAAGAAGCTGTTGAGATTGCAGGTAAGAAAGTGGCTCAAGCAGGACTAAGATCAGCAGGTACTAAGATTATAGGAAAGATTGGTCAAAAGTTAGGTCTTGGAGTACTAGGTAGAATTGCTAAGAAGATTGCAGTTAAAGCTGGACAAAAGCTAGCAGTAATGGCAACAGGTCCAGTAGGTTTAGCGATTAACGTAGGGATGCTTGCTTATGATTTATGGTCTATAGGTTCGGGGATTATTGATATTGAGATGATTATAGCCAGGTTCAAAGGTAATAAAATGGACAAGAGGTTATGGGCATCACTAGTTAATAAGAACCTTACACCTGAATTAGTTAAAGAAAAAGAGTGGGGACCTGACGAACTTACATTGATTAGAGAGCTTCCCGATGTTATAAAAGAAGTAGATAAAAAAGAAGGGTATATGTTTATTATGTATATTGGAGTAGATGAGATTAAAGAACTTACCAAACCAATAGACATGACAGCCCTTGACGAGATAGACGACCAAATTAAAGCACATGAAGGAGGTGGAGATACGAGAGGGTTCTTTACTAAGGTTGCTGATTTTGGAGTTAGATTATTTGCACCAGGGGAAATTACAGAGTCTCAACAGATAATGAATCATAGAAAGGCTCAAGCTCAAGGGTTCAGTTCTACTTACTCTCCTGGATATAACCCCAATGCTCAACCACAAGGAGGGTATTATGATGGTTCTTTTGGAGGATTTAGTAATATGTCTGGTAATTTATTGTTTCCGGGAGCTGGTGGGAGTTATTCATCTATACCAATTTCAAATGGAGATGGATACCAAGCTAACCGAAATACAATCTTAGCAGCATCTCAAGCAGTAGGAGTTGACCCAGGACTTATGATGAGATTAGCAGCTTCAGAGTCAGGATTTAAGCCATCAGTAAAACACGCTAAGGCTACAGCTGCAGGTTTATTCCAGTTCATCGATGCTACATGGAGAGCTCAGCTTAAGAAATACGGACCTAAATTCGGAATACCGCCTAATGCTCACCAGTCAGATGCTAGGGCTAATGCTTTGATAGGTGCTCAGTTCGTAAAGGATAATTTGGAGAGAAGAAGTGCTAGAGAGGGATTACCACCTTCTGCAGCTATGGCTTACTTAGATCACTGGTTAGGGGAAGCTGGAGCTAATAGATTCTTCCAAAAACTTAAAACTTCACCAGGAGAGATTGTAACTAATGGTGCTCTTGTTGGAAATGAATTCACCTTAAACCAAGCACTAGCAAGAGAAGGAGGTAAAGGTAGAATTTTGTCTGTAGCTGAAACTTACCAAAACCTAGATAGAATATTAGATAAGAAAGGTAGAGATTTTGGAGTAGTAGAACCTCTTGGTGGGGGTGGTGGATTTGCTGGAATAGCTGGAATACCTAACCCTGCTAACTTTATTCAGACAGCTCTTAATTCAGCGGGACATTCACAACCTTCAATGGATAAGAGTGCACATAAAGGATTCATAGCTAAGGCAGTTCAAGATATAGCTAATGTAGGAACTATGGCGGCTCAAAGGGCAGCTTCTAGTGGATCTAAAAATAAAGGAGTATCACCAAGCTTAACTGGAGGGAACACTATTGTATCTAATAACACCACCCACGTTGAGAAGAGAACAGAAATCAATAACGTCATAAAACCAAAAGATAAAAATAGTCAGGGAGTACAAAAAGGTCAGAGAGCTAACAGAACCGCGACTGCCTAAAAACTAACTAAATGCAGAAACTATTAATAATTATCCTCATTTCCATGTCGAGTATTTTAAATAAACTAGCCGAGTCTGATGCTTCAATTAAGAGAATGCAACAGGCAGCCCTTTCAAGTGAACCAGTAGAGTCAGTTGATTGGGGAAGGGTTCAAGCTGAGGGAGACCAAGAGTTAGCTGATGCAGAGTATAAAGCAACTAACCCTGAGGACTCTTTTAGTGCACCTATTGACGCTCATAAAACTTTCTGGGGACAAATGAGAGTTACTAGAGCGAAGATAGCTGCAATGTACATAGAATGGGATACAACAAATAAAGGGGCGTGGAAGAAATTGAAGTCGCTATATAAGATGTATGATAAAGCCACTTCAGTTAAATCCTCAGACCCCTTCCTACTAAAAATTGTCAAGTACTTATACGCTATTCCAATTGTAGGGACTGAGATTCTTATGTTTGGAGCGGAGAAACTTTGGGATATGGCTAAGACTGGAGTTACTGAAGGTTTTGGTTTACTTAAAGGAGCATATGAGGAGCTTTCAGGATTCATCGGTACAGCTAAGACAGTCCATGAAGTTAGAGAAAAGAAAGCATTAGTAGGAGAAGCGATGAGCGATTTGGAGAAGCTAGAAGTGCCTAAAGTTCCAGATCCAATAGTACCAGGTGAGTTAGGTTTAGTGAAACAAGTAAAGCCTGAGAAACAAATAGACCCAGAAGCAGAAGCGTTAGATAAAAGATATAAAGAATTAGAAAGAGAGAAAGGATTAAACGATAAAAGTAAAAAGCAATATAGAACGGTTCAGGAGCAGAAACTAGCAGAGGAGACAGATGAGAATTACGAGACAATCTATAGAAACCTCATGAAAGTTAGAAATGCTGATTGGAAGAAGAGTATCTCAAGTATAGGGGCAGATGAGGCTAGATATTCAGACGTAGAAACTTTAAAGAATCTTCCGGGTGTAGTACAAGATTTACCTAAGGAAGACGCTATGAAGATATTAAAGAAGTATCCTAGCATGTTTTATAGTACCTTCAACACTAACTACAACCTAATGGATAAGAACATGAAGGTGACAGTTAAGAAGTTAGATGAATGGAAGGAGAGAGATTTGAAAGATCCTATTTTAAGAGCAGCTATGAGGCAAACAACTAGACACGAAATACTCTCTAAGATGGACTTTGGGGTACAACCTACACTAAACCCTATGCAAGCTCAGATGGGTATAGACAATGTTCAATTTTCTCAAGGTGCTGCTGTAGATACGAATTCACCTCAATTTAAGGGTAGTATAATAGGTGGAGCAAGAATAGATGGATTAAAACCGGACTTACTTAATTTCCACCAAGAGTTATTATCCTACGTACCTGAGGCTAAGATTACTTCTGCTTATAGGCCAGGTTCAATAACTAAAGGAGGGAAACTATCTAGACACGGATCAGGAGAAGCGATAGACTACGGGGTTAATTCAAATTCTACATCAGGAGTTAAGGAGTTTTTATATTCATCTCAAGGACAGTCACTTCTTAGAAAATACGGATTAAACTTTATTGATGAGACTATCCCTGCTGTTAATGCTGCTACCGTAAAAAGTGCATCAGGAGCATATCACGTAGGTAAAGATAGTTCAGCTGCAAATAACCGATTAAACTACATAAACCTTGACCCTAGATTCGGACCTAAGAAACCTGTAGCTATATCTAGATCTTATGCACCACAGTCTTATAATCCACTACCACCTATGCCAAATCAGTATATACCTATTAACACTGTGACTCAAACTAATTCATTCAAAACACAAACAAGTTATCGATAATTATGGCAGATGTATACAATCCAGGAAAACGAGTAAATAGCCGAGTTGGTGAAAGGACTCTAGTTAAAGGTAAAGTTACTTGGTTCTGGGACTCTCTTATGAATCAAGACCACGTTACAGTAAGGATAGCCAAGCACCAAGATGTAATGGGAAATAAGCCTAACCCACTATTAACTCATACGGGAAAAGGTAGTGGAGGGATAGAGCTTCTTAGAGGTTTCTTAACTAGGGATATTACTTTCTCAGCTACTAACGAATGGGGAGAGGCTAAAGATAGTGTTAAGGATACTGTAGCTTCTCAAACCGGAATCGATACTGGAGCAATAGGTAATGATAATGGTTGGGCGGAGTCTGCAGTTAGAGGTCTTGGGGGATTAGCTAAGAGTTTCTTCGAGATGGTAGGTATGGATAAGACCGCTGAAAATATAGACAATGCAATGCGGGAGGAATTAAAAGCCCTTAGTTACAAGTTAGTCAATTATGCAGAAGCAGCTAAGACATATCAAGGTACCTCAGTAAACTTCCCTAATACACTCTCAGTTCTTTTAATAGCAGATAAGTATGGTAAAGATCCAAGAGCAGCTATTCATAATGTTCTCGGCGATTTCTTAGGTGTACCAGTAGCGAGTTTAACGAAAGAGGTAGAAAATACTGCGGTTAAACAATTAGCTGCTGATGGAAGTCTAAAAGCTGATGCAAGTTGGCCACAGGGAGCTAAGGATTACTGGGATGTTAAGATGGAAGAGAGGCAATTGAGGAATAGTCTAGAGCAAGCTAAGAATAACCTTAAATACCTAGAAGATCCTACAAATATCCAATTCCAAAGAACACAGGCAGTTAATGGTGGTGACCCAGATCAAGATAATACTCAAGCTATTGCCAACGCTAAGAAATCTATCGAAGACTATAACAAAAAATTAAACGAAAACCTAAAGAAACAGAAAGGGTTAAAAGTTAGCGCAGGGGATTTAAAGGTTGTAGAGGCAAAGCTGAATGTAAGTATTAAAGGAGAAAAGACTGGGGATAACGTTACAACTGATGGAGTAGCGAATTCAATAGCAGGTAAGGTTTTAGATTTAATAGGGACAACTAAGAACCTACTAACACAAGGGAACTGGGAATTTATGGGTCCTCCAGGTGGTTACTTATATGACCCTGAGGCTACTAGAAACAATAAATCACATCCAGGAACTATATCTCTCTTCATTTCTAATCACATGGTTGTACATAACTTACTGGTTTCAAATGTGGATATAGATGTTTCTCAATTTGTTACAGTAGAAGGTTATCCTCTTTGGGTTAGAGCTGATATATCCTTTGTTCCAGCTGCCTTATTTACTTCAAGAGATATAGCAAGATCATTAGGAGGTAGTGGTAGAATTTATGGACTATGGGATGAGTCTCTAGCTAACGCTGATGCTTCTAATAAAGGCGGAACTAAGCAATACCTGTCAAACTTTAAAGCAGTGAGATTATGGGAAGCTGAGCCTAAGGTAAGAAGGGATGGACATAATGAGAAAGATGAGAACCAGAGGTTTGCTAACTTGGGGTTTGATCCTAACGGCGAAAAAGAGGGAGTATTCTCAAATTGGTCAGTAAAGAAAAACCCAGATAACCAGAATTATAGAGTCGTAATAGTTAATGAAGAGAAGGAGAGAGTGAATAAAGAAATATCCAAAGCTGAGACTAAACTAAAGAATGATTCAAAAGGTTATACAATAGATTCAAGCCAAAATTCAACAACATTTAGAGCAGCACTAGACAGAAGTTCAGATGTGGCTAAGAATGCTATGGAGGCTATTAACAGTGCACAACGTTCTAATCCAGGTTTCAAGAGTCTAAATCAAAATCAAATGAAAGGGTTTATGGATAAGTTTGAATTAAAGAGGACTGCACTAGAGGCTCCTTTATATAACTTCTTAGGTCAAAAACAAAACTAGAATATGGCAGAAGAGAATAAAGATAAGGTAGAGTTCACCGCTATAGATGTTAGTACTCCCTATGATGAAGAAATTAGAATGAAGTACTTAGAGGCTCAACTGGCAGATGCTACAAATAATGATACTAGGTTAGTTGAGCTACAGCTTGAAATTACAGCCTTAAAACACTACAGAGATATTTATATAGAACTCTACAACGACAAACTAAAGAAATAATAAGATATGTATGTACCAGACGTCAACTCCTCGGGATTACTCACTAAAAGGGTCGGGGATTATATAGAGAATGATTTTGATGTATTTAACTCTAAGCTTCTAAAATTCATTCCCTTCCTGCCTTCTATGGGGACTTATCAAATAACAAAATACCCTTATAGATTAGACCTTATTTCCGATGAGATTTATGGTAGTCAGGATTACGGAGAAGCTTTACTATTATACAACAACAAATCAGTTAGAGACTTACACTTAGGGAGCTTTGTTAACATATTCAACCGGGACTCCTACGACAGACTTACACTAAACCTAAATAATATCTAATGGTATCACACACACGCTATCAAATTAGACTAGACGAGTTTTCAGAAGACCCTACTATGGAGTTTCGACTTATGGAGATTTCTGAAGTTATGGGAGGAGAATTACCACAAGGAATGATTACTATGCTTACCTCTTCTAAATCTCAATCTTCAAAATACTTAGGGAAAACTTTAGAGATGACAATTCAAACTCCAACTTACAGAGGTAACTTCAAGGTCTTTATAACAAACGTACAACAGAACTCTACTATGGCTTTGTTTACTTTTCTTATTACTGACCCTTACTTTACAAATGAGATACAGTCTAGGTTGTTAGCGAATGATATGAATACTGCAATTAAGAGGTTATATCCAGGTAAAGTAACTAAGAAAGTAGAGTCTTCAATTAACCAGATGGAGCTTAGACAGACTAGGGAGACGGATTACAATTGTTTAAAGAGACTTATGTTAGGGTATGGAAAAGATGTGTTATATGGTTTCTCTATGGATGGGATGGTTATAACTACCTTTTCTGCTCAGCCCGCTAGCTACCCTCACTATAAGCCTTTTACAATTGATTTAGGGGTTAATGATTTGAATGAGAATAAGATAAAACACGAACAATTTGACCCACCTAGAACATCCAAGAAAGCATTTAGGTATTTTAGGATTGTTGCGTATGATAAATCTATAAGTTACACAGCTAAGGACGGTTCGCCATTTGAAGAAAACATATCCGCTAATTATAAGAGTAGAATGGAACCGAAATTATCACTTAAAAGAACATACGAGAATATCCCTCCTTATAAACTTGGAGATAAAATAAACCTAGCAGATCCAGAATCAAACCCTACTAATGCCACTGAATTTTTTGTTACTTCTAGAGGTTTTACGTTTGATTCTAAGGGGGCTTTTACTACAATGGTGCTTAGCAAATACGATTAACAATGGGAAACTTAATATATTTAGGACGAGTAAGAGAACTAGTTAACAATAAGGACTATAAGAAAGATGAGTGGGTTGTTAAAGTAGATATACCTGAAATTAATGAGAACCTACTAGCCTTTCCTCTATACCATACCGATGCACCAGTTGTAGATGATGAGGTTGTACTTTTTAATATGAACCCTAATCTAGACAATGTATTCCTCTACCTACCACTGAAGAAGTTTAATGGTGAGAATCCTTTTAACGGCTTTAGATCTAATGGGACAAAAGTAGAGATTCACCCAGATGGAAAAGTATCAATAAGCAACGAGAAAGATAGTCTGTATGATGTTATAAAGTCTCTAATCCAAGCAGTAGTCTCCCTTAAAACAGTAGGAGGAGAGGTGCTTGATATTAGAACTAGGGTACTTTTAAATAATGCAGCAAGTAAATTAGAACGATTAATGAGAGATAGATAATAGTTATGCGAACACCTTTTTTAGAATACGAAATACCTGATGTTGTTATAAAGCAATTCTCTAAGCCAGACATTAAAGACTTTATAGCAATACCAACGACTGAGGATGTTACAAGAATGGCTACTCAAATCGTTACTGATGTTATGCAAAAGTCTGCTCAAAGTATGGGTTCAGTTTCTCCAGCCTCACAAGGATTCTTCTCACGTCAAAGGTCTTCTGTAATGAAAATGATTAAAGACTATAAGAACCAGATACAAGAGGCTAAGAGAAAGTACCAGACTGAGATGAAGCAAACAGTGGCCTATATGAGAGATGCTGCTATTGTGCTTAACTACTACAAACAAATAAAGAATGCAGCTAGAGACGGAGTACAACTTGGAGATATCTTTTCGCTAGTACCTTCAGTTGATGCAGAGAAGAGAGACCTTAGTGCAGCTTTAGAAGATGAAATAGGAAGTTACACTACAGATATGCAAAACGTAATGACAGCTACTTTCTCTAAGCAAATGCACAACGCTATACCCATGAAGGATCCTTATAATAAACTTCTAGAGGCAGCAAAGAATAGTTTTATAGCTGAGAATTATACATCAACTCAAGGCGCTCAATTGGGGGATCCTGACTATGGAAAACCTTACTTACCGAATGCTGATATAGTTAAGTATAGCGACATGAAGAGAAGGTTAGTAGCAGAGGTTAGGAGGTTAGAGGTAGTAGAGGATAATGTTAAAACCTCCACGAGAAACTTTACTTTAGGGAGAGAGGTATTGTCCAACATAAGAGATATAATGCTAGATGCTGGATACGATAATTTTAACCGAACTAAGTATGCTCAATTAACAACAGGGGGAGAGTTTCATACGCCAATGTGGGATAAGTTTGACTGGTTAGAGGCTACAAAACAACTAGGAGATTTGGAGGCAGATAACACACCAGATGACCTTCAATACCAAGAGATGAGACAGCTGAGAACTAAGATTAACATGTACATTCAGACTTACACCTCAGCAGATAAACCAGAAGATGCAGGACTTAGAGATCAGGCAGAAGCTATTGGTGAAGCTATTAATGAAATGGGACCGAATATAGAGAAGAGAACTAAACTAGGAGAGGTTGCGGCTTATGTTAGAACAGCTACAGACTTGTCCGCTTCAGTCAGCACTCTATTAAAAGCAGATTCACCTTATCAAGAACACCTAGGAAACATAAAAGGATACTTAAATACAGCAGCTAGAGGACTTGAAATAGCTAAGAACTTTGAAGGGAATGTAAACAAGATAAAAGAGGGAGTTAATGCCAGACTAAAGGACCCACTGATACTCTTAAATGATATGGTAAAACTAACTATGGAGATTGATAAGAGTATAGATGAGGATTTAGAGATTGAGATGGAGTATGTTCCTGGAATTACCGACAAGCTCTTCAATCAATTTAATGACTGGTTTGCTAAGAAGATGGATCAGTTAAAAGAATGGTTAGTTAATAAAATCACATCCCTAACTAATGCAGTAAAAGAGAAAATGGAGACAGCCTACCAAGCAATTCAAACCAGAGTAAAGGTAACAGCTATGTCCGCGATTCCTGGTACAGCCTTTGGTGGAGCTCAGATGTCACAAGCACTTAACACTTAGAACAACTTATGAAATATTTACAATCAGACGGCTCATTTGCACCAAGTAAGCTCAGTTATATTAGAGATGCAATGGAGGCAGAGCTTAAAATTAACAGCTGGTCAGTCCCTCTAGATAATGACTTTGGATTTAACAAGATAGTGGACGGGTTAGACCTTTCTTCATCTAGGGAGTTTATTGGTCAGAGGATTATTAGGTTTATCGATATCTTCAATGAGCGTAATGGGTGTAACCTAAGTGTTGATGGAATAGATATGACTGAGAGTACAATAACAGTAACCTTAACAAACGGAGATAATATAGAGACACATGAGATCGATCGATGAATATAAAGCAAGTATAGGGAAGTTAGCATCAGATTTACAAATACAGGGAGACCACGTTACGATCCTTACTAATATGATAGCTTATGCCCTTTACACAAATGAATTAAACTTACTTAGATACACAAAAGAACAATCGCTTACAAACTCTAACTTCCTCTCCTCTAAGATACAACACGCAATGGATAGAATGTACTCAGTTTATAGAGGGAAGAATCCAGTTGTTGAGGTTAAATTCTATGCCACTAAAGCTAAAAATTACGAGATAGGGGATGTTGTATATGAGAGTGGGGATTACTACCTATATGCAGCTGAAGATAAAGAGATTATAGAGGACTTAAACAACTTGACTACTCTTAAAGTGATGGTTGCTGGAGGTAGAAAGAAAGTAGAGGAGTTTTCAGGAGAGACTGGTTTTTATATAGAGTTAGGACAGACAGGTTTATCAGAAGACATTAGAGTTAGAAGGGTGGATGCATTAGCGAGTACTTACTATGATACAACAAGAGTCTTCAAGAACCACATAGATAGAAAGGACTCCAATATACTCTTTACACTTACTACACAAGATTACGGAGTTAGGATTTACAAGAGAGATCAGTTTAAGTCAGCAGAGAAGTATGAAGTAGAGTCTTATCCTTTCTTTGACAACTTTAAACTCCTTGAATCTACTATCCTTAGCTCATCAACTTCAATTCAAATTAACGGTATGAGATTTGAGTCTTGTAGATTAGTTGAACCTATTATACCTAAAGAAGTTGCCAGAGATATAGAGTACAATGCAAAAGCTCAAATATTCTCTAATGGGGTGATGAAGAGTAATACGGATATTGTAGACTTATTTAGAGCAACACTAGTAACTTCAGTAGCGGACGCCTCACACACTTGGAATGCAGCAAACAATAGACTCCACATTTATTACGTATTATCAGAAGGTGTGGGAGAGGTTTCAAGCGTAGAGATGGATAACTTTAAGACTGAGATAGATAGGAGTTACTACTTAGGGGAGATACCTTCAGCTTCACCGGCTATTGAATTTGTTGTGCCTATACTAATTGATGTTAAGACTTACCTTTCAGTTGAGCATATTACAAAAGAATCAATTAGAGAAGTACTTAAGACCTATGAGAGAAAGATTGTAAAGGGAGTAAGACAAGATGATATACACTCTGCTCTTTCTAAACTTGAGGGTGTAAAATATGTAACCTTAACAATAGACCCTGCAATTAGAGCACAGATGGAACAGTTGAATGACCTTACTTCTAATGCTGTACCTAAGTTTGTAAGATTTAACCCTAATATTAACGTAGAACAAGATGCTTTTACCACTAGATAATGAACTGTTAAACTATAAGCTATACCAGGATTTTTTGAAGCTATATGGTGGGTTTACTAAAGAAGGGGAGTCACTATTATTATCCCTAAGTAAACTGCCTATAGATAAGAGCTTTGAGGTTCCTGCTGTACAAAAGTTAATGGAGTGTCTAGATCTTTTAGGAGAATACGACAAACCAACAACTAACTATATACTGGCAGACTTCTTAGCTTCAAAAGGGACATATAGAGTTAAAGAGATTATAGAGAAGTATTTACATATTGAATTTACTGAGCCTGATGGATTTGAATATAGTCCTGAGCAGTTGAAACTAAAGGCTCACTTCAAGGTAACATACAAAGGAACAAACTTAGACCTCTTACTTACTCTCATCTCTGATCTTCTTAACTTTGAGCTTTACTTTACGAGTTTAGATATGCTTATTAAAGAGCTTAGACATATACTGGAGGTTGAGAATAATACTACAGCGAGAGTTTTACTAGATAAATTTACACGAATAGAAGCAAACATACAATGGACGGAGTAGACTATAGCGTTAAATCAGACAAACCATTACACGGAGCTAACTATATTCACATTGCAGCTTCAGACGGTACTTCGAGAATACTTAGGAGGGTTGATACTTCTTACTTTATCGATTACCACACTTACTTAACTAGATATGGATTAGAAGGAAGAAGTGTACTAGATAGAGTAGCATTAGACCAAACAAAAGGGAGCTATATAGAAGGAGTAATTTTAGATAACCCACAAGATATAGCGGATTCTATGGAGGAGAGCTTTGAGTTTATACAAGTTCCACACTCTACAGACCCTAACAAGTTCTACTATATCCTAAACCTCTACTTAAAGAATGATGAGCATACAGTTACCCTTTACGAAATAGAAGCTAATAAAGAAGAGGAGGTAACTAAAGATGAGCCGCTATTCAGGTATGTTATAGAGGATTATTCAAAGGGAGCGAGAGAGGAGCTGAAGAGTTATAAAGTAGTAAGAATCCAATCCGCTAACTTCCAGAATGATGACAATATAATAGACTACCACAAGGCTCTAAAATCTGCATCAGTTGTAAAGTTAGGTAGAGATGAAATTTTAAAGAAAGAAGTAGTGTCCTCAGCTTACCTTAGAGAGAAAATAGTAGAGGCTAATCACATAAAGGCAAGTAAGCAGGGATTCTATGATAAACGAAATGAACTTAAATTAACGGGAAATGCTAGAGAAAATACAGAGAAGATAGATGATAAGTGGAGATGGGGAGTATCGTATCCTAAAGGTATAACTCTCACGTATGGAAAACTTAAAATCACCTCTCTAATTGACAATAACATCTACCACCCACTACAAATAGGAAGTTATGAGATTAAAGACAAGTGAGAAAAGATACTACGGACTATTTGATTACAACCCTGAACACATCTATGAAATTGGGGATATTGTGATCTATGATGAATTAGCCTACAGGTGTCACTCAGATATGGCAAGAGAAGACTTAGGTACTATCCTGCCAAATAACCTCCTGCATTTTAGACCTTTGCATGATTTAACAGGAGAAGCAGATGGAATGATAAACACTTTTGATGAATATTTGACCTCCTCTTACTCTGACATGCGACCACTTAATGCAGGAATACTAAGGCAGGTAATCAACCACTATACAAAACTAGGAGACAGCTTAGATATTTCTTCAGTTGATTTAGAGGTAATAACAAGCCCCGGGATATATAGAAACCCAAAGATGCCGCTGAATATAGTAGAGAATCCAGTAGGTGAAACTTGTTACTTAAGAGTTATTGAAGGGAGTGATGATTATATTGTACAGGAGCTTATAACAGATGAGTACCTTGCAATAAGAACATCCAATTCACCCGTTATCAATAGAGTAGTATCAGGGTGGACTCCATGGAAGGTCGTACACTTAAATGCGAACAATGTCTTGCCAGTAGCGAATAGGATAAACTACATGATAAACTCTATAGTCGAAATGGCAAACTTCATGAACGTAACCACTAACTCAATAATGTCAAAAGAGAAAGGGTTTAAAGTGTATGACAGAATAGAGAATGTAGAGCCTAATGATTTTATAACCCTAATCTACATGGAAGGGACAACTCAAAAGTCTATAACAGGAACGAGAAAAGATATAACAACCTTACCGGAGAACATTAAGAAGATTTTAGTTTATGGCTAGAGATTTTGAACAACTAATATACCCTACGAGAAGACCTTATGTTTACGGCACTTATGTTTCTAAAGCTAATTTTCCAGAGCTAGAGAAGACAAAAATTAAGCCTATAGATGATACAAAGATTCAGAAGATAGAGAACTCAGACTACGATACTTTAAAACCTTTGTGGGAGAATACTTTTTACGGGGTAGGTGAGACTCTAAGAACTGCTGAATACTACTTAAATCGACTAGGGCATGTAACAAGAATAGTGCTTAACAACATAAAAAATACATACTTCAACTTTACTACATTTAGATTAGGGGAAGGGTTGTACTTATTTAAACTTACTGAAACACGACCGATATACATTTACTACCACCCTGAGGAAACTGAGAATATTATGATAGACTTACCTGAGGATTTTGGAGTGGATGCTGTTATTGTTGAGGGAGTGTTACATATTAAATCAAGAGACCCTAAGAAGAAGATATTTATTACAGACGCATATATACTGAATTAGAAGAACATGATATACAATCTGATAGTAGGTTCATCAACGACCTTAGAAGACTTAAACAGGAGCCTTAGATTTGCTAGGTTGGTTTTTGAGGAGGGGGATATTTGGACTGAAGAACATATAGAAACGAGGTGGGAGAATAAAACTCTAATCATAACCTCAACCATAGACATCCCTTACCCTGAGAGAATTAGAAACTTGACGGCTATAGAATATTACGCTGACCAAACATCTTCATTTCTCTCTAGGATTTACATTAACCCACCACTGAAGATATACAAAGTTGAGAAGTACGTCCTAATAACTAAGATTTCAGATAAGAGAGAAGTTAAGCTGGATTTATTCCCTTTGTTTTCAGGTTTAGAGTTTGATAAGAGTTTAATTGATGATAAAAGAGAGTCACCTTACAAATCCCTCACAATACGAGAAACTAAAGAGAGATTTGAGAGGTATTATTATGGAAGTGATGTAACCAATAACGACCTAGACCTTTACTATCAGAAGAACAAGCCTACACACTTTGACGGGCTGCACTTAAGAAATAAAGATATGATTGCTAGTTATAACCCATACCCTAGATACATTATTAAAGACACAAGTTCAGAAGTAAGATACGACTTTGTGAACCAGAAGGTATATGCAGTAAATGAGTTAAGTAATGGGAATATTGGGATAACTGTTGGTGTGTATGATGACCTTGAGACTATTGATACAACTTCAGGTAGAGGGTCTGTAGAGGTAACCTTAGGAGCTGGGGATAGAAAACTTATAACTTCTAGATTCTACCCAAAAGGACGGGAACTATACACACTAGATCATAAGCTTATCGGAGTAATGGATGACCCTCAAGTTAAACACGTACTCCACCAGTCAGAAATCTTATCATTCAAAGGAAACCAACTATACAACTGCTCACTAACTCCTATATATGAACAACTAGATACAAGGATACTCGCTCACAAATTAGGAAAAGATTATAGACTTGTAGATATTTGTAATGGGTTTTTTATATTTGGAGACAGAAGAGAAACCTTAAGACTAGTGATTAATGGGTTTAACAATTATAGGGTATTTTCAAAGAATAATTACGATACGCTTAAGTTCCTAGACCAGAGTGTAATATTAAGAGTGAATGAGGATATGGTGGATTATTTTGATATAGATAACCCTAACTTTGACCAGATGTATATACTAGAAAAGAAACAACTGGTAGAAAAGCTAGGACATACAGATCCATTCACCCATAGTAGATTAAAAGAAAATCAAAGCATAAAGAATCCTGTAGTAGTAGGGCATAGACTTTATTTACAAACAGGAGACGAACTTAATGGTAAAATAAAATTAGAACTGTTATGACGGAATACAAGATTAAATTAATACCATCCTCTTCCTTCTTACAATTTAAACGAGATAGGGAGAGTGGTAACCAAATAAAACTAACAGGGCTTGAAGTAGACTATATAACCTCCAACAGAACACCTTTAACTTCATCAACTACACCTGCACAAGTAGAGAATGAATTTAGGTTAGTTTCTGGGTCTTTTAATGATATAATTAGAGAGACTGGAGATATAGTTACAGCTTATAGAATTGACAGAGACTACTACAAATTAGAGTTCATTAACCGATTCTATAATAAGTCCTTTGTTGGGTTTCTGATAAAATATAAAGCTAGTGGAGTTAGTAATTATGTACCAGCTTTCCTATCCAAAGAACTAACAGGAGGGAAACTATTTACAGAAAGGAGTGTAGCTAAGATTTGTATTTACGCTAATATTCCTGATGCTGTAATGGAAGGGTACTATACTCCAACAGTTGACGTCTCTAAATTCTTACTACCTGAGGATAGAGCCGCTATAACTTATGATGATGAGCAGCTTACAACTATAGTTACGCTAGATACTTACTTAGATACTGTAGCTCAAAATTTACCTGCTTATCGAAATGGGACTTACTTTGAGGATTCCAACAAGCTAGTCCATATGAAAGTCTTAGGTGGCAACCCTTACGATTATAGAGGGATTATGGAGAAAATGATGGCTACGTTCACCTCTTCTATTAAGTCGTTTGGGAATGTAGTAGATCACCTTAATAGTACAAACTCTAGAGATGCCTTAGCTGCAACACAAGGGCGAGTACTGAACCTAAAGAAACTGGATATAGGAGATTTCTCAGATTGGAGTACAGTTAACCAGAATGATATACCAATTTTTAGAAGAACAAACGGGACGGTAGTTACTCCAAAATCACTAAGAGAGTTTTACGAGGTATTGATGGAAGTTTTGGATAATAGAAGTATAACTAGAATTTACACTATCAATAACTTCTCAGACACTACAGTAACTATTCCACATAACTTAGGTTCAAAATGGCATGGTATATCTTCTATCACTAATGCGTTTGTCTCTGAGGATGATAGTAAGTGGAAAGAGATCCCTGAGACCGCTATAAATGTAACAGTAGACGCAACAAATATAATAGCTACAATCGATAAGTCTAAGCTCCCTGCGATATTTAAAGATACAACAGATGAGCCTAATTCTAAACTATATAATGCAAACTCAGAGAAGAGAGGGCGTATTACTATAGTTATCGATAAGAATGCAGTAGCTCTAGCAGGAATACCACCACTACTTAAGATGGATAAACTCGTAATTGGAAGAAGAACAACTGACCCTAATAAGAATGTAACTTTAACAGGGACTATCAGATTCAGTTCAGGTACACTTAAGGAGAAACTAGTGGTAACTGGAGCAACAGCAGTAGGTGCACCAAGATTCACTCAAGATGCTCATAACCCTAAAATTTACCACATTGAACAAGATATAGAGGCTAAGGATAATGAGACAATGGAGGTTAAGGTTCAAGGTTTCGCTGATTATAACGGAGAGGAATTACCATCAAACGTTGTAACTACAGAGGTAACCCTTAAACGAATCTTAAAACCTGAAATCTTAGACGTATCCCACACTATAAACCTTAACTACGACTCTCAGAATAATAACTATGAGATGACAATAACTCCTAATACACTTTACGTAGGAGCACATCTTAAGTTTACCCCAAGTCATGTTAAGTTTACTACAGTACCGAAAGAGCTTAAGGAGATGCTACAAGTTAATAAAGCTTATCCTGTAGGTACACCAATTAAGATGAGGATTAGTTCACTGGTAGACCTTAAGAAGTTATCGGGGGATCATGCAATTAGATTAGTAGGGATATATACAGACCAGACAGGCTTTGATAGTAACTCTTGGTCAGATCCTTATACAACTAATATCAACCTTAAGGACTTGTTTAAATCTATTAGTTGGGAAGATAGTAGCTCAGTTGAAGATAAATATATAAACTACACTAAAGCATATAAAGAGTATAAAGCTTACCCTACAGCTCCAGTTCTTTACGAGTTAAAACCAAAAGTACAGGGAGCAGTTGATAAGAGTAAGATTCAGTATTCTATAGTTAACTTACCAGCAGATTCACAGAAGTTTGCACCATTTATTACAATAGAGGGGGATAAGGTTAAAGTTGACTATGTAGGATTAGCAGCTCAACTTAATAATGCTAAGGATATTGAGGAGATTAGATTTGACGTAAGAGCTAGAGCTAAAGATGCACAAGGAGGAGATGTTTACTACAATAATGTTCCTCTGTTAGCTATTAAATCATTTACTCTGAAGATACATTCTAATGCGGTGTTAGTTATTAGCTTGGTTAACTTGCTTGGAAGAGAAGATCTGTTTAAAGCAGGAGCTAGACTTGACCCTCAAATTGTATCCAGAGATATGTTTAGAGTAGCGTCTAGTAATGATGAGAATAGAAAAGTTGAGTGGGCTTATGAGATGTCACTAGGAAGTTCTTACGAAGAGTGGGAGAGACTTCAGACAAATATGCTGGGGTACATAATGCCAGATGGAAGTATAAATGAAGAAGCTTGGTTGAATCGAAATTTCGTATCTAAAGTTATTGGGGAGAATAGTTTAGTTAGATTTGGTTTATCTTATGACGACACTGTAGACCCTAATAATTTAATTAAAGAAGTTGGGTTTGAGCTTATTCATATGGATGACAGAAATAACTTAGATAACCAGTGGAATGGACAGAATCCTGCACTAATTCCTTGGTCTATTAGATATGGTAATTCTGGTGGTGTTAAAATTAAGGATCTAACCATGAACAGATTAGTTACTCGAAGATCCAATCCAAATAATTTAGCTATCAGAGGATTGTATACTGTAGAGGTTAATGGAGTTAAGAGCTTTAGGCAAACTGAAATCATATATCTAGACCTTTCTAAGATGAGAGACTTTAGATACGATATGAGAGCTGCAGAAACTACACAAGGATTAAATACTTCTGACTTTATAGATGCTAGGGGGTATTTGAAACCAGTGAAAGAAGCTAGAGATGGAGTTGGAACGAGAGGATCTTGGTTCTTATTTGACAACAGGGCATTGACTACAACTATGGATATGACCCTTAAGTTTAAACCTACTACACCGCTTTCTAAGGATTCTATTAAATTCGTAACTAACATAATGCCAATAAGTAATACAGCAAACTTGGCAAATGGTGGTGGAGGTAAACTCTCTAGACTCACTAGTAGAACTTCTTTACGAGAACTTACCTTAACTAAAGGACAGGATGGAACTTATACAGCAGTACTTCCAAGTGCAGTTAGAGGTCAAGACGGTTTAGTTTACTTGAGTTATCCAGATACTAACGAGAAAGTTAATGGTAAAGTTGAGTTGATATTAACAAATCCACTAACTAAACAAGAAGTAACCACAGGTAAACTTTGGGTACTAAGAAACATAGGTACATTTAAAGAATATCTTGATTTCGCAGTATCCGCTAATGAAGTTCCAGAAATAACTCAAAAGCTAGATCAGTCTACCTTAGATTTTGTAAATTCTGCTAGGGATTGGAATAATGGAAATAATAAGAAGTATTACTCAAGTGCTGACCAGTTTAATACCTACTTAAATGCTAGACACAAGTTTGCAATACTAAATCAAGAGCACCAAGGTAATTCAGCGATAAAAGACTTCTTGATTAGAGATCCTCAGACTGGAGATGTTAAATTAGGTGGTAATACTTCAACAGAATCTGATATATTGCTGCATCTAAATACTAAATGTAAAACTCAAGCAGTCTGGGTTTGGGTAGCTTGGAAGAATGAAAGAACTTACAGACCTGGATCAGGATATCACTCTCCAGGGGGTGGCGGTTTAGTAGTCGCACCTCCAGAAGACGAGGATCCAGATACATACCAACCAGATCAAGGAAGCTATGTAACTAGACAAGTAGCGGTTAATTATTGGGAATTAAGATATACTAGTACTTCTGAATGGAGAATGAATGCTGGTGCTGGAACTAATGTCTACGTAGTTAATCCAAATGGCTCATTCTTACTATTAGGTAATATTCCAGATGATAATGTTAACTATTCTGGAACAAGTAAAATAAACTTAACTTGGCCATTTATTAGTGGTGGATATTATTTCTATGGAAGTGATTCTGGCGGAGAAGCTAGAACATTTGATAGATTCTTAGACAACCAGTTTGATTAACAAAAACAAAAACCAAAACAATAAGCACAGCGAGAGGGAGAACAAAAATCTCTCTCCTGTCTAACCAAATATGAATATAAAATGGACTTAGTGAATATTTTAATAACGGGAGGAGGAGGTATACTCTTAGGTTATGTATTTAAATACCTCATACAGAATAAACAAAGTAAGAGTAACGAGTATATCAACATCATCAATATGCAACGACACGATATCACTAAGCTCAACAACAAGGTAGAGCGTCTAAGGGAAGAGATGTCTGAGAAGGAAAAACTATTAACCCTCTTAGAATCTTCATCTTGGGACTCACCCTTTTCTTACTGGCTTAAGGATAAACAGGGTTACTACATCTACGTTAATAAATCTTTTGAGCATGAGTATAATGTAACAGACGTGATAGACAAATCTGATGTTGACCTTTTTGGGGAAGAGGCAGCAAAGAAGTATGTGGCTCACGATAAGTTACTCCTAAGCTCTGACAGGGATTATATGATTTTTACAGACGAGATGGAGGGGAAGGTAACCTATAAGTGGAAACGGAAAGCTGGTAGTTTAGTCATAGGAGTTGCAGGATTAGACGTAAAAAATATATGTGAAGAAAATGAATCTAAAGAAGTAAGAGATTAGAAAATGAAAGAATATAAAAACGACATGATGGAAGAAGAATACCAAATACCAGAGGAAAACGGAGAGGATAGATCTTCTGGTAGTGAACTAAGCAATCAAGGTTTAGGTGGTATCGATCTTCCGGACAATATTCAAAAGTGGCTTCTAGTTGTTCTCGTAATCTGTCTCATAGGTATTATAGTTTGGGGGAAAGGTACTTATGAAGATAGACTTAAAGAGAAAGATAAACATATAGCAGAATTAGAGAAGAAGGATTGTGCCGAGGAGCTAGAGGTCTACATCAAACTTATCCACCGACTACAACAAGCTCAAACAACCCAAATAGAGAATGTACAAGGTGGACTCGAGAAAAGTAAAGAAATAACCGATCAATACGAACAGGTGGATACTAACGTGAACAAATTAATTAAATAGGCTTATGTGGAAAAATATAATGGCTCTACTTATGTGTTTACCGTTTATTAGCAGTGCACAAAATACGAGCGAAGAATTAGAAGTTAAAGAAGGTGACAAGGTAGTATTAGTGACAAAAGATGGAGACTCTCTAATAGTACCTAAGGAAGTAAGAGACGATGTGTTGCAGATTCTGGATAACCAAGCAAAGATCGACTCACTAAACAAGGAAATCAAAAAGGAGCACTACAAACAAAAGAAAATCGTAGCTGGAATAGAACAGAAGCTTACTAAACTAGCTAACCAAGATTTCTCAAAGTTTCTTAAGGCTCTGGAGATAGTGAAAAATAAAATACCTAAAAAAGACGACCACAGACAGAGTAATTTACCAGACGGGCATAAACAAGGGGTAGATAATCTTACTGCAGGAGCTACTCACTCTAGATACATTTTAGTCTTAGAGGAGTATTATTTAGGTCATATACGAAAATTTATAATAGTTGACAATGAAAAAGTGTACTTATCTTAGTTTAATGGTAGCCTTACTTATAGCTCTAACATCATGTGGAACTCGTAAGGTGCTTAAGGAGGAGAAGAAAGAAGAAATCGTAGAGAAGGTTGATTCAGTATCCTCAATGAAAGTAGACTCTGCAGCAGTAGTTAAAAATAAAGTTGTAGAGGAGAAGAAAGAAGTGGTAAACCTTAAAGAACTTATTAACACAGACGAATTCTACTTTACTCCAATTAACGAGAATGAGGAAGCTGAATTTGAAGTATATGTTAATGATAAGCTCTATAAAGGTAAAGTAAAGAATGGAACTATCTCTAATGTAAACTCTAATAAAACCACAGATAAAGCAGTAGAGACAAAAGAAGAAAGAAAAATAGACAGCCTAAATAAAGTAAATAAGAAAGCTGAGGGGCAAGTTAAAGTCAAGAAAGATACGGAAACTAAATCCCACGAGCGAGTCAAGAAGGTAGATGCAGATAATCGGTCTTTCCCTTGGTGGATTCTTATTGTACTTATCCTTATTGCTGGAAGTATTTGGGTGATAAGGACTAAATTCAAAAAATACTTATAATAGAATATGTTAGACAAAGTATCACTACAAAGAATAGAGCTTCTACATCCTAAATTGAGAACAGAAGCAAAACAAATCTTAGAAGAAGCATCAGCTAAACTTACTGGTGACTACACTCTTAGATTTACTCATACACTTAGAACACATGCAGAACAAGACAAACTTTATGCACAAGGTAGAACTGTAAAAGGGTCTATCGTAACTAATGCAAGAGGAGGTCAATCATATCATAACTACGGTCTTGCTATCGATATCTGCTTACTATCAAAAGACGGAACAAAAGTAAGTTGGGACGCTAAGATGGATTCAGATAAAGATGGAGTTGCTGATTGGCTAGAGATTGTTGCTGTATTTAAGAAGTATGGATGGGAATGGGGAGGAAACTGGAGATTCAGAGATATGCCGCATTTTCAGAAGACTTTTGGACAGACTATTTCATCTCTACAAAGCAAATATAAAGTTCAAAAGACGCCGTACGTGAGTATCTAAGGCGAAAAAAAAAAATAAAGTTAAAGGGAGCAACCTGAGGAATTTAACCCCGGGCTGCTCCCTATTTTTGTCTTTAATTTAATCGAGTTTACCTAGCTTCTTTAGTAACCACATCATAAAAGAACTCTCCGAAGAAAAGAACTCTAATTTGCATACTAATTCCACTTTATCTTTCATGAACGCGTAAACCTCCATTCCCTTTTCTGTTGGATTTATCAGTAGGTCGTTGGAGAATTTACCGTCTGTCATACTTAGGTTATAATAGTCTATGAGATTCTTAAGACCTGTATATAAAGCAAAGGTATCACTAGGAGCTAAAACGGCTTTACTTGTCTTAACTCTCGTAAACCTCCTGATAAGATGATCCACGTTTATAACACCTTCCCCTACAAGCATATACTGCCCATTTATAATCTCTAATCTCAAAAACCCTTTACCATATAACCCGTCTCCTATCTTGGCTGCTGCACTAACAAAAGAATGATCTAAAACCATGAGTAAACAATAAAGAGTTAATAATACCTAATCCTGAAAGAGTATCAATGTTAAGAATGTCACTATTAGCTCTCACCCTCTCCACCTCTTTGTTCAGTATAGTCTTAGAAACCTTTAGAGAACTCAGCATAACCGTAACAAATTTCACTAACTCTTCTTGGTCAATGTTATCTGTAGTTATGAATTTTACGTTATTCTCATTATCGATTACTACCCACTTGTCTTCTCTGTCATCTTCAATCTCTCCTTCATAATTAACAGATACTACTTGAAAACCATAAGGAGCCATTGCAAGAGTTATAGAGTTAAACGCTCCGCTCTCGTCTAGTTCCTTAAGTTTGAATGCATCGATATAAGGTCTCGTTTGCCCCATTAAATCCTCCCTATCTGAAATATACTCTATAAGGTGGTTTAATGTGGATTCTCCTTCTTCAATCTTTATTATAGCCCCATCAGATTCTAGTCCGTTATAGTGGCTTATTATTAGATACTTATTCATGGTAGTTTACAATTTCTATATTTACTCCTCTTGTTCTTAGGTATTCAGTCATATTCTCAACCTCAGCAGTTCTTAGTGGTAAATCTAAGCTCATCTCTGAAATACCTGATAAAAAGTCTTCTGAAGGGATGTACATATAATCTAATACTACTTTCCCTAATTCAGCTACTCCTCCTGCTTGGTATGGTCTTATGAGTCCTTTCTGTATACCGTTATTATCTAGCGGAAATCTAACAAGCCCATAAGTCATATCATCTACAAGCTCTAGTTCTCCCTCAATATCTAACGGAAATACTTCAAGTCCATAAGCGTTCCAATAGTGTAAGAATAACTCCTGAATTGTACTAAAAGTTGGAGTCTGTTTACTTATTTTATCGAGTAGTTTATTTTTAATTAGAGCATCAACTTTCTGAACATCTCTAAAGTCCTCTGAAGATACGCTCACTACTCCAAGCAATACCTCCCTCTTTTTAATTATTATCTTTGTCATATTATTCTCCGTATTTAATCGCAACGTAAGCCTTTAGTAGAATCGATACCCAAAGCAAAGAAAGTGAAGTCGTTAATATTATTTTCTTGTAGATCCATAGCGGCTTTGTTACCTGAGTGAATGTATTTCTTTTCCACCCCAAGTCTGCCATATAAACTAAACCTATAAGTAAAACAATCAAGGTATTGCCCCAAGCTATAGAGTTAAATAAAGGTGCGATACAAAGAACTATAGTAGAAAGAGCTTGAGCGAGAACAGCTAGTGGAGCCTTATCAAAGTAGAACAAGCTATACCATTTTACTGTCTCTTCTCTATCGCTATCTTTCTTTATAAAATCAAATGTATCATCACTCTCGTTAAATCTATAATACTCGGTAACCTTACTTCCTATCAACATCGTTACATCTTTCTCTATATGCAGCTTAAATCCCTTATGATCTATGTAGTCTGCAAATTCTCTAGCTGGTATCCCTCTTTCTGGCAGCGTAATGTTTGGTAATTTAATCATCGTCGTTTAGCAAGTTATACAATCTAAGTGCGTTTATTTCTATTGCCTTCTCTTGTGCCTTTGTTAAGTTCGTTCCTTGTTTTAAATATCTAAGGTAACTCTCGAAATCTTTTATAGCTAATTGGTCTGAGAGGCACCATGTTTCTTTTACTCGGGCTTTGAACTTAAAGTTAGGCAGCCTTAGAAGCTTAAAGAAGTACTCAGAGTCTATTGTTCTCCCCATATACATCGACATAAGAGAGTTACAACTTTGCTGACAATCTTCATTACTACACTTAAAATAATTACCTATAACGTCTGCCTTACCTAGCTTAGTTCCACATTTACATACGATATCTTCAGGTTCACCCTTTTCTAGTATGTTCACAATCTCAGCGTTGCAATCTACTATAAGCTTACACCCTTTTGTTACGCCTTTCTTAGCTACGTCATTCGCTTTAACTTCTATAAATCTAGTCCACTTTCCACCAATCCTATCCCCAGCTACATTTAAGTGAGGAATAAGCATATCTTTCTCGTGGTCATAGTGGAGAGTTACGCTAAGTCCTTCTACCTCTACATCCAATAGTTTCCTCTCCTTAAGACTGTAAATAAACTCTTCCTCTCCAAAGTGCCATAACCCATCTATACGAGCTTCAAACCCTTCCCAATCTTTTATTTTAACTATAGTAGGTTTTATAAGCGTGTCGGTAAGGAATCCAAATATTTCACCTACACAAAACTTATCATTGCTCATAGGTCTAAGGCTCTCAAGGAATCCGTATTTAACCCCTAATTTTGAGTTCACCGATATATCATAGACAATAACTCTAAAATCTCCCGTAACAAGCCTATTCTCCACTAACATACACTTTAACCTTGTAATAGCAGGATTGACTTCTTTAGGTAGACTTTCTGTGAGTTCTTTGTCCATAGGTGAGGATTTAATTAACTGTCCCTCCTTATACCTAACTGTAATGGGAGTACCGACGTAACTATAGCTGAAGTAGTGAGGGTAGTGTAAGTCAAATGCTATATCCTCGTAATGATCAACTATTCTTCTTTCCGTTTGTTCCATTCGCTAAAGTATTTTTCATAAGGGAAGTGACTCCAGATTAATATTGCTAAAACGAAGACAACCATTCCTACTACCGGCCTATAATTAAACCCGTAACCAATGAGAAGTATGTTCAGTATTACGGCAAATAGTAGGAGATATATTTTTGTTTGGTTGTTCATCTTTTTTCTTTACTCTTTTATAATTATAGGTGCAGGGACTTTTCCATCCGTTATTATCACCTTATTTTCAGTCTCTCTTATGGCATCTATCCACTTTTCTTGTAGTAGCTTTTCGTCTAGACCTTTGGATTTAACCTTGTTTGTTTCAGCTTCAATCCTAGCTTTCTCCAGATTCATTTTAGAAACCTCCAACTCGTTCTGAACTTTCTCTTTCTCTAGGATCATGTTGTTTCTCCTTTCGATAGCATCTTCCATTGATTTAGGAGGTTTAAGTCCAGAAGTTAAGTTAGTTAGTTGAAAGTGTTTAGCCTCAAAGTCCTTCTTAAGTCTATTCTCTACTTTCTTTTCAAACTCGTTCAGGTTATTCATTAAACCATCTGTAGTATACTCTCTAGCTTCTTCTCTATAGGCATTTACTACGAGTTTGTTTAAGATTGAGACTTCTACATTATCCAGCATAACTTTAGGGTCCTCCACTCCAAGATGCTTATAACTAAATACAATATCTACACCTCTACCTCTAATTGGCTGATACTGGTAAGAAGGGTCAACTGTAAATACTCCTGCATCTTTAGCTGAAATAGTAACCTGATCCGGATCTCCTGAAGTCTCAAACATAGGCACTTGGTATAGTCTCGTTCCAGGCAGTAGAGTCCATTGTCTTCCTGTTACTACCTTAAAATCAGACTTTCCATTTCTCCCAAAGTTAGACATCATTACACCTTCATAGTTCGGTTCTACTCTCACCATACTTCTATACCCATACCACACTACTGCAATAATGAGAGCTAAAACAACTAACTTGATGACGTGTAACTTTTTAATCAGAAACTCAAACATATTATTCATAAGCTACATCGGTTGATAAGAACTTAATAATATAGTCACTAGGCTGAGGGTCTCCTACAAGTTTAGATACAATGTGGTAGTTATTATTTACATCTCCCCAAAGGTATCCAAGTCTAACCCAAGCAAGAACATCTGAAGCTCTATTAACGTCAAACTTAAACTCTACAGGATTTCCATTTACCCAGTTCTTATATACATCATTCCACTCTTCTAGGTACTTTTGGATTTCACTTATGCTATGCTCTCCGACTGTAATAAGCTCTTTTCTATTTTTAAGCCAAGCCACTCTATAAGCCATCCCTAAAGTAAACCAAGTATAGGGGTTCCAGTCGTTCGTGTCAATTATAATAGTATCAGCTGAAATCATAGCCTCTACATCTCTCTTAACTTGAAACTGGATACACTGGGTCTTTAGGAAATTCTCTTCAGGTTCAGGTAGTTCTTCGGAGGTGATTAATATATTGTCAAACTCCTTACCGTACCCTTCTGATAGTGATTTCTTTACTGCCTCTAAAACTAATTCATCTGAGGTGTGTACAAATGTTACTGTCTTCATCTTATTTCTTGCTGCTTAATAGTGAATATCCGATTGTGTTGTAATACTCTGCTTTATCTTTTGGTAGTAATAGGAACTCATCTCCATAAAGGTCAGCTATAGTCTTTCTAATAACGTCTGACTTCTCCATGTAGATTTTGATTATCTCAGCTCCTCCACCAAATAGAAGAATATTATCTACCTTGTTAAACTGATCTCCATACTCGGACTCTAACATCTCAAAAGTACTAGTTAAATACTCTACGATAAACTCAGTAATCTTGTCTGATAAATCGTGGAACTTACCTCTCTTCTTATAGCCTCCCATCGTTACTACTTCCTTAGCTTCAACATCATTTATAGAGATTCCAAGGTGTTCAAAGATGTGGGTTTTAATTTTATTTGCTACAAGAACTACACCTTTATTTGCAAACCCTTTAATCCCATAATCGAGAAGAGAGTTATTTAAAACAAGGTAAGTGTCTATCGTATTAAATCCAACGTCCAGTCCAAAATAGTTAGCAGATTTAGCTTCCATAGAGATTTTTCCATCAGGGTTTATATCTAGTCCATACTGTGAATAAGTAGCGTGACCTGAAAGACCTTGAACGTGAATATCTATCTTTTCTGAAGGCAAATTAAGTTTCTCTAAGATATAGCTTTTGTAATCTTCACGCTTATCCCAGATCACGGGGGTCAACCCCAAAGCGATCTTTTCAATACCTTCTGATTGGAATTTGTTAAGTAGATAAGAGATTAGTATTGGTCCTACCTCCTTGAATCCTTCGTAAGTTAAAGTATCAATAGGGAGCCGGTCTAGTTTTGTCGCCAGCTCACCTACTAAATACCTTTTTCCATCGAAGTGGTGGTAGGTTGCAACAGAGGTAACCATGGATGAATCTCCTTCTGGCACCTCTATCACACCTGTAACCTCTTTATCTAACTTAATAATTTTACTTGTTTTTTCATCGTAGATACAGTACTTAAAGTGTCCGTACCCACAGTCGATACTTAAAATCATGTTATTATAAAGTTAGTTAAGGTTTATTTATTATTAATCGTAATCGCTCTCAAAGATTTTCACATCCTTGTTTATGGCTTTTACATCGCTTTTATTTACACAGCCTAGAGTAACAACATACTTGGGATCTTTTATTTTGTCAAACTCTCTATTCCAAGCTTTCATGTCATCACAAAGGTCAGATATTACCACAATAGGAACACCCTCGTCAAGCTCTCTGATATGTTTTAAACCTTTAGCTAGATCAGTACCGCCTCCAATACGAAGCATACCTCTCTTAGGCTCAAAATCTCTTATCATCAAGTCTTGTACAAATCCAGTATTCCATGTAATAAGCCTAACTCTATCTAGACCTATCTTCTTCACTCTAGTTGCGATATCGTTTATAATACCAAATATAGAGCGCTCATCCATCGAACCAGAGACATCAACAAGGAAGGTCATTTGTTCAACCTTTACCTTAGCTGGGTTCATCTTAAGGGCTGGAACGTACATATTACCACTACGACCTCTTAATTGATTCTTAAATAGGTTTCTTGTAGTAGTCATTTTAGTAACCTCTTTATTTCTCAAGTCTCTAAACAAATCATCCATAGACTTTAAGATATTCTGAGTATTCCTGGTTAGTACTGCTCCTCCTGAGTTCCCTCTACCGTTATCTTGGAATCTAGGGTCTGGCTTTCCTGCTCCACCTTCTTCATTACCATCTTCACCATTATTTCCACTAGACTCTCCTTGACCTTCTTTAGATTCACCTCCAGAACTCTTAAGCTCCTTCATCTGCTCCTTACCTTTATCTGTCAAGTTTCCATCTTCATCTATCAAACCTTCATCAACCATTTTCTCTATCATATCAGGTGTAATAAAGTTAGATCCAGTACCAGAGCCAGGCATTCCAGATAAATCTCCTTCTCCAGAACCTCCGCCTTGACCATCACCTTCGCCTTCTCCCTGTTGTCCGTCTCCGCCTCCTTGTTGATCTTGTTGTTTTGGTGGTAGGAATAGATTTAAATACTCAGCTACCATTTCAACATACTCAAGATAGGTTTTACCCTCAAGGAATGCATACTTAGACGGGTGAATAGAGTCAGCTTCAAAGGCCTGGTCTATAGCTTCTACATCCTCCAGAGTTAAGATCTTAGAGTTAATCTCACAGTCTGCAGCAATATTAAGAAGGTTGAAGATGAACTGCTGATTAGAGAGTAGGGCTTTTATGTAGATTTTAGGACGACCGCTTATTTTGGCCATCCTTTCTACATAATCAGGTTTGTTAATAATTCCCTCCAGAGTCTTTAAACCCTTATAAGCTAGGAGGTGGTGAGCAAAGAAAGCGTGTCCATACTCATGATATATAACACTCTCTCTTATTTTACTCTCCTTATCTTCAAACACTTCCTCTCTCATTAGGAGCTTCCAGTGAGTTATATCCTTTTGAATGAGACCAGCAATGGGAACTCCTAGGTGACTCGGATCTAAATTGTCTGAGATGTCTTCGTAGATGTAGTTAACGTAGTATTTGCTGTTAAACTCATCTACTTTCTTTACATAATCCTTTCTCATGACTACCCAATTCTATTAACTGATTCAACAGACTTTCTCTTGTTCTTAACTATGTTGTGCTCATGAATATCATCTTTCTTGGCTAATTTCTCAAGTACATCAATCACCTTGTTAATACCTTCTGAGAACTTGCTGATATAAGCTTTACTGTCAGCTGGCTTAATCTCTTTGTTCTCTAATTTAGGTTTAAGGTAAGTTGTTTTGATTGACCATAGTTTAGAGGAGAAGTTATCAATCAGTTTCTCAGCCTCACCAAAGGTTAAGATCTTACTATCCTTATCAAACATCTCTAGGAATTCTTGAAGTTTAGCCTCATCAATTCCTTTCTCTATGTTTGAATCTAAGAACCACTCAGCATCTTTAAACGTTACAGCAGTCTTCATTAGATTGGATAACGCTGGATTTTGTTTTAGAAGGTTAATCAAAGTTTCTCCCACATCTCCGTTAAATGAACCTTGAAGCTCTTTATCAGGTAGGAATCCAATTAGTCCGTTTACTAGAGTTTTAGTTACCATAGACCCTAGCAATCCTTTCTTAGCAGCGGCGTGTAGAAGTGGTTTAAGTCTACCTACAGATCTCCATGTTGGCGGGTTGAATACTCTACTTCTTCCTCTATATAAATCAGAAAGCTCAGTATTATTCATTACATCTAGACTAAGCCCTTTCGCCGCGATGAAGTCCATAAGTGCCTCTTGAATTATCTTCTCATCAACCTCTACTTCATCTGGTGACTCTCTAAAATCTATTGTAGCGGCGAAGTCAGCGTCTAGGAATAACTGGAAGTCCTCCTTTGTCACAGATATTAAGTTATACACCATGAATCTGTTAATAATTGGAGAAATCAAGTCAAAGTTCTGTCCTAAGTTCTCTTGGTAGTTACCTGCAGAAATAATCTCTACATTTGATGGTAACTTTCTCTGTCCCACCATTCTATCAAATATCACCTTCAATAGCGGAGACTGTACATACTCAGAAGCGGTAGTAAGCTCATCAATAAATAAGATTACCTTTTCGTGAGTAGCTGATTCTTCCTCCACTTTCTTGAACCAGTCCGGCTTTAGGTTTACAGCTTCTCCATTCTGATTAACTGGGAAACCTAGGATATCTTCAGGAGAATACTCCCCACCGTTAATACCCACGTACCCATATCCATTAGCCTTAGCGTATTTTTGCACAATCGTAGTTTTCCCACAGTTATGCACGAAGTTCCCAGCGGCTAATTTAAAGTTATGACTCGGGTGATCTACTTCCAAATCATATACTTTTACTGGTGCTTCTAATTTGATTCTTTTAATATTCTTTACTGTTATTTTAGTTGATTCCATAATGTGTACTGTTGTTATTATTTATTAAGTTATTGACTATGATGAGGGGTATAATTTTAGGGATTACCAGAAGTTTTTTATACGAGAAGTGTTTGTTTGTTTTCACGTAATTATAACTCTGCTCATTAATTGGCGTCCCTCTGTAAAACATATCATAGATTAACTGGATACTTTCATTGAGCCTGTTAAAGAACGATACCTTAGTGGCATACTCTCTAATCTTTTTCTGAAGCTCTGGATCGTGACAGCTGCCTACTTTCTTTTCCCTTAGAGATTTACGACTATTATGAAAAGCCTTCTCTCTAACTTCTGGGCTGTAGATTCCTGTACCATTTTCCTTTTGAGATTTAAGTCCCGCTTTCTGTAGTTTTACTTGGTGAGCTTTGTTAAATACGTGTGTTCCATTTTCCCTGTGAGTCTGCATACCCCGTTTCCCCATCTCTGAATAAAATTCCCTCGAATCAACCTCTATAAACTCTTCAGTTAGCTCGCTTGGAAAAATGAATTTATAACACCCGTCTTTACTCTTTACACAAATCTTCTCATGTCTTATAGGTTCATTTAAATATATTCCCTTTCCAGTTCTGCTTCTATTATATCCCGGAAGGTTAAGCTCATTTAAATCTCCTACAAAAGCATTAAGCCTACTAATCCACACTTCTTCATCTTTTTCTTGATCATAAGCGTATCCATTAATAGGTGGTAAAATTCTAATGTAAAAGTTCTCTGGTCCGTACTCTAATATATCTAGATACTTCCCTTCTACACCATAGTTAAAATGATCTTCTTCTCTTAAATAGGTAAAATGTCCGAATAGAGAGTTAAACAGACGCTCCTGCATAGTTGAGGAATTGTCCCCTACGTAGTGCTGGTTTGTCAGATTATTAAAGAAGTTGTAGATTTTATACCCTTTGACTTGGAGAAATAAATCTATAAACTGATCTCCACCGGTATACTCTACTAAATCTTTAACACTGAAATTCACATAAAAAAGTCTGCTAATCTCATTCATAATTACTACCCTTTTACTTCTTGTCCTACTGTTAACTCTTCAGCAGCTACCCAAGTCTTTCCATCAGCAAGTAGGTGTAAGTGATCAGGAGTACATCTATAAATCTCTCCATTACTTAACTCTACTTCAATAAGCTCGTCTACCTCCTTAGTGATAAATGCTGACTTCATAGCTGGGTTAATCTCTTTCTGAGTCTCTGTATCCCAAGAAACCACTTTGAAAATCTCTCCCTGATTGTGTCTGTCAAGGAGTTCTTTAAATGTTAATTCTCCCTTATCTGTTACCACTTTAGTATCCTCAGTGAAACACCCTGGATTAGATAGGAATAAAACTGGTACTCCTGAAGCTAAACTTAAATCGATAGCTTGTTTCATTTGTACGTTCAAGTTTAACTTTCCTGTTTTGTTTTTGTTTGTGCTCATAATGTTGTTTTTTTTTTGTTATACTTATTTGATCTACACTTGAGATTAGAAGAACAGGAAGACACCGCCAAATACATCCTCCTGTAGTTCCTCTCTCATATATAAGGTTTTTCCCACAGTCTAAGCCGGTCTCAAGATACTAAGAAAAGCGGCTCTTGCTACAGTCTTATTTAACTTCATTTCTTCGAACAGTGTAACAATATTTCTAATCTTTCCGTTCACTCTTCCTAGTAACTCTCCTCCTAACCATTCAGCTTCCCAAATTTCTACTCCATTGATTCGGATTGATTTGTTAACTACTCCATCTACTTTGTTCCAACCGTTCTCTAATAAGATGTCCTCTAATAACGCTCTCATAATTGTTGTGTGTTAAAATATGTGTTCTTTGATAAATTCTTCTGCTTTAAATTTCTTCAGTGCTTTTATCTCTTTTTCTATCTCTTTAATCTTAGCTTCTGAATCAGTCTTTCTTAATGTTCCAATAGGCTTAGACATAATAACTCTAATGATCTCCAAATCAACCTTAGTCTTCTTTGCCAGCTGCTCATTAGTCACACTCGTATCCTTTAGAAATACTTTAACCACTTCAGGCATAGCTAGGTAAACTTTCTTACTAAACTCTAGACTCTTTAATTTGTTATCCCTATTTAAGTTTAGTAAGTTAATGTAGTTATTGTAAGTTATATCTATCCACTCTCTAATTCCTATCGTTCTAACAGTCTCCCCATCAGTAACATTAATCATATACGTCTCTTTGTGGGTAGCTTTTTCTGTTAAGTATTTATGCAGCCAGTCTATATCTACTCCTCTAGTTCCCGGTGATAGATAAACTCTTAGAAGTCCTGGTTTTGTTTTATCGGAGAGGTTATCAATTAATATTCTTCCCTCCTCACGATACTGCATAAATAGTTTATCATCTCCCTTACCACCTTTATCTAACTGAATAGGGAATCTACTTGGGTCACCCTCTATAAGAACTTCCCTATCTCCCTTTGTTATTTTAGCATACTGGTAAGTTAGATATCCTTTTCCTATTTTCCATAGCGCATCTAAGCCTGAATCTTTTGCTATAATCTTAAGTCCCTTTGTTCTATACTTCAGTTTCTTAGGGTCATTAGTTATATAAGCTTCATACATACTCTCCATAGAAAACGTTGGTAAGATAGCTGAAACTCCAATCCCTAATCCAGAAACCCTATCAACTAAGAAGGATAACGGAAATGGTGTAGGAAGGTATGATGGTTCTTTTATATTTCCATTCACCTCACTATCTTGCCATGGGACGAGGTCTAGCACTGGCTCTATCATCGCTCTGAGCTTCTTTGATACTTTAATAGCAGTATAACGAGCAGCAGCTGGACCATCCGAGTCTCCTAGAATATCAGCTCTACCAAAACTCCCTTCTCCTTCTAAAATACCACAGAGCGTAAACTTTGCCAGTGATTCATACGTCCCATCTGTAGAGTGAGGGTGGAACTTCATCATATTACCTAAAACCTCAGCTGACTTTGCATAATCCTTCCCACCTAAATAAGATGCATAAATACCACGTCTATAGGAAGGTTTAAGTCCATCGAGAAGCCTAGGAAACACTCTGGATGTATTAATGTATTTCCCAAACTCTGTATACCCGAATGAAACTATATCTCCAATAGACTCGGTTACTACTTTATTATTCTTCTTAGCCATATATAATACCAGCTTCTTTCATTAGGTTATACTTAGCTGAAGTTGTACCAAGGATTTCTTTAGCATAATCTAGGTCATCCAGAGTAACTTGTTTCAGCCTCTTATTCTTAATTAACGTTTCTTCTACATCTTCAGAGTTCATTGTACCAAGCCCTTTATATCGAGTGAACTTCTTATTCCTATTTAATCCTTTCTCCTCTCCATCATAATAATACTTTCCTTCTTGCTTATATAGAGGTGGAACTAAACAGTAAACATATCCTTTCTCAATTAAGTGCGGCATATACTCTCCAAATACTCCTAGAACTAAAGCTTGAATAGAATAACCGTCATCATCAGCATCTGTAGCGACTATAATCTTTCCAAATCTAGGTTTCTCTTTTAGCTCATACCCTTTAATTCCTGCACCTATAGCGTTAATTAAATCTCTTATCTCTTTGTTTTCTAATACTTGCTCTAAAGACTTATTCTGGCAGTTCAGCACCTTACCTCTGAGCGGATAAACTCCATGCATTTTAGAATCTCTCGCTGATGTAATTGAACCTGCTGCTGAATCTCCCTCTACTATATAAAGTTCTGCCTCCGCTCGGTTACTGGTGCTGCAATCCCTAAGCTTACTAATCTCTTTACCTCCTTTACTTTTACGAATATCAGAGGAGAGGATAACCTTAGATTTAATGAAGTCCATATTTTTAAGTTTGTTCATAGAGGTGGTAAACTCCTTAACTCTCTCAATATGCTCTTCAAACTCAGCCTTATTCTTCTTTAAAAACTTAGTAACCTCTTCAATTAACTTCTCTCTACAACTTTTATCCCAACCATCTATTTGAGTGAGATTTTCTTTAGTTTGAGAGGAGAACCCAACTTCATTAGCTAAGAGGATTATAGACAAGTTAAGTCCTTTTAAAACAAACTGAACATAAACGTCATCTAAATTATAAGTAGCCCTAAGTCCTTCCTTTAAAGCATTTTCCATCTCTCTTATATGTAGACCTCTATTAACAACAAGTGAGTTAACCGATCCCTTAGACACTCCCTTAGTTAAGTCTGTATCAAAATCAAAGGTAGTTAAGAGTCTAGTTTTCCCTATTGTCATATTTAGAGGATACTTAAAGAGCTCATATTCCACTTCCTTACCTTCTATAAAATACTCTACCTCTTTCTTTGTAGTCTCCTTAACAATTAATTTAACGAGAGCTAGGTTTGTAAGCGGTAATTCATAGTTAGGTGATTGGATAAGTGTATAATCTGGTTTAAAGAATACGAGGGTAGAAGGCTTAAACTCCAACTTCACTTTCAACTTGTACTTTTTAAATATCTCCTCCAAACTAAGTACATCTTCCTTAACCTTATTCCCTTCTTTAAACTCTATCAGGTAGTAAACATCTTTATTCTTATTATACTCCTCTTCTACTTTTTTTATGCTGGTTTTATAGTTATCCTTTGTAACCTTTGAACATAATACGTAAGTTGAAGATAGAGCGTTAGATGCTTTTGTTCCAACTCCATTCATGCCAGTTGCGACCTCATTCTTCTCATACTTACTGCCTGAATTCATACGAGAGGTGGCTATTTCAGCAGAGGTTATTTTTACTTTAGGATTTGTAGGGTCATTCTTAAGGTTAATTGGCATACCTCTACCATTATCATACACCATTAAGAAATCACCCACTTGTTTAAATCCTAACTTTGAAGCGTAACCTCCCAAAACTTCATCGATTCCGTTATCAATAACCTCCCTTAGAATCACAGTCGGGTTATCCACATTCGAGACGTACATGCCAGGTCTGTGTCTAATATGTTGATTCCAAGAGAGGGTTTGAATGTCTATTTTACTAGCTTTGCTCATGAACTTTAACCGTTACTGGAATTAAGCCATCTCTAAGTTTTCCACCTAATTGTTTAAAAGTTGTTGTTGTAAGATCAAGTACTCTATTCTTTACAAACGGACCTCTATCAATTACAGTACAAACGGCAGTAGCTCCAGTATTTGTGTTTGTTATTAAAAGTTTAGTTCCAAAAGGGTATGTCTTATGTGCACAGTGGTCTCCATAAATATTTAACCTCTTACCTGATGCTGTATTCCTGTTATGAAAGTTGTCACCATAATAAGAAGCGTATTGTTGCTGTGAATAAACCAGTGAACTAAGAGTGATCCCTAAAATTGCTAATACCTTCCTCATAAACTACTTCTTTTTCTTGACAATATATTTTAACTCTACTAAATCTCCTTCTTCTACATCTGTTCCTGCTAATTCAAGAGGTGCAGCTGTTCCATTAGAGAAGTATGCTGAATCGTTTTTAATAGCTTCAATTGTTACTTCTTCTGTTATTTCTACTTCTTTCTTTTCGTCTTTGCTGCAGCTTACCAACACAAATAATGCAAAAGCTGTAGCGATAATTCCTTTTTTCATTTTATTCTTCTTTTAATTTGTTATATTTCTCTTCAATTTTCTCTGGGGTAATCTCACTGTCAATACGGTCGAGAACTGCTCCAGAATGGCTTAAAAATAGCACTGTTGGGATTGATTTAACTCCGGCTTGATTACATAGCTCTAAATTCTCCTCAAAGATTGCTATTTTCAGGTAGTCTAGATTGATGTCGGATGCCTCTATTTTCTCAAGGACTTTATGACATGCCCCACACCAATCTGCTACAACCAATGCTACCTGAATCATTTTTAATTTAATATCTTACCTAAAACTTCATCCTCATCCATCAGCTCAACCTCTTCACCTTCGTAGTTTAACTTTACTCCAGTTCTGTGTCCTAGCCATACTCTGTCTCCCGGTTTTAAGTGTTCACAGTCTTTTCCTACTGCAAATATCGTACCAGTTTCTTTTAAGTTTCCCTCTACAGTTAAGAAAGTTGAATCCATCGTATCTCTCTTAACCAGCACCTTTATTCTTGTTAACTCTAGATTACTCATGTTCTTCTCTTAGCTTGTTATACTCTTTTAAAATGATCTCTGGTGTAAGTGGTTGTTTAGTCTCAGCTGCTCTTGCCGATTTCTTAAGGAGTTTACCTAGATCATCCACAAAACAAATCGTAGGTAAAGTCTGAACCCCGTATTTCTCAGCTAGTTCAGGCTCTTCATCTAAATCTATCTCTTCAATCTCTGGTAAATCTAAGTCCGACTCTTTAATTAAGTTAGACAATACGGAGCACTTATCACACCACGAAGCTCCAAATTTTAATACACGCATATCTATTATTTAATCTGTTTTTTATTTTTTAAATCCCCATCAAACTCTAACCCCAGCTTCAACAACTCTGTAAGGAATTTAGCTGAGTCTTGTAGTTTAGTTCTATCTCTATTGTAAGTTAAAAGTTCAGAGAGGTCGTTAGCTGAGTAAGCCCAGAACTCCATCTCTCCTAAACTCTGTCCCTCATTTCTAAAGTTAGCTCCAAGTACAGGTCTCTTTCCTTTCATATTATCAGAAGTTACCTTAGCTCCTTTTTCTGGTAGTTGGTAGAGTTTCATAAGGTACATATCTCCTACTAAAATCTTATTCTCCGTATAGAGTCTTCCTGATTTCGTATAAAGGTGTTCCCCATCTAGACTTACTTCATACTTATCTGAATACTTTCTAAGCTTAGCCGATATATCCTTAGCAAAGTTTCCGGTTACTATTGGGTATATTTGTTTATCTTTTAAGCTGTCATGGTACTCTAAGATTTGTTTATCGCTGTAAGATGCTAGTTTAGGGTTTATTATGTCACTCAGTTCTGCTCTCATTACTTTAGGGTTTCTATCTTTATCAAACTTGGCATACATCGCTCTTGATAAGTTAGATAATCCTAGTTCAAGTAGCTGAGAGACTATTTTTCTTGCTCAATTATGTTCAGATAAGCTCGCTACTTCTTATCCCGGAAATTACTCCAGCTCCCTATTTCTAAGGACGTTCAGACTATATCACATAAAGGTTTAACCCTCTATCCTTGCGCTTCCACTCGCTTAAGTGTACTCTACTCCTTTACTACAGTTTCGATAGTCGTTGAACCCATAAGGGCTGCTGATTGTCCTCACCACCACATGTAGGATATCCCAGCAATTCACAAGGTTTACCCACCGCAACAAGTCGACTTTACGGTGCTGTCCGCATTCATTATCACATCAATCAACTGCCCATCTTTTGTTCTTGGCATCTCATCTTCAGGAATAATTTGTGAGCATAGACCCTTACTTCCATACCTATTTGTTATCTTATTCCCTACCTTGAGTTCATTGACTTGTAATAAGCGAACTTTAATCATGTATTTGTAATCTATCTGAGGAGGTTCTGGTTGTTCCATCGGCAAGTTTAAGTAGCTCTCTGGAATCTCACCTATATTTGCTACTTCCTTTCTAGCTACCTTATACCTCTTAAATACTTCATTAATAACTTGCTCTGTATTTGGATCTGACTCTACATTCCCTTTCTGAACTATAATATCTGTAAAGTAACCTCTTCCAAAATCCTTAGGCACTCTTAGACCCTCCGTCATGAAGAATCCTTTTAGCTTACTTACTCTACCATAATCCACAGCTCCAGCCAAGAAATCTAAATCCTCGGTTGACATCCTTTCATTAACTCCAAGTATCTGCTCATCTTCCTCTACAGCCTTTCCTAGATCCATAATAGAAGTAAGCTCAGACTCAGGTTTTAGAATGAAGATATAGTCCTTAACTGCAATGTGAGCGAATTTAGGAATCAAGTGAGAACCCATTATTACCCCATCCTCATAGTTATTACCGTGAAGCATGAAGGCTATTCTACAGTTCTTTCCTAATCTAAACTCAGAGGTTATATTCCTAGGTGCAAAGATCGTATCCCCAATATTAACATGATCACCTACTTCTACCTTAGGATCTACCACAACGTTTAGGTCATACATGGAATTAACTAAGTGGGATCTATACTCAACAGACCTTCCTTTCTCATCCTTTATTTTAATCACATTTCTATCCTTATAATCAACTACTCCTGAAGATAATGCATAGATATTTAAAGGGTGAGACTTAGCTCCATCATCATGTCCTGAACTAACTACTGGTACATCTGGGTTTATAAGTTCAACAGCTTGGTTACTCATGTTTCCTCCCATTGATACCCTAATTGAGTCTGTATAGTTAATCATCGGTATCCTTCTAGTTGAATAAGAAAGTTTATCATCAGCAGAAGCATCTATATAGCACGGTTTAGGCACTTCAGATAACTTATACTCTCCAACCACTTCTCCTCTCCTTCTTACTTTAACTTTAGGATTGATTTTCTTATTAACGTAGTCTACACTCTGGTTGTCAATTATATACGCATCAAAATAATCAATATACGAAAGGACAACTGGTTTAAAATCTAACTCGTGAACTCTAATTGAAATACCACCATCCTCATCAATAACGGAACAAACATTAAGCTCATTCACGATATTCGCATTGGCATTTTCTGGAGTTCTAATTGGGTCTATGATGTCTACTAAGCTTCTGTTATACTCTGTGTACTCTGAAAGTTTAATCCTTCTAGATAATGCAGAGAATGTCAGAGAGTTTACTTTAGAAGGATTATCGATCATACCTCCATGTGAAAAGAACTTACGGATATATTTGTTCATCTCACTAGCATAAATCTTCCCTCTCCTTGGTAAATCTGAAGCTATTCTTGTGTAGATCTCTTTCTTGTGACTCTTTATGAAATTAACTAAACCAGCTTGAACCGTTAAAACCTTCTTGTCTAGGATATGGTCTTCAACTTTGTCATTATAACCTGCGAACCTCTCCTTAGCTTGAATGAGTAGATCTTTAGTTAGTTCATTTATAGGCTTATCCAGGTTAAACTTAATTTCAATCTTCTTTAGTATACTCTTATCAACCTTTCTAGCCTCTTCCGGTAACTCCTCTATAGCATTAACATCAATCACTACTTCATTCCCCTCACTGTCTATATATTTGAAGAGTCCTGTTTCGTAGTTAAAGGTCTTATCTGGATCAATAACGAACTGAGTCTCATAAAACCTAGCATTTCTATCGTTATCCAGCATTAAAGTAGGTGTTTTGTATTTCCCGAAGATAATAAAGGAATCGTTAACCATCTTAGGAACTTCAATCACAATAGGCTCTGGCATCTCTCCTGTCTCTCTATTCGTGTAGCTTAACAGGAGTTCGTAATTATAAGTCTGCTCGAGTTCTATTGCTCTTGATAACTCTACTTTTGGGTGAACGACTGATATATTAACCACCTCATAGCCTCTCTTATTTAATGGGCTGTTATAGTAAGATGTTAATACCTCCGGGAGTCTGTTCTCTATGAAAAAATTATAGCTGTTCATTGATCCACGTGTATATTTTTGTGTACTTCTTTAATATATTTTCTACTGTATGCCTAAGTTCTGGTGGAATTGAAACCTCTAAGTCCATCATCGTAGGGTCACTCTCATTTGGGGAAACCTTGAGGGAGTCTTGTTTTATCTCCCCCTTAAGCTCCTCAATAAAATTATCTACGTTGAATCCATCCCATCTTAAGAACCTGCATACACTAAATCTGTGCTCCTCCATAGTTGTTTAGGATTATATAGTTCATTCCATAGTTCTTATTTAGTATATCAAGCAGACCTCTCATAGTTGATCTCTTGTAATCCGGTTTCATCTCAATAAAGTACTCCAAAATATCCTTAGTTACTGGAATTACTTTAGAGAGGAGGTTTACGTGATTAACAAGCTCATCTTTAGTTACTACTAGAGTGTTATTCTCCTTGTATAGTATTACCTCCTTCTCATCTATATTCTCAGCTCCAAGATTAACTTTATGCAGTCGGTCTTGATAACCTTGAAATTCTAAGATAGTGTTGATAGCAGGTATGTCTAAATTCTCCCACTGTGAAGGCGTAAAGTCTATGTTTATTATGCTGGATACGACGTCAGGTAAAGATAGTTCTAAATCTGCATCGTCCTCATAAGTAAACTGATTAACTATTAAATTATCTCGTGTTATAAAAAGTGAAATCATGGTTATAAATTGTTGTATTCTAATTGGCTTCTAAATATAATGTCAAGTGGGTCTTCTCTTTCCGATCCCTCATTCTCCAGTAGATTATCTAAGGTCTTATTAGCGTAACCAAAGGCAATCTTAGATAGAGCCGGAAGTTCTTTAAATGCACCCTTAACTCCTGAATATGTAAGTTGTCCTCCTAAATTAACTGAACAAATACGGTATAAGAATTCGATAAGATCCTCAGTTACATTACCATTAGCTTCTAGGAATTGTTGTCTGAAAACCATATATCTATCTCTAACTGCTTCATCTCCTGTTAATTCTGGATTGCTATACTTATTCATACTCACTACATCAGAGGAGATCTTAGCATGTCGAGGCACTCTAGCTCCTTCTGGGTAATAATAAAGTGTAGGTGTATCTAAGTGTTGAGAATTAATCATAACATCTCCTATATACACTCCGATCTTATTACGAGGCAAGAACTGATAACTAATAACACCTTCATACGGCGAATAACTCACTGATGGTTGTATATTGTTATTAGCGTTCTTATTACCTAGTGAAATCGGGAAAGTATCAATAAGCTTAGAAATCGCCTCAAACTTATATGTCGGAGAAAGAAGCTTATGAATATACCCAATAACTTCACCTTTCTTAAACTTATACAGATTCACGATAAACTCCTTGCTCTTTGGATAAGTCTCTGTTACATCCCCATATTTAATTGTATAGGTTGTGTCAGTTACTTCTACTAGTTCTCCATCTGCCTTAGCCCTATGTATAAACCCTTCATTAATCATCTTAAATGTAGCGTTGTGTTTAATAGAGAGTACAGACTGGGTCATCGCTTCTGTTAAGGTTGTAGAGAATGAGAATCCAATGTTACTGTCTTGATAATAGTCTAATAATTGTGACACTTGGTTTCTATACAGGTTAGTGTCCTTATTAAATATACAAGATGGCAGCTTAACTAGTTTCCCGTAATCTTTCTCTGTCACCTCTTGCCCTTCTATTGTAAGTCTTCCTTTATAGTATGGCGAAGCTTCAACCTCTAAGTAACTATTTCCAGGAGCATCTTTATCTTGAAACTTAAACCCTTTACCAATCGTTACCAGCTGTCTAGTTAAATATCCTGAACCCCCTACACCTTCTTGCTTAATTCCTACTACTTTACGGTTTGTTATTGCATCAGAGTAGTAATCATCGGGTGAGAGTCCATTCAAGAGATTCGTTTCCATCACATCTATAACCCCCTCATTTGATATAGTAATTTTAGGGATAGATAGATCGAGAACCTGCTTCATCTTAATCCTGTTTGAACTCTCTAATCTGTCTTTAATAGCTGGTGTAAGTGAATCCTTGGCCTGTTCAGTAAAGTTCTTATAAGCCTCCGATATTCTAATTAGTTTCAGCTGTGGAGATAAAGTTTCATCATTCTTAATCCTCACCATTTCCTTATGCAGACTCGTATCCAGATCAAGGTATAGTTCATTAAGTGTCAGGGAAGTTACACCTTTAAACTTAACCACCTCTGAACCAAAAGAAGCAAGTTTATGTATAATGTCTAACCTGTCTGACTTAACTGAAATATACTCCATAATAACCAGGATATTCTTTGCATTGATTGGCATACCTTCTCCTATTAAGTCATCTATATTTCCCTTTATGTATGTTGAGAGAAGCAGCCTACCATAACAAGTAAGCTTTCCGTTATACTCTAAAGGTGTGTTATAGTTTATTTTGTTCGTATTTAAGAGCTCTTCTATCTGTGAGGCATCTGTAATCTTAATCGGCTTAGGTCCCATAGTTATTCTACTTCCAAGGTTAAGCCCTAAAAGAAACTCGTGGGAAGGTGTAAGCAAGGTTTTAAGATTTGATTCCTGATAGTATAAAGCTTCTGGTCCTATCCTCTGTTCAACATATTCTGTATAATCCTTAGGTACAGCTGTTATTGAAAGAGAGTCCCCGTCAAAATCAGCTCCATAAGGTTCAATAATAAGAGGATTAAGACCCATTGTAAAGTTATCGTTCAGTACAACCTTATAACAACCAATAGATCCTTTATGTAGAGATGGCGCCCTGTTGATAATCACTCTCCTATCTGTGACCCAACCTCTAAAGTCATCTAAAGTCTTGTAAGTTGTAAAGTCGATATACCTCATTTCTGCATCTAAAGGACTAATCTGGTATTTCTCCCTAAGGTACTCTATGAAATCAGTCTTAAACATCTCATAAGCTACTTTAATTGGAATAGAAACCTCGTCAGCCTTTAAAGTTATATCTGGTACAATGTAATTCCTAGCTGAGTTTGTTATTCTCTTCTTCAGCTGGGTTCTTGCAAAGTTCTGTTTAGATGGATTGTTTAGCTTACTCATTGCCATAATCTGAGATACAACGAATTTTCTAAGCAGGTTTCTATACATCACTTTATCTACCAGTGGGATACCTCTAGCGTTCATCTCAGTATTAACCATTTCAACCATATAGATAATACTTTTGTAGATGACAGATTCTCCCGATACCGCAAGCTCCTTCTTTCCATTAACCGCTCTAGTTGCTACAGGTCTTTGAGAAATAGGAGATACGATGATATACTTGTTGATATAGTTCTGAGCTTCCTTGAATTTATCTGGGTAGTGTTTCTCTAGTAAAGCCATAAGACCCTCTAGTGAAGTATAAATCTCATTCCCAACATACTCAAGTGAAGATACTATACTATTCTCCTTCTTGTCATATTTATAATTACACAAACAGAGGTAGTCGATTTTATTTCTTGTACCTTTTGGGATTTCTAATATATCTTGAACTAAGGCTAAAAACTTCTTCTCCTTATATCTGAGTAAATAGTAAACCGTTGTATCTATATAAGCGTAACGGTAAACCTCATCATCAGAAGGCAGTACAGTTGAAGAGCAGATGTTACAAGTGATATTAATTCTATTCTTTAAGTTGCCACAATTACATCTATCTCTAAAAACCGAGCCGAAAAAGTTCTTATCATAAAGCCCTCCATTAATCGGTGAAAGTTTTGTTGAGTTAGCTTCTCCTATCTTAAGGTTAAAGTCATTATAGGTTGTAACTTGCTGCCCTCTTGCTAACTCTAATATTCGCTGGTCTGATACCGCCTTATATCCCATAGTTCAAAATTATCTGGTTAAACTTCTTAGTCAATTCTGGGTCGTTTAATTTATCAACTAACTTCCCTGTAACTATATTAATATTATCCTCGTAAGTCCCTTTGTTCATATTTAAAGCCTTGAGAATGATTGGAAGAGGTGGGTTTATTATTTTCTGATACTCCTTCCTAATCTCACTGAATAATTTTCTCTCAGCTGGTGGTGCGGATATATACTCTGTGATGTTGTGAGTTATCCGAATTAAAGCTAAGTTATTCTGTCTCTTAAGTAGTGTGATAAGTTTTGATTTAGGGAATTTAGCTTCAAACCTTTCTATACCTGTCTGCCAAAAATCGGTAAACTGTGAAGGGTAATTGTTAAACTCTAAAATAACTTGCTCATACTCCTTAGGCTTATACAGTGTGCTCTCCTTGTAATAGAAGTTAGACTGCAGGAATTTAGCTACGAGGGCTTTTAATAGATTTGGTCTGGTATTCACTTGTTCTACTTCCTTAATAAACTCATTGACCTCCTCGACTAAGATTCTGGTTATAATATCATCTGTTGACTCTACCATTTTAATAGCTGAGTTTCTTGATTCAATTTCTAACCCTTCCTCATCAACTTCCTGATTCTGATCTTCTTCCCATTCTTTGATAATCGTTCTATTCTTCCCGTTAATGTTTAGTACAGATTCGATATCCCGGAGTACTTTATTGTAAGATGTATTCCGTTCAAATGAGGATAAGATCAGCGTCATCGAGTTAATTGAGTCTTCTGAACTAATCTGCTGGTACACCTCCATCAAGCGAGTAGACCTTATATCCACCCCTGAGGAGCCCTGTTGTGTGTTGTCCATATATTATAATTATTTCTGTTTTAGTTGTTCGAGTTCTTTTTGTTTTGCTGCCACTAGTTCATTGATGTCATAACTAGGGAACTTTTCTGGATTCTTTTTCTTATTTGCTAAAACCTCTCTCAATCTCTCTAAAAGCGGTTTTTCTCCTACTTCCTCTAAGATTAACCTAGCTATTGTTTGGAAGGATAAATCTAACTGAGCTCCCATGTCAAAGATCTTACCTAAAACCATGAACTCGTATCCTATATTAGATGTTTCGTGAGTTCTGTAGATATGGCCTCTTCCTTCATAATAGTTTAGCATCTGGATATACCTTTCGTAATACCTTCCAGATAATTCACAGGTGGGGTCTAAGTTTAGTTCGACATCTACATGCAAACTCGGTGTAATTATTCCAGTAAAGAGGTATATGTGAGTCTTGAGGAAGCTAATAGGAGTTACCCCATCATGTTCAAAGGCGTATCTAGTGAAAGTCTTGCCTTCTTCCATCCATACTTTGTTCCTGTCAAAATTAGGCGCACTTCTTAAATTATAGTGAACAGCTTTAGGTACAATCATATTCCCATTTTCGTCTGACCTGAAAGTAAACTCCTTAGGATCCATCCACTTCTCAGCTTTAGATCTACTTGAATATTTAAAGAAATCTGACTGAACACAAGGACCTGCTATATTAAGATTAACTGTTCCTAGTCTCTTGTTATAAGCTTTCTCTATTCCCTCCTTGTCTTGTTGTTCGAATATAGTAAAGTTGCAGCTCATATCTCTAATAAACGACTTAAGTGCCTCTATTGAATGAACAACTTTTTCTCTATACGCATCAGCTTCTTTCTTAATGTCAGGTAATCTCTTGCTTTTATAATTTCTTGGATCGTAACCTTTAAAGTATCTCTCAGTCTCCAAGTTAAGTATATAAGCATTCTCTGGATTTCTAAGGGCAATATGAAACCTCTTAGCTGCATCTGATTTTCCTTTTCTATATGACCAGTTTATGTTTTTGTCTGATTGTCTTCTAAATTCTTCTACATCATAATTAACTAAAACTGAACATCTTCTGCTTCTTAGTTCGTGCATTAATGTTTGGAATCTACACTTAGCTCTATCGTAAACATTAACTGAATCTAGGAAGTCTTTAAAAATTAGAATGTTGTTAGATGTGTTATATTTGTCTACTAACTGATCTAATGCTTTTGGTGATAATTTGTCTTGATTTCTGTATCCCTTAGAATTTTCATATACAATCTTGGGGTTACGTTTTAGGATTTCTGGCATACATCTTTTAGCATCTTCTTCTGGATTGCTTGAGATGAATACCAATGTGAAATCTTTAATTCCTTCTCCGCTTAATAATTGGTTTAGGATGTTGTCTGAATTTTCTCTTAGCTTCTTGTTGAATAAATCATTAGAAATGGCTATCATAATATATTGGTGATTTTGGTGTTAAACTTTATTTTCAAAAACTCACAAAGAAGATATAGCAAAAACCAGGCCAAAATCTTCTTTTTACACCTATAAGGATTTCCACAGAGTTCTAGCCGGTCAACTTTTTAGGTCTATAGCTAACTAATTGATTATCAGACTTGAACAAACCTACCCATGTTATAAGGAATATATAATATTATTATAGCGTCGCTACACTATCGTTTCGCTCCTAAACTGAAGATATAACTAAAAAAAAAATCAACCAAGAAAGTTTAGCTTATATTTTATTTCTACTTTTTAAATATACGATTTAACTTTAGATGAACTGGGCGGGGATCTAATGACCCCGCCAGAGATTAACCTAATAAGCTCATAAAGGTATCAAAAATCGATTATCTCTATTAGTTTAGTATAATTACCTTACTTTAAAAAGATCTTAGCTAAAATGTACCTTTATGAAGCTAAACCATTTTATTAGGTTAAATTCATCTATCCGATTCTACTACCCTTTCAGTCTTACCAAAGTTGAACTAACTAACATGGGCTGCTTTATTGTTAACCCTTATTAATACAACCCTTTCGGTAAACTGTTTAAACTTTTCTTCATTTTTCTAAACTCTCTTGGTTGATAATTGTGTTAAGACTAGCCTATGACGTTATTTGAATAGGTCTAAAAGTTTCTTGGTGTCAAACTCTATTACTCCTTCATTCTTTAAACCTATTAATCCGATAACTGTCATAGCTGTATACGCTGCTACTCTAAACATTGAATTCATAATCTATAAACTTTAAATTGTTAATCTTTCTTTTTGAACCAGTGAAACATAGTCCTACTCATGTCTTTAATGGTTCTATGCTCAGCTCCCCACAAACAAATTACTAGAACTTCGATACTCTCCTTATTGCACAACTCCTGAACCTCCTTACTCCTAATCTCAAAAGTCCAACTCGAATCTCTGAAGTAAATCTTGCTGTCATCATTTAGTGTCAAATTGTCAGTTAAATTACCAAACAAAACTGGACACAACTCTTCAACCGACTTCATAATATTTCTTCCGTTGATACCCTTGAATAATAAGTGGAATCTGAGGTTGTCATCTTTATTGCTCATTTTTATTGTTATTTTCTTTTTCTCTCCAAAGTTTTAGCCCGATTAACCTAATAAGTGGATAACACAAGGCTGACATTATAAGGTTTACTTTAGTTCCTGTTAATGCTGCAAATAGTACAACACAAGCTAAGAACAAGATAAACCTACCAAATTCACTAAGACATCCTCCCATATTGCTACTTATCTTTATCGTTATATTCACAAAGTTTAAACCAAATGTACCTAATGAATGGATAAATCAAGACTGGCCATACTAAACTACCCTTCCACTTCAATATCAGCCCAAGTATTATCACACCTAACATATAAAGTAAAAACCAGCCTATCTCAATTAAACAACCTCTATCCTCCTCTCTTTCAAAATCACTTTTTCTTCCTGTCATTTTCGTCGTATTTGTATTTTTTACTTAGATAGTGAGCGATAGTGTTTCCATTTTTCTCCTCCTCATGTCCTTTCATCCACTCTATCTTCAAATCCTCAAAACCTTCCTTTAATTCTTCATACTTCTCCCATAAATCCAAATTGCTGCTGTGGTTTATCTCATCTACTACATATTGGGAATCGGTGTAGAGGGTGGTTGGGAATTTATTGAACCTATGCTTTGTTAGATATTCAAGTCCATTAATAGCAGCCAAGAGTTCTAATCTGTTAATAGTAGTTCCTTCCTCTTTTCCATATAGCCTCTTATACCCTTTCTTACTAAAATTCAGTTCCATATAACAGCCCCAGCCACCTCTTTTCTTTCTCATATCATAGCTGCCGTCTGTATACAACTCTATATAATTTTTCTTATCCTCTCCATTCATATTTTAACAATTAAATAATCGAGAATTCCTCTTAAATTACTTTGATTTTTATTTGGTTAATTAAAATATTATTCTTACATTTGCACTTATGAATTACCTAGGATTTAAATATAAAATACTACCTACAGCTGAGCAAGTTGAACTATTAGAGCAACATTTTGGTTCAGCTAGGTTTATTTATAATTATTTCCTAGATCTAAAAAGTAAAACTTATGATGAATCTAAGGTTAATCTTAGCTACAACGAGTTAAGTAAAAATTTAACTCACCTTAAGAAGCTTGAAGAATATTCTTGGTTAAAACTCGCTAATGCTCAAACTCTTCAATCTTCACTAAGAAATCTAGATACAGCCTATAAGAATTTCTTTGCTAAACGAAGTAAATTCCCTAAGTTTAAATCTAAAAGGTCATCCTATAGTAGATTTAATGTTCCACAAAATGTTAGACTTGAAGGTGATACTTTATTTATACCTAAGTTTAGAGAAGGTATTAAAGTTATCCTTCATAGACCAATTAAAGGAACAATTAAAAGTGCAACTATAGAGAGAAACCCTTTAGGTGAATTCTTTGTTTCAATCTTATGTGAAATCGATAGCCCTACTTTAGTTAAACCTGAAATTGATGAAGATACAACTTTAGGGATTGACTTAGGTATATCTAGTTATCTTACTACTTCTAAAGGTGAGAAAATAGAGAATCCTAAATATTTATCTAATAGTCAACGTAAGTTATCCTATACTCAACGTAGGTATTCTAAAACTAAAGGAAGAAAAGCTAAACGAAAGCTTAACAAGATTCACACTAAGATTAAAAACCAAAGATTAGACTTTTTACACAAACTAACAAATAAGCTTTTAAGTGATAGCGAAAATCAAACTATTTGTATAGAAAAGCTTAACATTGAAGGTATGCTTAAAGATAACCCTCTAGCTAAACATATAAGTGATGCTAGTTGGGCTATGTTTATTAATATGCTAACCTATAAAGCTAAACTAAGAGGTAAAAACATATTACAAGTAGATACCTTTTATCCTAGCTCTAAGTTGTGTCATAAGTGTAACTATAAAAATGATAATTTAAAATTAGCTGATAGAGATTGGGTTTGTCCTAACTGTAAGTCAAACTTAGATAGAGACTTAAATGCAGCTCTTAATATTAAAAATAAAGCTCTAGAGGAACATAGAGTTAAAATCAAGGATAGCTGTCGGGTTAAACCTGAAGCTGTGACCCTTGAAGCTCCTATTTTGGAGCAGTTCACTGTAAGCTCATCGATACACCAAAGACTTTCTCCTTCAAAAACCTGCTGATCTTTAAACATACCAGAAATCCAACTATTAGGTCTCCAATCAAGATTCACCAAGTTAACTAGACTCTTTAAAAATCCAAGATCATTCCACTCGTCCGTATAATTTTTAATTTGATTAACTCTTTCAATTGGGTGATCTTCTTCATAGAGTCTTTTAATAATCTCAGTTCGCTTTGTATTATCTAATTTCATATTCTACTCCTTCGCCTGCATAAATCAAATCTGGTCTAACTCCTCTAATTACTATCTTGTTTCCCTCAGCTGAGTGCAAAGATCTAAGCTCAACTCTAGACTTATCTCCAAAGTTATCCAGATCGATTCCTATTTTATTATTATTCCCGAAGATCTCAATATTAACACACTGGGCTTCTTTTCTTTTAACCGTTGAGCCAAATAAGATAGTCGAATCGTCTCCCATTACCTTTATAATAACAGTTTGCATAGGTGGGTGGTCAGATCTAGAAACAATTTGAACATCACTTTTAGAATCCACCATCCATAATCCTGTTTTGTTAGTAGTGCTTGATTCAACTTTACTTCCCCTAACTATAATAGACTGGATATAATCTCTACACTTCTCAAGATCCACCTCTGAAGCCCTAATATCTAAACTCTCATCATTCCGCTCCACTAAGTCACTTGGAAGTTTGCCTCTATAGTTGATCAGTCTTATTGTTCTATAGTGTGGACCTCTTAAGGAATTACTGCTCATAAATAAACCGCCACGTACATGCAAAACCTCATTCCCACTAAAACACTTACTTAAGGCTCCACCCCTTTCCCAATCTAACTCCTGTAACTCTGAATCAATCCTAGTCAAGAAATCAAAATCATGTAGAGAATCATTAAGGTTTTTCAAGTCGTCTAAATCTAAATTCTCTTCATGTTCAAGTAGGGTCTTTATTAATTTATCTCTGTTCATATCACTTCATAGTCTACATTGTTATTCACTAATTCATCTACATTCAGATTCTTTCCTCCCTCTATAATTATCTTCGTACCCTCAACTTCACAATCCCAGTATACCGACTTTAGATCTGTGTTCTTATTAAGTCGGATGTGGATATGATTATTAGGCTCTGCCCTGTGAAAGTGAAGTTTGAAGAGTTTTAGTTTTAATTTCCTAAGGTCTAACTCTATTTTGTTATTCCCTCCACCTACAACTCTAAGAACAAACTCACTATTTTTAACTTTATCCTCAACTCCAGCATTCATATATACTTCACAATTACTACCCTCTACTAAAACACGATATAAATGCATACTACCTCTACTCTTTTTAGTTAAGTTCAGGTTTACTTTAGAGTAGTCTTTTAATATTAATTCTGAGGTAGGTGGTGGAATTATCGTAGTTAACTCAGATCCGTTTAACTCAATGTTTTCAATAGGATGTTTACTTTGATTGTCTGGATCTAAGGTAAGTACACTGGAATAAAAAGTAATCTCATCTTTAAAAGGGACAACATAGGCATCACTAATCACTCTTGCTAAACACCACTCAGATTGAAACTCCCCACTTAATATTTCACCATCACTAAAACACTCACTAACTGCACTTCCTAACCTAAAATCAACTGAATGAAACTTAGATAAATAACGAACAAAGGAGTCGGGTTTAGGAGAATAATCTTCGTATTTATAAATCTCAGCCAAATCCTCATAACTCAACTCTTCATTCTCCATCAATGCTCTCATCAACTTATCTCTGTTCATACTCCACCCCACTATTAATTAACTCACTTGCATTTATAGAACTACCACCTTCAAGAATAACCTTCACACCTTTAGTATCACCATTCCAAAAACCAAAATTAACCTTAGTATCTGGACTTACTTTTAGGTGAATATAGTGATTAGGACCTGAGTGGTTAAAGAATACCTCAAGTTTATATAGTTTTAATTTCCTAAGGTCTAACTCAGCTTTACTATTATCTCCAGTAATCCTTAAACAAAACTCTCTACCCTTAACTTTATCCTCTACCTCAGCTTTTATTATTAACTCAGTCTCCTCTCCATTTATAGCTACTCCACTTAATTCAATACCACCATACTTACTCTGCTCTTTTAGGTTGATAATTGCCTTAGAGTGGTTTTCTAGAGTGATGCATGATATAGAAGGTGGAGTTGTAGTTACTAATTTAGATCCATACAAATCAACATGCTCTACTGAATATAACCCTTGAAATCCATCCATTAGCTTAAACTTACTGGAGAAATACTTAACTTGTCGGGCATTAGGAATTATATACTCATCACTTACAACCTTAGCTATATACTTAACCTCGCTCCCATGATCACTTAATTCCTCATTCTCCTCAAAACACTCGCTAATCTCACTACCTAATCTAAAATCTACAGGATCTCTTGAAATATAGTTGATGATTACATTAGGGTGAGCAGAGTATATATGGTTGTTGAGAATACTTAGAGAACTGCCTTTAAAACCTTCATCCTCTAGTAAAGCTTTGTATAACTTTTCTCTTTCCATTGATTGTTATTTTATTCTTGTTAATACTTAGATCTTTTATTGTTATTCTTGTAGGATCTGGATGAGTTATATTTATTTCACAATCTTTACCTCTATCATGCATTCCACCATGAATTACAATCGAACTATTTAGTAAGTTAGTAAAGTCCAAGTCTAATGTAATATCATCTCCTTTTAGATTTAAGTTGAACGTATTTTTAGATTCTTCCGTCACTTCCGATGATATACTTAAACTACTGTAACCGAATATTTTATAGTGAAATGAACTAATGCCAGGTCCTCTAGGTTTACTCTGAGTGATCTCTAAACTCGAACTATACCAAACAAAGGTCTCATCGGAAACTAAATCAAATCTATCAAGCTTAACAATACTTCCTGAGACGAATAAATCCTTAGCAAACTCACCTTCAATATCTAACTCCAAGCTGAATATACTATCTAAAATCTCTATACTCCTTCCAATTATTACACCTAACCCCGAGGCTTTCTGTTCACCGCTCATGTTGATCAAGTAGAAATCCGAAACTAGACTATTGTAAGATTTAGTAACTACAGTATTCTTTTCAAACGTCTTCCTAAATACACCCTTTCCTTCATATTCCATCTTTAGAGCAGTCACGAGCCCATAATCATCAGTAGAGGTAGCTTCAAATCTCCTAAGAAAGCCTAGATCCAACTCTTCACTCTCAAGTATCTGCCTCATTATTGGTTTTGCATTCATCTCTTTATCAGTGTGTTGTTTTTCAGTGAGGTTTCCTTTTCAATTACTACTAGGTTCTTCTCATTTTGAAGTAGCTCTCTCGTTATTTCTTTTTTATTCATAATTTTCTCCGTTTAATGTTATTTTATTTACACTTTTGTAATCCCAATACATACCATTAAGTGTAACCCTTCTTGGACCGGCTATTATGTTAATCTCATTATTCTCAGCCCCTTTATGAAAATCAAACTCAACAGCGGCGTATCGAAAATTAGTCAAATCAATCTCCACTTTACTATTACAAGAGCGAATCGTGATGTGGAAAAAGAAGTCATAATCACTCCCAATATATACACTAGACTTTATCGCCAAACTACATTCATCCCCTAAAAGTCTATACTGCCTACTTATATACCTAGAATCATCTTCATCCCAAAAACGTAGGAAATTCTTCACTGCTCCCCAAATTGGAAACCTTCTTTTGTGATCCATGTTAAACTCAGTTCTATCTAGAAGAATATAGGATCCACTGGAGAAGAGTAGGTTGTCAATACTAACTTTGCTATCAAGGATGCCTATATTGCTCACGAGACACTTATTATCCTCACTTGTTATCTTAAGTTCACTATTCACTATATCGATAAAGCGAAAAATCCCTGTGGTATTTAGGTATTCCTTTAAATTAACCTCATTGTCGATACTGTGATTAACTAAGATGAACGAAGGCTTACCTCCAAGTGCTATATCGTCTTGTCTAATAATTTCAAACTCCTTAAACATCGCATAAACCTTACCATCCCCAAGAAATTTCCCAAACTTACTAGAGAATAGTATATACACTATGTCAAAATAACTAAGAAAATTCAACTCTCCTAATTCTTTTATAGGCAAGGTTTCACACTCTACTAACTTCCGGTACAATTCATAGCTTCCTGATTCCATTTACTTTAACTATATTTTCTACCCTAACAGAATTCTCACTCAAATAATAATCGGCTATTACATTTCGGTCATCTTTAACATTAATTATATCCACTTCATTATCTCTACAAAAATCACCAAATATAATCTCTACATTCCAACCGCTCAAGTTCTCCATATCTATTATCACCTTGTTGTTTGTAGTTCCCTCATATCTAAAGTCTAGTTCAATCGTATAATCTTTAGTGCCACCGACTGGAGCAACTTTAGAAGATATATTAAGCACGTTGTTAGACCTGAGGATATTGAATCTTAGAGCGTATGGAGTTACTAGAGGTTTTACATTCAATATTTCTAAAGTAGTATCACCAGCTAGAGAGTAACCCTTCCTTGAAAAATTAAAATCCCAAAGCTTCAAGTTACTATCTCTAAGTGCTGTGTAAGCTTCAACAAACCAACTCTTATACCCACTAAAACTCTGAACGTTACAATTATGAATATAGAGAGCAGAGAGTTTATCGATTAAGTCCTTTGTAAATAATCTAGGAACACTTGAAACATGTCCATCAAAGTTAATCATAATGCCACTAGGAACGGTTTTCGGAACTTCCCATATGACAAACTCTTTACCGAAATGTGGGTAGACCTTAGACATGTCATCTGTTTTCGCTTGTAAGGCTAGGTTCACAAAGTCAAAATCAGATCCTCTCCTCTCTAAACTCCTAATAAAATCAAACTCAATGTTATTATCCTGTAAGAGTTCCTGTATTATTTTCTCTTTGTTCATACTGTCTAATTCCGTTTATTATTATCTCATTATCTTCAAACATCTCATTACCGCCATTAATACCGAGCTTTACTGATTTATAAGGATACCTAGCGTTTATGTTAATTCTACAACCCTTACAACCACCATGCATCGTTAAATCTACAACTCCTTTCCTAAATTTCATCAGGTCTATATCCAGCGTATTGAAGTGAGTGGCAATCTCTATATCTAACCTGAAATCTTTCTCTGGAGCTGTATTTGATCTAAAGGTTAACTTACTCCCCATCCCCTCCATTGCAAAACTAAGATACGAAGGAAGAGTGACAGCCCCATTAACCACATGCAGCTCACTATCAGAATCTAAGGCGTAATGGTGTACACTAGAGTTATTTCCTAGATGAGCTGTTATTCTACTATCATGCAACACAAAAGCCACGAACTCATGAAAAGATACATCCTTAATAATAGTCTCACTCCCATAGAAACAGAAGAACTTACAACCGATATCTTTAAGTGAAATCTCCGGCTTCCTATAATTAAAAGCTCTCCAGTGTTTCCAATCTCTTATCCCTTCATCTAAAACAAGTATCTCATTCTCACCAAATAAACTACCTACAACTCCCCCTCTATACTTAGCTAGAATCTTCAGTGCATCATTTAGGTTTTCAGTGTACGCCTTCATCTCATCTACAATAAACAGATCAACATTCTCTAACTCTGCAACCCTTCTACATAATTCTTCTTTAGTCATCATGTATTCTTTCTATTTTCAGTGTGTTATTATTGTAGGTGAAGTTCTTTTCGGTCTTAACAACAAACTCTGGAACCATATGTCTAACTGTTACTTCATTATTCTTAGCAAAGGACATTCTCTTTAGCGTTACTCCAGATCTAATCCCAAAGTTATCCATATCTATTATTACCTTATTATTCTCTCCATACAAAACCAAAGTAACATTGATCCTAGTCTCTAGAAAAACTTCATTACGAAACACAAACTCTGAATTATCTCCAACTACTGAAATCAAAATATCATCAACTGGGCTCCAAGATTCACTAAGATTCACAATTTTCACGTCACTGTTAGAATCCATTAACCACTCCGTAAAACCCCCATACATATTAGACACGACCTTACTGCCACAAGTTTTAATTTTCGGTTTATATTCATTGAAGTCTTTTGAGATAGTTACATCAGAAGCTCTAAACTCTACCGCCTTATCTCTCCTCTCTATAGTCAAATTTGTAATCTCTCCTCTGTAATTAATGAATCTAACAACCTCCCTTGAAGTATCTCTATAAGAACCTTTGTAGTCCTCTTCTGGTGATCTTACTATTTCATTCTCTTCAAAACACTTACTAGCAGGACTTCCTATACTCCAGTCTATGTCTTCTACTATTGTACCAAGCTCAGTAAGAAAGAAGGAATCAGGGTAATCTTTATCTTGTAACCTTCTAATATCCTCTAAATACAACTCCTCCTCACTCTCTAAAACAACTCTTATCAATTTTTCTCTGTCCATTTTTCTCCATTTATTATTACTGTATTTGAATTTTCTTTGTTAGTATTTACAGTTAGCTTACCTTCATTCTTCATTCCAATAATCTTAACATAGTTGTCCTTAGCTATATGAGATCCTCCAGATGTATTGTAAAACAGAATATTAACCTGGGCATTTGGAATTTTACTTAGATCTAATTTCACTCTATTATTCGAACTGTACATTGTTATCTTTAGAACCAGTTGAACATCCGTTCTCACCTTAGAACTTAACTCAAAGGTACTACCCACTATTCCACTTGTAGATGAAAAGGTAACCTCTAAGCCACTATAACTCCCCGGCTTTGGTTTAAATTCTCCTTCTACAGTTAAGTTAGACCCTTCTCTTATCTCATACCTAGACGCTGCGAATAAATGATTAACTAACACCTTTGAACCAACTAAACTAACTGTCCTAAGCTTTCGTTCTCGTATATAATCACTAAACTTAATAGCTGCATCTGATCCAATTAATTCTAAGTCATTCAGCGGTTTAGTGTCCTGGCTAACCTCATAATCTCCCTTCCAGTTAATCTTCATCAAACCTTTGTACTTCCTTAGAGTCTTAGCCCTTTTGAAACACCGTTCTACAAAACCATTACCACTTCTCCAGTCTATACCCCTAACTTGCAGTACATATAAATTCACCCAGTCATAGTCAGTTTGGAATCTATGGTGCTTGTTGAAACCGATGACATCCTCCATATTAACTCCTTCTAACTCTAAGGCTATTTTATTCATTGTATCTTTCATGACTTCTAACACGCTAAATAAATTGGATTAGGAGTAAGTTTCCCATTCACTAAGGTCTTATTCTTGTACACTCCATCACCATCTACATTCACTTTTACTTCTTTTGATACATTTATTAACTCTATCATATTACCCCTAGCCAATTCCCCAAAACTAATATTCACTTTCTTCACACCTACATACTTCTCTAGATCTATTACTACCTTAGAGTTATCACAGTCTGAGAAGAAGGTTATGTGTATCTCTTTTAGGTAGTCATCCATTACTTCTGAGGTCATATTGAATTTACAACCTTTATAGGGATCCGAGGACTGGTAGAAAGCTAACTCTAAATGTTCTCCTCCCCAATGCCCTGATGACCCTGTTTTATTTATTATACTTACCTCAGAAGATTCTCCTATGATGTAACAGCTGGATAAGAGAGGATTACTTATGGTAACTTTAGAATTAATGATAGTGAGGTTAGAGAAGACATTTTTATAGTATTTCTCCCCTAAAAATGTAACATCACTCGCCATGAACACACTATTAATATCTAAAACTGGACCATATTTGATCTCGCCTTTACACTTCACGAAATAATTGTTAGTCCACCCATCCTCTGTAACTAGCTGGGTATCCTCATTAAAACAACTCAACAAATTATCTCTAGTCCAATCTATAAAACAGTTAGTAAATGCAGAGTGTAATAAAGAAGCCTCATCGCAACTAAGATCTAAATCCTCATCGGTTAAGTCTACATCTTCATCTTCTAGTAGTAACCTTAAAAACTTAGTCGTATCCATCATTCTTAACTATTACTTTATTCCACTCTTCACTAAATGTACATAACCCCTCCTTATCTGATTCACTATCTACAGCAATAAAAGTATTAACGTCATCTAGTTCTGTTCTAATATCACAATCCACTAGTACAACATTCTTACAATTCTTTATAGCCCCATTAGATAAGAAGTTACAATTATTAGCTAGAAAACTTTTAACATCTACAAATCTAATCCCCTCTTCCTTAAAACCAGACTTAATGATACTAATATTCCTACACTGAGCAAACAAAGCTTCAATTAAGGTTACATTTATAAGTCTAATTCCAGTACTCTCTTCAGTTACATTAATCCTACCTATCCCGCACCCTTCTATTACTGTATCATTTTGTATTATAGATTTAGAGTAGATAGATGAATTTATAACCCTGGCCTCCTCACTTATTATATGCACATCTTCTCCTAAATAACTATCCACCACATTCTCCTCACATCTAACCCAACCTCCCGTAGTTCCATCATCATTATAGTATCTGTAGAGTGTGAGACTATTATTTAGTGTGCATGTTTCATTCTTCTCTATCCTTCCCATGAACTTCTTTTTTTTATAAATTATAAGATTCAAAGTAACTCTTAGGTTACCGGGCTCGTTCCAAACCCTTTTTTAAATATGTTTATAGCTGCATTTATATCCCGATCCAATCCTTTTTCGTGTAAATCACATTTTGGATCGGGACACAGCCATGTTCTATCAGTTAATTTTAAATTATTATTGATACAACCACAATTGCTACAACTTTTAGAACTAGGATAATACTTAGGTATAACAATTAAGTTACAACCGTATTGTTCAGCTTTGTAAGTTAAGATTTGTCTAAAAGTGAACCAAGAACAGTCTGAGATTCTCCTTGATAGATCCTTACTTCCATTCTGAAGCATACCCTTTATATCTAAATCTTCTATAGCTATACTATCATAAGTTGTTACTAGCTCTTTAGTTAGCTTATGTAAAAAGTCTAACCTTTGATTAGCAATCTTTTCATGAAGTTTAGCTATATCTAGTCTAACCCGTTTACTTTTAGATTTACTGAATTTAGTTTGTAGATCCTTAAGTTTATCCAAGTTACGCTCTAGATGCATTGGGTAAGTTCTAGTATCTTTATTTGAAAGTGTAGCATAAGTTTTAACTCCTAGGTCTACTCCAGTAGCGGATCTAGGTTCCACTTTAGGTTTAGCTGGTACTTGACTATCGTACTCAACTACAAGTGATACATAGTATTTACCTGAAGGATTTAACTTAATAGTAGCGTTTTTAATTGTACCTATGATTTCTCTATGGAGTTTAACTTTGATACCACCAGGGAATTTAATTATCTTTAATCTATTTCCATCAACTATAGATACTTTCTGAGGAATATTAAAGCTAAACCGGCTAGTCTTCTTGGATTTGAACTTAGGAAAACTAGATCTACCTTGTTGAAAATTAGTAAAAGCTTTATCTAGATTCTTTAGAGTAGCTTGTAGAGTTTGAGCATTAACTTCATTTAACCAAGAATACTCCTCTAATTTCTTTAGGTGAGTCAAAGCGTAACTAAGTTCCCTATTGGAAGGATTTTCACCAAACTTTTCATAGAAAAACTTTTTAAACTTAAGCATAGTATTATAGATAAACCTAACCGAACCAAAGTGTTTATTTAGTAAAACTTGGTCTTCTTT